GGATTCGAAACCCCTCGCGGCCGCGACCGAACGGCGAAAAAAATTTCACCTCAATAGAAGCGAACGGGCGCTGGCGAGATTCGGCCCAAATCCTCGGATAAATTTTCGCCTCGAAATGGCGCGTTTGGCCCCCTGCCAGCGCGGCCCTGCGTTCGTGCGCAGCACCCCCTGCCCCGCGGCAATCGCTCCCCTACTTTCTGTTTTACTTCCTTGGTATTTCTACGCATCCTGTTTTCCCAGAACCGAGGCGTGGTGTTGCTAAGCAGCTCCTCGGCATCCGGTATATGCGGGCAAGCACCCAGCGCGAGCGCCATTAAAAGCGCGGCAGCGCACAGCAGCCACACTCCCTACCTCGCTCCGCTTCTTCCCCGTCTCTCTCCACTGTCCTCTACTGCTGCCCCTTCCCATTGACCCTTTCCGCTCTTCCACAGGGACGTCCACTCATTGGTTCTTTGTTCTCTCTTACAGGGTTCGCAGTGCGCTTGTCTCTGACGGGACCGCCCGCCGTTGGATTTCGCGAGGCTCCGCAGAGGAGACTGATTGGGGAATGATTGGGAAGCTTGTGCCAATTCCATTCCTCTTTCTGTCTCCACCGCTGTGCCATTCGCCTCTTTCCTGTGGGTCTCTTCCAGGTGCTAGGACGCGACCCCTGCCTAAGCGAGGCTCCGCACCGGAGACTCAGATGGGAATGACTGCCGTGTTGGGACCATTCCATTCCTATCTCCCTCTCCGATGCGGCGCCCGCCGTACCCTACCGTTCCGCTTTCTGGTTGCGCAAATCGCTCTGGCGGTGAGCGGCCCAAATCCTCGGCTGAATTGCAGGCTGCAATGACTTCCTGATTTAATTAATTTATCCGAGGATTTGGGCCGAATCTCGCCAGCGCCCGTTCGCTTCTATTGAGGTGAAATTTTTTTCGCCGTTCGGTCGCGGCCGCGAGGGGTTTCGAATAGGATCAGAGACCGCCTCCAATCCCTCTCGCCCCCGCGCTTTGCTCTGTGCCGCACACCCCACCCTCCTCGCCGAGCGGCTGCCACATTCCCTCTCTCCGATAGATCCGATGCCTCTGGGGGTCCGTGCCAGGCCGGTCTGATCTGTGCTTTAACGCTGACAGCCGAGAATGTGCACGAAGCCGCCGGGTTGGCATGTACCTCCGCGGTCCCTGCCTTCCCCCCCACCTCCCCCCCTCAGCCGCCACGCTATCCAAGCTCTCCGAGGTATCTGGGTGCCGCCAGGGTTCCTCCGCGTGTACTGAGATCCCTGAGGGGCCTACCCAGATCTTCGGAGCCTTGGCATACCGCCGGCGCGCCCCGCTCTCCAGCATCTTTTACGTCCCCTACTTGCTGAGAGGTGGCCCGCGCTTGCTTTCCGCTCAACTGCCTTTTAGCTCCACAGCTCTAAACCCCGGTTCTACGATACTAGCCGCGGAAGGCTGTGCGATAGGAGCCGAGTACACTTAAGTTTATCCGCTCCTACGCAGTAGCCTCCGCCAGCTAGCGTGTAGATACTCCATCGATGCGGGACAGCAAAGGTGCAGGACGGCAGGACGGCGACATTTGACTGGCAGGTAGTGGCGTTGCGGGAAAGCCGTACTGCCCGCTCCCGCCGGAGACCGAGTTACTGCGTTTAGAGCTATCTTGTCTCTGGGTGGGTTCGGAGAGTGCGGGATTTTCGGGCATCTAGTCTCTGCCCAGTCGAGGATGGTCCATCCAGCTGTCGTGTATGTATAGCGAGCAATGACCGTGTGGTTCCCTCATCACGGAGTGCTCGTTATGCATAGATGCCTGCGGGCTAGGTCGCACTTGCTGGGCAGCGGCTAAACTGGCTAGCCTGCAAATAGCCCTCCGACCTCTCAGTCGACCCTCACTTTAGGGTCATTGTCGGAGCTTTTCCGCACAAAGTACAAGCCCATTCACTCGCCCTCTGATAAACTCACCAGTTTGCTAGCCAGTAACGGTTAGTTTAACAGTGGGCGCATGAAAGGGCTACACTGTAATCCATACATTCCTTTTTAGGATTTGCATATTCCTTTGCCTGTGATACCGTTACCGCCGACGGTAGGTCTAGGGTGTGGATACTTCTTGACCTCTCTTTCGGCCGTCACAGTATCTTCTGGATATCCTCCTCAGCCATCTCGACGGCGGGCTTCCCAGCGGCCGGTATTCCTAACCATGTCTTTGACGTAGGGAAATCCGGTGATAAAAGTTGACCGGTCCCTGCTCCAAAGGCACCGTTGTGGAGCCTGCGATACTGCACTCTCTCTAGTCTAGCCTCCAGCGCCGTGGATTGGGATGCGGGATATCTGCACGAGGTCACTCTTTCCTAATAGTCATCGCATACTTTCTCTGGGTAACTGACCTTCACAGAAAGTACGCGATGGCAGAAGGAAAGTCTGGTAACCGCACTTTTTTATTTTTTATAAATCTTCGGTCAGATGTGCTTCAAACTGATCCCAGTGAAATGTTGCGGTAGAGACTCAGTGGATCTGGTCGGCTCAGTGAAAAACCTGCACTGATCTGTCCAGGTGCACTGAAGTTCGACTCGCATGTCTCCGTGGGTAGTATATATTTTCCCCTGAACAGTGGCCAGTGTACACTTTTCAATATACTCCTCTGTTCAGTGGGTAATACATTTTACCCTGTTTTACCCTGTCGGCTGTTGTGTTTACAGAGTTCCTTAACGTGACTGGCGTACCTCTCCATTGCGAGTTGTTGGCAGCTGTGACTGGGGATGCAGTTTTAATCTAGTCATATGTCTCCCAAGTCACAGGAACTTAACAATTCGATCATACAACTGCTATACAGAACGAGAGCAAGTGCTATTCGTGCCAATGCAGTTTCGCGTTTTCATTACAAAGACGTGACAGTGCGTTGACAGGAAGTGTTCTGCTTTCTCGCGTCGCCTGCAGTTCGGCTCCATCATCGGGCCCGATTTATTTAAGGTAAACGGTCGAGGTTCTGGTTATAGTGCTCAAACCTCAAAAGTTAGGGGAGTTTTCAGCACAATAACCAAGAATCTTGCTCGTACTGCACGAGCGGAACAATGGCCTACAAAGGTCGCTGCGGCCTGAAGACTACGTGACTTGCCAGCATCGGAAATCTTCCATACAGTGTAAGCACAGGCCGCGAGCTATGTTTTAATAAAAAAACAAACTTTTGAAAGCACTAAGTTTGTGTTGAGTTTTACTTCCTGGCGGTATTGGGTGTATGCCTGTGATGTATGCACCTCCTGACAAGTGATCACTGAGATGATAGCTTTAATCCCGAATTTGGACCCCAAGCAGGCATATAATATAAATTTTAAGGGTGGAAACTCTGTAACCTTTATTGCGCAGGCCACAATTACTGACTTGTTCTAGGCCTACGGCTGCGGGAGGGTTATGGAGTTCACGGTTTCCTCGTTGGAAACCTTACAAAAGTTGAGGGACATAATCACGCCCGGTGGGTGCTCCTTGTTTTCCCAAGCAGGCATATAATATAAATTTTAAGGGTGGGAAACTCTGTAAACTTTATTGCGCAGGCCACAATTACTGACTTGTTCTAGGCCCACGGTTGCGGGGGGGTTATGGAGTTCACGGTTTCCTCGTTGGAAACCTTACAAAAGTTGAGGGACATAATCACGCCCGGTGGGTGCTCCTTGTTTTCCCATCTCCCATGGCAGGCCCTGAAGCTTTTAACAAAAACAACCCTGTGGGCCTGCCCAGTACCCTGGCTAATGCCTGTGATATTGTGCTTTGACCTCAGCTGGAAAAAGATTATTGTGTACTCGCGTGCACAAGCATGCCTGACGATTAGCATCCAGCATATTGGGTACTTTAAGCCTTTATAAACCTTTATAGTTCCTTAGATAAATATTGTGTAGTCGCCTATTTATTCTTCTACTTAACTGCGGCACTGCTAGGGGCGCCGCTCAGTCCCTGCAAGTCTCTAAAGGCATCAATGATCTGGCATGACAGCACTGCGCTGCCAGTTCTGCATGTTTAACCCGCCCAGCTCCTATGCTTAGGTTGTCAAATCCGGATGAGTAAAAGAACACGGTGCAGCGCGACCTGTCAGTTTTGCATTGTTAATTAAAACGGTGATGGACGTAATTACTCACCGCGCAAAACATGCCATGCATGAAATCAACGGTTTCCAGTAGTTCTGGCCGTGTCAGTTCAATAACTCCCCAACCTTTCAATCTTGTGCGGTGGGATTCGATAAAAATGCCGGAATTTAAACTAGAACAAAGCCCCATATCATAGACCAGCTGGAAGTAGTCAGTTGCCGTAGAATAAGATGCTCCTAACATTACTTTCAGGCTAATTGGGAGAAAGCATGTTGGAATTTCAGGAATTTGGGTCTGTCCAGTCGGTCCTTGGAGTCGGACACAGGACAGGCCTTGCGTCCTTACACTTCCAGATATGATGTAATATTGCAAGGCATACCAAAACATATAATACAGTCCATATTTAACTAATGATAATAAGATGGTTGCAACAATGTCGCTGACCTGCATTCTACAGGTGACATTATGTCAAAACGCACGTGGTATCTTCTAGTACTTGTATATGGAGTGTTCAAAGAATTAAGAAGTCGCCTTAGGCGACTTCCACTGACCGGCCTAGCCTTTTTAGGGAAGCTACCCCTTCCTAATGGACATTGGGGAAGCGGAATGACCATTAATGACTACCAGGATATACCCGAGTGAACAATTGAAAAGTGGCATGAATGACTTAGCATTCCAAGTTCACTGCTGCACACAACATGCTAGTTCGATCATGCACTCGCAACTGGTACGAGCAACACAGTTCTTGATTGGCGTTTTCGCCGTCTATGGGTGGAAAGAAAAGCATGTTGTGACCACTGCATACTACTAACTAATAAAAATGCTCCATTTAATAACAAATGTGAATAGTAACCAGTAACAGCTGTATAGTACATCTTCACAACACCTGTTTAAAGTATAATTTGGGGTCATCCAGATATTCTAAATTTACCACCCTGATGCCTGTTTATTGTAATGGCTCACTCTCTGTATCATTGAGTGTGGTATCTGCGCCTCTAACAATGAGTTGGCGCTTGATATAAGGCATTATATAAAATAATCTCTTGATTAGGCCGTGCTGCAATCGTAATCCCTGGTTCCAGAACATGCTGGAAAAACTTGGCCTCTGTTTGCACTATGTGGTAGTAATTAGTATATGGATGGGAGTTTGCGGTGTTCCAATTTATTTGTTCAGACCCACAGCGTACGTGTAAACCCCTGACAATGCAGAAATACTGATGATGAACTAGTGAGGTACATCTTGACCTCTGACTATAAAGAAATACTGATGATGAATGCTGTAGAACAGAACTACATCTAGATCTGTGTCGAAAGACAGTCCACTGGCGAAGGAGTGGTTGCCATTTGCTGGAAAACATTTTCAAAATGGTATTTTGACAATTGGCATCGTGATTAGAGCACGTAACACCTTCAAATCCCACGTATAGTTCAATGGTCCATTCCGTATTTCGATGGGCATGCGGAAGTCGGTTTGGGAGTGCTGGTTTCATTGGGGTCATTCTTGTTTTGATGGATATGATTTGGGAGTGTTCTGACCAACTACATATGACGAGAAATGGGCACCATAAATAGGAGAGGGGGCTTAACACACCCATTGTTAAAAATACTCATAACATTACACAGCTATTATTGGAGCCCACTTGACAGGCCAAAATTGTACTTCAAAAAAGTAAATCTTGATATCCTGTATCCTCGAGCGTGACTATCTGTAGGAGCTTTGCTCCATAGTTATGGGTGCGGAATGTGTCAGTATTTAGCTATTGTTATATTTACTGGGCAGGGCTCGTTTATTTGCCCAAATTGAGCAGCTCGGACTACAATACGACCTACAAAGAGCTGACACAGCACAGTCTCTAACAGCTGTTCCTGGAGTCATTTAAACAGAACGGTAAATTCGAACTAAATCGGGACAGTCCCTTCGCTTGCACGGAGTCCAGGTAACACTGCGGATCTGACAATAGGATTGGTAAGAACAAGTGAAGATGCCAGCTCCCGACACGAACTAGTGACCTAGTCCAGACGAAAATGCTTAAGCTTGTCCTTGATTGGACAAGCACGATGAAAACGAAACCCTGCATAGATATTGGCGAGCTGGCTCCTTTACACACTCTGCGGATGTAGCTTAGTGGGCGGGTATCGGGTTTGGCCGCGCTGCCGGACGCTGCTTTGCTTCTTGCTCTATCTATTTTATAGCCGGGCGCTTTTAAAGAATGGACTTCGAGCTTTGCATGTTCCTTAATTACTTTAATTCTAGCAATTCTTTTATTTTTAGCTATATTGTATCTACAGTGGGGTCCGTCATCGTAGAGAAGCCGCAGAGAGGCTGCTATTTCTGCTTTTAATACACAACATTCAGAACGATGCGGGCTTAAGACGGAACCGCGCGGCACAAGGAGCATAACTGCGGGGTCAGTGTTTGTTGCTGCGTGATTGTAATTCTCTTTTTGGCACTGCGAGGCTAGGTTTGTTGCCGCGCGATTGCAGGGTTTTTCTTTGTGAGACTGGTGATGGGGAAAAGCTTGATTGTGCAATAGTAAAAGTGACTTAGGTACTTCATATACTGGGCTGTGGCATGTAGGCACGTCCAAGCTCGGCTCTGAATTCAAGCTTCTTTGTCGAACCAGTTTTGTTTTCTTTTTGGGGGAGGGTAGCACACTCTGCCCGAGTCTCGGCATTGACTTAACAGTGATGTGAAACCCGGAAGATCGAGCATGAACTAATAGCATTAAAGAATTGTTATCCGAGGAATAATCGTGGACGCGAATTTACTCGACCGCTAAAATCTTTCTTCTACTGAGCTGGATACGTGAAATTTGGTGAGTATAACCTCTCGGGATACATAGCTTTTAAATACGGGGCGTGCAATATTAAATTCTGCACTCGGGGCTGCAATGGAGCGCGGAGCTTTATTTGACAAGACCGCCAATTGCAAGGACTGGGTCTCGGTCGGAACTACTGTGTGGGCGGATCGATGCAGATGACGGGGACGACTTAGTCTGGGATTATGAAAATAGCCCATATCCAAGCATAGTTTCCTCACTATTCCCGGGGGAAGAAACGGACTCGGCAATTTGTAACTCTGTTGTTGCCGCAAACCCCTGTAGCATACCTCCTGGGCGGCACGTTTGGCGTGGCCATGCTGCTGTTTTCGTCGGCCAGACAGCTCCTCCGTCCCGCGCGTGGAAGTTAATGCTCGCCTTGTTGCCGCGGTTGCACTGATAATTTTCTCATTGCTTGTAGTGATCTGTGTTGCGTCATATTGGGGGTAACATGTCTTCAGAGGACACATCGGGATTCCTAACGCCCCCCGCAAGTGATGACGACACTGACCCTTCCGAGCCACCACCAAATTTATGGGATCCTCACCATGACGATTTTCCGAGGGACGCTGATTCCCCAAACCCACTTTTCTACCCCTGGGATGACTCTGTGAATAATACTGGGGATACGGGCAGTAACGAAGATGACTATGTAGATATGGGAGGGGTAGGTGGATCCGAAGACTATGAAGACCTCGGTACGGGCGGGGACTCTGACTATGACAATGTATCTACAGCGACCGGCGGGACGTGGTTTCCTTCCCTTACTTCTTGGTCCTCTGATGACCACGGCCCAACTTCTCCGGAAAACCCTATGCAACAACTTCAAGTAACAATTCAGCAGGATTCAGATCCACAGCAGGAACCCGATCCCCAGCAAGTTCCCGGTCTCCAGCAGGAACCTGACCCCCAGCAAGATCCACGAGAGCCTCATGATCCTCCTCCCTATAGTCCGCCCCCAGAGGACCCTTTTGGGCTCTCGCCATTTACTAGTGGGATGGGCGGGTTTGGGCCACCGTGGCGGTCGCAGCCACCCTCGTATGATGAGGCAATGGGGGATGGACCTTTTACTACGACTGGGGGTCGCGACCTCGCTCACGCAGGCCGGTCGTCGCCGGTCTCGAGGTCGATCTCGGCGACGCAATTGGTGTGCAGCAAAGTTGTGCTCAGAGGCATGTTTGTGGCATCTCTTTTGGGTTGGAGTGGCCTTAATGTGTTGGTGGCTCTTGTATCTTATTTTGCGCATTGTCTGGGGACAGACTCCGGGATAAGGAAGGTTGTATCCGCATCCAGTACTCCTCAATAAAAGCGTGGTGGTGCTACACGATGTCTGTTAATTTTACAACTCCATTTTACAGGTGATCTAGAGAGACGCTGAGTGGCACTTGTCCCGACGGGACCATGCAGTCGAACAGCAGCGATCGAGGCCCAGTGTGATGATGGTCGAGGAGGGATGGTCGTCCATAGCTCCAGGTGATGCACTGGATACAGATTTCATTCCAGGGCCTTGTGCCACGTCCATACATGGTATATCCAAGACAGTTTATTTTTTTCTGTGTGGAGTTAATCTGGAGGAATGTAGTACACTCCCACAGCATGTCCAATCTCACCCATATGGACATCCTGAGCTGAAATCAGGCAAATGGTACAAGAGGTTTTGCTCCGGGCTAGGCGAAATTGGAGATACAAGCCAGTGTCAGCTGACACGACTATGCTGCACTTCCGGAATGCCGGCACAGATTTTTGGGCCTTCGAGATTCAGGTCTCTGCAACAGAAGCCAACCCATATGCGGGCCCAAGATTTGCTCACTAGGCCTTGCCATATACTAGAGTTCGATGTTGGCGCTGACCTAATCAATCTTTTCTTGTATATGGAACCATGTTCAGGGAATCGATATTGCGTACATTTAGGATACCATAAAACTAATGCCATGCGTGTTTTGAGCGGTGGTGGGATTCTATGGGGCAGACTTCCGTGGAAGGACAACACCGAGGAGCACGGGTACTCGTTGCCTATGCGAGTATTTGGGATCAAATTGCCCCATAAAGTTTATGTGGCATGTCGCTGCCCTGCAACTCGGACGGAACTATTATTTGGTGAGGGGGGGGTAGGATTCAACGCGGAAAACTTTAAACAGTGCGGACGGTTGAAAAAAGAGTGTGAATGTCTGCAGAACCGTTGTTTTACTGCACAAACGGTGTTAGGTGCGGCATGTAAGTTTACTGTATACTCGGGCAAGGGACGAGGTCAAGAAATTCTGCTATATTCAGGATTCATGAATGCTACAACGGTAATGCCTGTAGTACTGGGTATGTTAAGTAGAGAACCCCACAGGTGTGCAGGTACACTCATACTGTCCAGGTCCTCTGGAAATTGCCGTGGATTTCATGAGACCCAACACGATATTCCCACTAACCCGGGTCTGTATCCTCTGTGTAATCATGAGCACCCTTACTATGTGACAGTTACAGATGTATGCGGCAACTGTTGTTCATGGCTTGAGCGGGTTTTTGGGAGAATAGCTGCCCCTGCTGGTCTAAGCTCCGTATCTGTATCCATTAAAGGCTCCACCCACAGCGGGACTGACGTGACAGAAGAACGTGAAGAGGACCCAGGGACACAGCAAACCTCCCACGACAAATTGCCGGAGCGCAACCGCATGGGAGATCAAAATTCGAATTTGCGGGGAAGAGATCAATATTGGCCGCCTGCCCCACACCGTAGTCATTGTCACTCGGATTTTATATTCGATGAACCTGAGCCAGAAAGTGGGGAAGACGTGCATAACATGCATCCCCCACGAGGTGCAGATGAGCAAACAGCCGCTTCTGTGTCAGCGCTAATGCAAAGTCTAGCACAAGCATTGGTGAGTGCACAAGCTATTAGCAGCATGGTCTCTGGCTCTGCTTCCTCAGTGGGCGTAGAAGTAGACTGTGGGTACAGTCAGACTCATATTACAGAGGGGCCGGGGAGGGAACAATTCGGTAGAGTCCCAGAACGAGGGCCAGAGTATCCTCAAGATTACTGTGATATATATGGTCCTGTAAGTAATGGGCCTGCTGGATACAGAGCAGGACCAGATGCTCCTAGTATACAAGATAGGACCTTCCCATGCGGCAGAAGATGTGACGAAGCATGGCTTGCCTTAGAAGTAGGGAATATGCCTTGGATTTCTTCTGGTTCACATAGTCCACCTTCTCAGTATCATAACCCTTATGGTTCACATAGTCCACCTTCCCAGTATCATAACCCTTATGGTACATATAGTCCGCCTTCTCAGTCTCATAACCCTTATGGCTCATATAGTCCACCTTCCCAGTATCATAACCCTTATGGTACATATAGTCCGCCTTCTCAGTCTCGTAAGCATGACTATTCACCTCCATATCCGATACTCAAACCAAAGCCTCGATTACCCCCAGGCTTTGAAAATACTGCTGGGATGCGGCCTCGATGTCCCCCTGGGTTTGAGGGGCGTCCATACAAATCTGGGGGCATGGGTAACTTTCCTGGAAGTGCATGGACGGTAATAGATAGGGGGTCTAACCAATGGCCAGCAGACGTGCGGGGGCCATTCTCAGATCAACGATGGGCCCCCACAGAGCATGAAACGCGACGGTTTTTGCGGGTATTACAGCTGAGCTCTCATCATACCCATAACTCCACTCATAACCCAAGGCTCATAAATCCATAACTCATAACATAAATTCATACTTTCCGGTCGTCCAGGGCACCACGTTCATCAACCAAGGATTTGCAGACTAAATAAAAATGCTCCACGTTGTCGGTGTCCGTTGTATTGTGTTCTTTATTATACCTCCGTTAATTTTCGAGAGTCGGGGAACATTCTAAAAATTTTCAACCGTGCTAATACTACAGTGTATTTACAAGGCCGGATTGCAACAGTGAACGCTTACATCATTGAGCTCGCGGCGCCATCTGCTGACCAGTCACAGAGATGGCAATCTTCAGAAACGTAGGATGGCACCAATTCCAATACAATACCGCCATGTGTCGATAGGTGTATAGAACTGTCAAACAAGTCGCAAGAGAAAATTTCCCTACTGTATACTGCGGCTTAGAGCTGCGCACAAACCACTCTGCATTCCTCTTTGCGGCACACATTTGCGTGCTGCGCAGAACGAGTGGGATTTTTTTAGAACAGGTCCCAGGATAGTACATGTCCCACAATGTTCTGGCCGGGTCTATTGCTTTATGATTCATGACTATGGCCTCTGATCGCGGATACACAATTCTTGAGAACCGGTCGAAGAAGGTCAGTAATAAAGTTAAAGGACATTTTGCGCTACTCAGTGATAGCTCCTGAGATCTAGTGGTATCTCTTAGTTGACTGCCAATGCTAGAGAGATAACACGGCAGGATTGGCCCCAGATGCATGGCTAGAGATTGACATGCGCAGTAGATGTTAGAGAAGATAGGATCGTGGGGGTAAATCCTTTCATCTTCGAACTGATGCCAAAGCATCCATACAAGTGTCTCATCGCATGCAAAAAGTAGCTCTTCAAATGAGCAGTTCGCCAAATATACAGCTCGTGAAATTTTTGCCAACCTGGCTATATCCGGACGCGATGTCCAGCGGCCTTTCAGTGAAGCTGCGCGCCCACAAAACTGCTTCCACGAAGTGAATGCAGCATCGGCTGCAAGGTCAGATGATCCCGAAGACAAAAATGCTGGAAAGCAGATTCCTCTATCACGATCGATATCATCACAATCATCATCATCCACTGCCCGGTTTACCATGTCTAAAAGACATTTCTGATTTTCTAATCTTAACTCTTCAGTAATGCACTTTCCGAGACCGCCAAATGCAGTTGCGGCCTTTTCAAAATATTGGGCCGGTGTTACGTTTCGCAACTCCTTCGTTTCGGTCCGTGATGACGTTGGGCATCGGACAAAGTCTCTCCAAATCGGTCTTCGAAGTTCATCCCGATTTCTTTCCCAAGACCTGCGCGAATGCTTCAACGAAACAGTAAAGATAGGCGCCCTATATCGCTTTTCTGGTGTACCTGCACGGCGCCTGGGTCTAGGGGGGATGCCTCTTCGGACTTGGATATGCGCACGGCCTCTCATAAACTTATTTCGAGGGCTACTGACCCGCCTTATGGAAGACCGTACGCTCATACCTGACTGGTTCTCGTAACGGGAACGAGGCCTCGCCATTCGAACAGCGACGGCGCCCCCTGTCACTTGAATCACGGACTCGTTTGGACGTACCGCGCCCAGATGAACCGGGATCTGGAGCTACTTTCTGTAGAATGAGATCTGCGGCGAATACAATGTGCTTCGTGGCGGGATTCTGACCTCAGCGTGAACGGCCATCCAGGGCGATCTTTTGTCCGGGCCGTTGCTGATCTCGCTTCGCTATGAGTACTTGTATTGAAGATGCTCTGAACGTGTCTCACGCTATCTTTATTTCTTCCAGATTTCTCCGGTCTCCATCGCAGTCAGTGGGTTGATGTACCGCGTGCACGTCAAAAAAAATGAAACCGCATACACAACGGTTGAGACTTCTACGGACTCAGAACAGGTGTCAAGCTCGGAGCAGGTGCTGAAAGGTAAGCTGACAGTAATCTGGCACGCTGTTTGCGAGCTAATCCACTTGGCTTTTGAATGGTCTGGGCCACTCCCAGTATACGTCATAACACATACACTGGAACCCACAAACTACAATTGCGATCCAGTAGTTGGTGCGAAATATTCACGCAGACATAATAATCTGCGAGAACTTCTGCGGATCCGACATGTAACTTAATCCCGTAATGTAGTGCGGCATGCCGTCTAAACCGCAAACATCCGCTTAGTAGAACACGCCCTAAAATCACCCACGAGTATACTTTGTACATTCTGACCGCCAGATGTTACTCCTTTCAAACAATGATACTCAGCCGTTAGAACTAGGGCTGTCTTCAAATGGACCAAATTCAGACACAACACCGCACAACGTGTTTTAACATTTTATTGCCGTTCAAGGCCCGAACAATTTGTTTTGTATCTTCTGTTCGTATTTAAATGCAATTATTACAATGCTCGCAATCGCAGCCACGCACAATGCACGCAAGACTAAGCTCGAAGCAATATTGGCAAGGCATGAAGTCAAGATACTGGGAGGTTTCGATGCGGAGACTTTAGTCTTTGCCGGAGTCGTGTAACCCATCAGTGATAAGAGTTCTAGAACCGCTGAGACAATTACATATACCCAAGCACTAATTTTTACGTGTTCATGTAAAATATATGCACACGGATCATAGCAAATCCGCAATGTCATGGTGGACATAATAAGCGATGCTAAATATAAACCGATCTCGAGTGTTTTCAGTACTAAGACCCCTGGATTACAGATGCAAAAGCCTAGAGGGTCTGCTACGTAGTTCAAGCTTTTGCAATCTCGGACATGTTCAAATTCCCTCAAAAACCGTTGCATCTTTGTGTATGGCACCCGTAATATCAGCCTCGAAGTAAACGCTGTCCAGTAGTTTAGATGATATGCATCCAATCGCAATGCGTTCTCGCGGCAGACAGAGCCGAACATTCGCCTCTGGCACGGGTCAGCAAGTAACATATGTACAATAACCGTGGAAATGCAACTCTGATCTGGGAAAACCATATGTAAAGAGACAGTCTGCCACTTCCATGACGAATACTGTTCTTTGGCCAGTGGGATCAGACGAGAAATGAGTACAGTCTCATTTTCAAAATAAGCTCCTTTAACACATCTCGTCTGGTGGTTCTCGTAGTTGTTTAGACGCTGTGTATATTTTGTGAGGACATAAACTAGTGAAGAATTAAATGTAGCGGGGGGTTGGTGAACAGGATTGAATTCTTGCTGTCCGGGCAGGAGCCATTTAATATTTGCGAGTACGTACAAGCAGTCGTCCTTTGAGTCAGTGGAAATTTTAGAGCATACATACCATACCAAGAAGACTATATGTATCGTTCCGGTTAAAATTACTGCCCATTTTAGACATTCTGGTCGCAGCATTCTTTGGTCAGACGCACTGTAAACTGAGTTTGCAGCGTGTTGCCTCCGCACTTAGTCGCAAAGCATTTGGTCTGAAATGCCGCGTAGGGATTGCCCTGTGAGTTAATTGCAACCGCTACAGAAGTAATGACGGTCTGGGCAGCGGCACTTCGATGCGAATGTTTAAGGCAGGTAAAAGTTGCGCGCCCTCCGCACCCTCGACGATTTCGTAATAGTGATGCGGTAATGCGCGTTTTGAGCACCCGCACGTCTCCAAAACTAATGTCGCTGTATTCGTGCGCCAACGATGGAAAATGCTCTTTTATGTAATTTGTTATGGCCGGCAGAACATATGTCGTGAGCACAAAGACTCCATCGATCGTATCCACCCCGGCTCCTGTCCTGTCTTCGCACGGTGCTAAATTGACACGACTGAATGCTTCCGCGAGGCTAAGAGACACAGCCGTTTGGGGCAAGTTGCTAGAGGGTTTTGAAACTCCCCCTATAACGTCAGGAGGACACGCGATTCGAGTGACGATAATATTTGGGGTGGGATTGTCTGGACGGAAAGCATGAAAATGGAAATTATTAGGGTCTTTGTGCGCTGCCGCGAAAGCTACTTTATCTGCACAGTCAGGGGGGAAAATTATAAACGGCAGGAGTCTCCCAGACATGAATCCGGATTCAGAAACCTTGGCAAAGAAAGGTAGCCGGAGACTTCGTCCTGGCGAGTAGATTCCAGTGTCAATAAAGTCATAGTCTCTGATAACATCGTCTAAACATTCAATGATTTCTTCCTGCAGTAAAATTACGTGCTGAGCTAGCTTCGCGATAGTTTTTACTGTCTCTAGACCAAACAAAGCATATGGGGATGGGATTGGGACGCAGACTCTGAACCCGAGCTTTTCTTTGCATTTGCATAAGGTTGAATTGGCACGATCCCGAAATACATTTAACGCATCCTGTAAGTCTTGAACAGAGACTATGGCTCCATGTTCACTCGCATGCTCATCACACCATGACATTTCTTCTACCCAGCCGCTATCGCAGAGGTACATGTTCTCTTCGTCTTCTATGTCATCAGAACATGTATTCTCCAAAAAATCAATATCCACTGAGGAATATTGTGCGTCATGGCTCTCCGGGGACGAGCAGTGACTTTTGTAAAAGTACACGGGATAGGTGTCATGACTGATTGATGTCTCCGGAAACAATAAGGCTATTAATTGGATCAATGCCACGCGCACGGCCCGCATCGCTTTATGTAAGGTCAACATCGTTATGGGGCCGTGATCTAGCTTGAGGGGTATGTCGATATCCAGTATCAGGGATTGAATTGCTAGAGATTCGTTAAGGACTTCATTCCTATTCAGGTACATTTGTGACAGACCGCTGCAAGATGCCCGAATTTTATTTTTCGAACTAGTTCCCCATGCGGTTTCGTTCATTGCACTAGTCCAAGCAAAGTCTATTACTGGCAACATGGCCTGATCTGCGAGGGGGGCATCACTGCGCATTAGTAAGCAGGAGTCGTGTATGCTGGTGTCAGATCTTACATCAGCGGTTATAATCGAGTCCCACTCATCGCTGGCAATGGCTGCAAAAGCCTGTCCGTGTCCAGCCAATGTTACTCTGTAAACGGGACATGGTCCGTTCCTAGCTGTTGGTGGAGGAATGCTTGTGGGTTTCAGAGAATGGAATAAGAGTGTCACTGGTCGCTTTCCGCAAATAACTTGATCAGATGAAACGAGAGAAAGTAACCTACTTAAGGGAGCAAAAATGATATCTCCTGTCTTACAGTATTGCCCGTCGCGCTCTCTTTTTTGTGCAAGGGCGTGTGGAGCGGAAGCATCATCTCCTTCCTCTTCTTCCTCTTCTTCCTCTTCTTCCTGTTCATTGCTAGATACAGTGCTCACATTTCTGACCAGCATGTCAGCCAAGTGTGCCCCGTAGCGACAGAGAGTATCGGAATATAGACGGTCTATACGCGTTGATACATCAAATGCGGAACGACAAAAACCAAGAAAATTGCGCCCCTGTATTTCACCGTAAGATTTTATAGCTGCAAACTTCCCTGCTACTACAGCCGGCAATTTCATGACTTGCATAGTCACATGCTGTCTGAAGTACGAAGCAAAATTACAACATTCCCTTAAGCTTTTAAAAAAATCACTTTGAGCACGAGCAGAACTCTTAACTGGATTGGTGAGATTTTCAGAAAGACATTGCAAGTGTTCTCTAATCACGTTTCGTCCATATCCTTCACTGTAAGCTAAATATACAAATGAGATGAAGTCACGAGCTGGAAGCCGCAGGGCATGTCTGTATTTGCAGATAAGTGCTTCCAATTGTTCTGAATAGCCCCTGTCGGCGCTAGTACGTAATCTCAAATGATCTCTGAATAGCTTTGCAGATTCGCGAGTGGCATAGTAGCTGCTGCACCAGAATTTAGAAAACGCAGAGAAGGACGTTAGGCGCGCTATAGTCAGGTTACTCCTGTTGTTGCTATTCTCCGTTTGAAATGTAATGCATAGATCCTTTACTGCTTGAAGGTCAAACGTCCCAGCAATACCATCGTCAGGGGTTGCTTCTAACAAGTAATATCTCATGGCTGCAACAAGGGTAATTTCTGACGGGCCGAATTTTGATACGAACCAAAAGGGGTTCGAAAAGTTCGAGTTGTAAAGCCTCCTGTATGCGGCAATCACCCTTGACTCATGCTGAAGCATCAGGCCCTCCAGGGCAGGTCTTCCTCTGGGTAGAGTCGCATGTATGGCAGAAAAAGGAATTTTGTTGGTTGTATTTTCTGCTCGGAAAATTACTCCGAGTGCCTCAATAATGTCCGTGTGCAATGCAAATGTTTCCTCCAAATCCATGGTTTCCAGTAATAACTTTGCATCGATTGGAAACCCTTCGGCTAAGGCTTCTCTCATAGTTGCGGCCCCTTGACCGACAAAACGACACACAAACACTGGTCTAGACCTCTGCCTGTACTTCTCCGCTCCGGTATTAGCAGGAAGGAAGAACGTGATTTTGAGAGGGGAATCTTTGCAAAAATCTTGCGCTAGAGCGTCAACATGACTAAAGGCCAGAACATAAATTTCAGGCTGCAGGGCTTGGCCGAGTAGAAGGTGCAGGGAGCATACTACTGGATACCCATCCGTAGCATACAACACGCGAATCTCTTCGTACGAAACATCCTCACTAGGGGGAGCGCCGCAGGGTTCACAATATCCAGCTTGGGAAGTCTCTGTCTCATTTAGCATTTCGACGAGCATCCAGTCATCTGCCTCATACTCCCATTTGGCGTCTGGGACACAGTCGAAGTTCATGATAGCAAGGAAATGTGGCAGCTACTGAAGAGCGTGTTCTGCGGCCGGTCTAACTCAGAGAGTAAATACGAAGCCCTTCCAACTGGGCGGTGCCTGCCCGTAGATGATCGAAAAGTACAGTCGGCTGTGAAGCTTATTAAAATCTTTATCCCTAACTGCTTGGACGTCGAAGATGTCATCGGCTCGAGGGATGAACTTAACAAACTCGCTCAAGCCAGGCAAATTAGCCGCATTCTGGCAAAATCGGCCGCGGCTATGCAGATTGCTAAGAATATGAGATGCCCGCGAGGAGCAGAGGCGGTTTTGCGGCAAACGATTGTGGACAATGGGACGGTATTTCGTTCTCTGTACTCTGTACTAGCCTACCTATATCTCTCCCCTGGGGCAGACACGGATGGACTACTTGCACAAGTAACCGCTCAAACCGCAGACAGGACGATGATGCTAGGTGACATGACCGTGCTTACACATGCAATGCACGTAGACGGAATGGATCGTGACCATAGCTCTTTGGAACTACTGCGCATGGGTCTGGTACCAAATTCAGACCTGAAAGATCCAATCGAGCTCGTGCCGGTAATTGATAAACTGCCTGACAAGGTACTGTTCCCTGATCCCGTACCGACACTGCCAGTTGAAAACCCACCCATGGAGCGTACTAGACCTGCAAAGACACGTAAAGAACTGGTTGCTGCGAGTTAAGTGACTTCTCAGCGCTTTAATAAAGTATGTTTAAATTTTCCAATGTCAGTACATTATTTGCCGGTAGATCCAAACCCCCCGTCACCCCGAACCGACAACGTATTGCGTTCGTCTACTACTGAGTTTACTATTTTCCAGCGAAGGGCATCTGGCTCTCCGAGAAAGGTGCTTCTCTTCTCAGTAACTATTAGCTGTGCCACTCGGTCACCTGCGTGAATACTGGCCGCTTCATCTCGAATGTTAGTTAGCGAAAATGATATCCAATCATTATCCTGCACATGTATCGGGTCGACTAACAGTCCTTTCAGATTCATGGAGGATCTCCCTAGTATGAATGCGCGCCAGAAAGGTCCGCATGCTAGTTTTTGGGGAAGGGTAATACGGGTAGACGACTTTGGAAGAATTGTTACATCTTTAGTAGCTCTAATATCATAGCCTCCATCTCCTGGACGTTTGGGGGCAAAGATTTCGTTAAACGGAAACAGTGCGGCAGGGCAATCTGGATCTGATCGCAGCTCGACTGTCTGATCTTTAACGAGCGATCGTGTAGCTCCGACGATGATATGGTGTCGCACCTGGGCTACAAACTTGATGTTCGATGCGCCACAAAAACGATTGATATTTTCTGGCGTCGCTCCATTCAGTATAACGATGCGTTCATTGCAGGCTGCATCTTGCTCCTGCAATTCTTCGAATGTTCTTCTGTAAAACGTTGTACATCCCATACAACCAATGTTGCCCGGAATAGTTATTTTCGCCCTTAATATATCTGGAGGTATACTTAAAAGGGAACTTATACATTTCTCGAAACCTTCACCCAAATAATCATCTTCGCCTTGGAAAGAATCTGCGGTTTCTAAGAGTAGGCGCGCGTATCCCGTCCCACACTTGCTAAGCATGGAATCGTTAGCCAACTTTATAACATTTAGCCGAGCCCTTACAGTGCCTGGTGGAAATATAACATTTCCGTCTCTTGTCTCTGTGCCAGTCAAAACATTCCCGCCATCGTTTACAAGTACTACCAGTATTCCCAATAATCCTGTATAGTCTGCATCTACCAATCCTGGAATAATTTGATAACATGCAGCATGGCCTTCCACATCACTGATAACGATTCCATACCCGACTGGCAAAGAAGTCCTAATCGCAGAATCAATTCTTAGGACGGGAGAGTCGGTGCGTGTTTTCGCTATTGTTGCTTCAACGTTTGTAATGACACATTGCAAGGAATCGAGGCCAAAAATGTCCCACCCAGATCCAATCTCTATTAATGCATTTTTTTCCGTTGTCATTTCCATCTCCATGCAAGTTGCTTAGACGCCAAAATAACACCGACCCTTTCAGGAAATCCGCGTAGTTAAAATCGGCAGTAGACCGGTAGGATACAAATAGTACCGCACTGCGCGACTTAGAGGACCCGTGAAAGAGACTGCAGGGCGAGCTCTCGCAAAAGAGCAATGAGGCTGCCGTGGGAAAGGAGTTTTATGCTGTTGGGAGCAGTGGTGTATTTGCTGCATTTGGCACTAGTATTCGCGCAACCGGGTGTGACACCAGGACACGGAATGGAGCATGGGTATTATGGTCTTGGCGCTGGAAATATGCTTGGAGCGGAAAATTCGATGTATAGCGCGAACATGGAACACTTTTACCACAGTGCCTGCTCGTCGCGCGGATTTTCCTTAGTAAACGGAACAGCTGCTTCCGTTTTCTTTTTCATTAGCCTGGCAGTGGCGTTGATTGGCCTGCTGGCCGTGCTATATAACGGTTGTTTCAACAGCTTTAAAAGCAGTGTCATTAGTTCTCGATGGTAGCGCAGTATCTGCTGTAAAGACGAAAACATCGGTGGTGGGACCATATTAGCTCGAACACTATGTCTTACTACAAAGATCTCTCGGAGGAGGCGAAGAAGTATCACGACGATACTCGACGGAGGCGAGATACCACCACCCGCCGCCCCAAACCACCCCAATTCGAACACCCCTGGTCTGGGCGAAGAACATCTCCATATCTAGATTTGGATAGAGGAAGCGATTCTGATTCTTCAGAAGGGGATTACGGCCATCCATCGCGCGCTCACTATTCGAGAGATCATACGGCACCGCCTCAAGGCCGCCGAAGCCCCCCGATGGAAAGTTTTCGCAAAGAAACCACTCCAAAGGAGGAGCCCCCTCAAAGTAAAAGGGGCTGGAATCCTGATAATCATTGCGCTGGCCTGATGCGACGTTTAACTATCTCTAAGGGATTTGGTCCTAGTGCTACACCCTCAGGGGATGAAGACCCATGGCATACTTCTACTATTCCAGCAAATCGTTCGGCCTTCGTGCAAGCCGTCTCTGTGACGGCAATGGCCCAGGCAGAATTGGCAGCGAGAGAGGTGTGGGACGTAACAAAACCACGCACGAATAGGGAGTTGAGGGATATGGTGAGAGAGCTAGAAATCACTATAATTATCAATCCGGGTGAATCTTTATGGTCTGTTGCCACTTCGGTGGCAAGAGCAATCAAAGAAGGAACCCCAATAACCCACGAGCTATTGCAGAAAAGACCATCAAAGCCTCCAACCCGCCGCAAAACTGAAGATGGAGCCAGAAAGAGTTCTTCAAGGCCTTCTCAACCCAAGCCTGAGCATTTCCCCCCTCCAAGAAGAAAGACATCCGAACGAAAGTACTAGTTTCGAGAGTCTTTGCATTACTGTGTTCCTCGCCATATTTGTAACAATAAAGTATACTTATGATTGGTAACATGCGTGTATTGTCATGTGTTCATAGACTATAAAAGCGCCGTGATTTACATTTCTGCGCACACTGCGCAGAACCATGGAAGAAGAATCTTCCACTGGAGCCTTTGCACTGTATGAAGTCGAAGACTTCATCGAGGAAGTAGAATCTGGGGCTGGGGGGAGGTGCAGCGATTTTGAGGATGATGCGACTGACCTAATTGAATTAGAAGATCTCTATTTTGATTGGTTACGGAATCCAGGTCCCCCCGCGCTGGTCAATGCGCCAAAGTACGTTAGGCCTTCAAAATGTTCAGCATCGTTTCTCGCAAAAAACGCGCTAACGGAGCTGCAATTTGCCGACTGGGACAAAATACAGCACGTGTTGAAGACGATAAACATTGATATTTTCTCGTGTGTACCAGTGGGAGAAAATGGTCTATGCAATATGGATTGGTTTTCCCTCGATACAGAAAAAATATGGACGTTAATGGATTCAGGAACACCTAATGTTAGCCCAAATTTGCTGATAACACCTGGCCCGCCACCCGAATGCATTAAAACTCCAGAAGAAGCTCCAGCTTATTTTGAAGCAATCTCGAATTACTTTGAATCCGTGTTAGCCGCCAGAGAAGCCGAATATGCAAAATTACTGGCGGAGTACGCGAAGTCGCTCGCTAAATACATCAGACATAAATCACAAAAAGTAGGGCGCGGTCTGCGAGCCCTCGAACTGGACACAGAGGAGGCCAAAAAACGATTTACCGTTCTAATGAAATCCGAATACTACAAAGGGATCGAAAAACTTCTAATTATATTTCTGGTTCATTTAGTGCTTAACGCGTGTAGGGATGTTGCTCGGATAATATGGGTCCAACAGAGGGACTCCTCGTCTGTATTGCAGAAGGTAACGTATAGGTGGGAAAGCCAACAGCTACACTGTATTTTTCAACCATTACTTGTTTCTCCGGGTCCAGTTTTTTTGGACAACGACCCCTTGCCTTTACAGACTTTGCAGCATGTAAACTACGTACGATATCTTTTAGGAGTTCCGGTGCTAAGATTCTCCATGATAGAAGAATCCCCCAGTGCACAATATATCCCTTATGACAAAACTGCACCTTCTGCATATGATGTTTTAGCGACTATTGCACGTACTTGCCTAACTTCCAGCGGCTGTTCGCGTGCTTCTCACGACCATACCTACGCACGCGATAACGAAAAACCAAACTACTCCTCCTCTCGAATCGTCTTATTAGCTGATTCCGCCCTTGATACACCTATGCCCTAAACATGACCGCCCAGGCTATAAAACAGATGGACTGGCCAGACAACATCATTGCAGCGATGGCTGAAGGCGATGGGTTTGAAGAGCGTCTCCGCGCTAAAGCGCGGTGCCATCAGATGAAGAGGACTCCGATTGGACTCCTCCAAGTAATCCTTGACGGGGCAAGGAAAATTGATCCGAAACGGATTTTAGATAATTCTTCCCCGAGCGACTTAGCTGTGTTAGCTGAGCGAGAGCTACCATCCTCCCTGCTAGGACCGGCGCGCGAAGAATACTTAAAATTTGGGGATAAAAAACTGCCAGACAACTTTATCTCACGCACTGTCTCCAATGACACCACGGATGAGTATAGAAGAAATCTTGACGAAGCGTTTAAACTCTTTATTGCACGCAGAGGGGTCACTGAAAAATGCGTTGCCCGAATGCTCAGACATCTCTATGCCAAGCGGTTGTCCGTGGTTTTGGATCTCGATGTCCCATTTGGTGAAAAAATAAACAAAGCGCTTTCCGCCGATGATCAAGATTTTGTACTGAAACTGTACTACTGGGTTTTCCCGGACAAGGTCTCTGCGCCTAGACTTAAGGAACCAGAAATGCAAGCTTACCTGGCTTCAGTAACCTATTTGTCGTGCACCTTTAAGTTCATTGAAGGATACGCTTATTATATGCGCCCCCCTGGGCCAGAACTCCATTCAACAGAAACGACCGCTCGTCTAGCAGCCCTCCTTGTATATGTGAGAAGCATGTACTGCAAACTGGCGTCCTTATTTGACGCAATCGATGCCGCTGTGCTGCGCTCTAAATTTAATAGGGGAGCTTCGGCTCAAGCTCTGACTGGAATTTATGGATACACGCGAAACGGGAAGGGAACTATAATGTCGCGGTATTCTTCGGAGGCCATGAGTGATGAAATCATGTCTGTGTGTCGCACTGGTTCGGACACTTTGATAGAATCTTTACGCAAAGCTCTGGGGAGATTGACCTACCTTATTGCTAGGTGGGAGCTCATTTCGGTAGAGAAGAAAAGGGACGCAAAAGAGGCCGTGACGGCAGCGTTAGCATTAAGTGGACTAGTTAGCGGACATTTGGGATACTTGCTAAACCTAATCTCAATGGCATACGTTTTTTGGCTCCCTGGGCATTATTTAAATATGCGGTTAATATTGGCGCTGAGTTCCAGGGAACTCCTAAGCCATCTTTTGGCTACAAATCCTTCTTCATTGAGGGAAGTAGCCAGCTGCCCGAAAATACTTTTCTACCAATCTGTAGAAGAATGGAGAGGACAGGAAAGAGGAACACAGATTTGGTTGGATTATGTTACTGTAAGGGCATGGTTGGATTATATCGACACTGGGATCCCTACTATTCGCTCCGAGGAAACAAATGCTTCCATAAATGAAATTTCCGAGTATCTGGAACAGCGACGCTCGGCCAGTCCTACTGAATCCTTTTTATCTTCAGATGGACCACCAAACTCAAGCGCAGCATCCCTGCCCCCTACACAAGGCTCAATGCAAACACAAAACAGGAGACGCGAACGACGCAGTAACAGTGTCGTTATCCGAAAGCCCTCCCGCTCTGCGCATTCAAAGAGTAATACCATTCCCGTGTTTCAGGAAACGACCATTTCTTATTCGGCACCGAATTCCCCGGCGGATCATTACGTAGTAATGAATTAAGCCTGTATAACTGTACAGTAAATGCATCGCCAATTTTTATATTTACGCTCTGAATAAATAATGACATTACATTGACGTAAGATGTACATAATTCGTATTTATTTACTTTCCTCGTAGACTCCGAAAGACAGGGCAACTCTCAATGCCTTAATATACCGCAAGGCAGGCGAAATAGCAGGGGACATGTAGCATATTACTCCGGCGGTTCCAGAACATTGTAGATTCTCGACTAGGGCCACGGACATTTTTTGCGTGCTTAGAGATGCGGTGGAGTCATCATGTATAGAATTTATGAAGTAAACGTTGGCGCATTTGCCGCCATCATCCGCCCACCATAGTCCTTGAGGTGAAGTGCTCCCGGACCAATAAAATAACCGGTCTAAAATAGTGAGGAAGCCGATTGCTTTTGAAGATGAGGCAATTTTCCCCCCGAGGGCACGGCAAGAAAGTTTAGCATTTTCATACGTGTCTTGAGGCGGACCACCCCCGGCCCGATAACATGAATCCAGATGTTGAATCCAGTCAGGCGGACACAATCCGCCTTCCCAGGTGCTGTTCGGCAGTGCAAATGCCATGACAGTGCTTATTACAAACATAAAAATCAGTAATCCTAGGAAAATGCCAAGCAGGATTAGAAGAATCACTTTACACGCCTTCCAATATTGTCCGCCTGTATTTTCGGGGCGCATTGAATGAAGCTCTCCGGAAGGATGGGGGGAATAGGTACTTGTCGTAGAGGATGAAGTAGAGGAACAAACGCTTGGCTCATCTTCCAAAATAGCCCTGACTTCGAAGGGAAGTTCTGCCATCATTTTTTCCAAATGGCTTCGTTGATCTTCAGATGGGGTTTGTGAAATTATAGGGGGGTTCAGGTAGCTTCGCTGATCTTCAGATGAGGGCTGCAAAATTACTGGAAGGGACTGGCCTGCTGCTATTTCAGGCATATCTAGAAAATCCACTTGGGCCGCTAGACGAAGCGAGTAACGAGGGCGCTGCACGCTCGAATTTTAAAAAGAACAAATGTCATTTCTGCGTATAGTTTCGGCCCCGTTATGGCGTTAACGTCAATATTTCACGTATTATGTTATTGAAAGTGGTGTCAAGGTCATCACATGGTGACGCTATTGCTTAATTGCGCGAAAAATGTGCGGGCGCGAGAAACTGGTTCATAGCACTCGGTGCGAACGTTACGTATGCAGTTACCGCCCATATCATGTAAATCAGGTCACGGGACTGGATTCGTAACCTATGATTGGTGCGGGGAGGTCTAGAACAAACATTCGCACCTCAGTATTAAAAATATAATATAGATATACTATATTTTTAATACTGAGGTGCGAATGTTTGTTCTAGACCTCCCCGCACCAATCATAGGTTACGAATCCAGTCCCGTGACCTGATTTACATGATATGGGCGGTAACTGCATACGTAACGTTCGCACCGCGATTTCGAGTAACCGGGAGCATAAATACCGCGTGCGTTTGGCACTCCGTGCGCAATATGCGCCCGCCACTGCCGACGTCAGATGCTGTTCTGATCGAAAGGTTACAGGCGCCGGAATTCTGTACAACCTAACGTAGGGCAGGGTTCCGGCGCCATACGGGTCGCAAGAAACAGGTACAATCCCCTTTCCCCTAATTCATTATGTCAATATTTTTTAGGTTGTGGGGCGGCACATCCGGCAGGATGTCAATCGAGATTTTTGAATACAGGTGATGGAGGGAGTAACCGACACGGTGCTGGTTTTGACGGAGCGCGACAGGCTCGCCCTATTCGGACCCATTCTGTTTCGAGGAGGGGGACTTACGGCAGCCCGGTGGGCTGTTTCAGTAGATGCTGTTCTACCGTGGACCGAAAAAACCATCCCCCCGTTAAAGGGGTCCAAGCTCATCATTGCTGGGGAACCTTACTTGGGGTTAACATCATCTGATGTTCTCTCCAAGTGTGAAGGGAAAACATTTTTTGTGCTCATCGCTGTTCCAGCAGCCCTCGGACGCTGGATTTGCGCGCCCCCGCCACCGCTTCTAGAGTCCGTTGCAGAAAATGTGCGTTGTAAAATTTCAGCAACCCTATCCAAAGAGCATGGAGCGCCCTTTTGCACTGCCGTATACATTTTGGGGTCAACTACACAGGTTCCCCCTGGCTCTAGCTTAGGTTGGTCTTGTGTCGGGCAACCTGTCCTTCGGGCCCCTTTAAAAGAAGCTACCAAGCCCGACGAATCGTTACAATCTGCAGAGTGTGTATTTAAGTGTCCGCTTTTTGCGGATGAGTTTTCGGGGAATAACCCGTTTGCAATTGGGTTTTTGTGCGCACTGGACAAGGGAGTTTTGAAGCACGAATTGTTTGCAGCAATTTATGCAGCAAAAAAGGCAATTTCGAATGCATCCTTAGACGGGACATTTTGTGCTTCGTTTGGAGATAAAGAGATGAAATTAGAAAGTGTAAGCACCCACTTAGGGCCTGCCGTTGTGGTAACGCGTGGGGCAATTACAGACTTCCCTCCAAAGAACGAATTTATGGATCGGCTTACATGCAAGCGAACCTTTTTGCGTAAAGATGGGGACTTTCTCCTGGGATCTGCGTTCTTAATGTGTAAGCGACAAAATAGAACGTCGCCGGTTTTACGCAGGTGGAAAAGGGCCTGGCTTCGAGATAGGCGAAGGAAACATTTAATGCGCAGGGCAAGGGTTTCGGTAACAGCTGAGCTGGGTTGTCGGATTTTATCGCATCCAAGCAGAATAGCATCCTTCGGGCTAGAAGTTACAGAAAGAGATCTGAATTTACAGCGGAGGCTTTCGGCACATAGACCGAGGGCCCGGGGGGTGGTATATGAAGATTTTGATTAGTTACCTGAAGAGACACGCCCCAAAATCCCACCCACGCTGATGCATGCCTTGGGCATAAAATACTCTGCGATCTTCGCAGTGGTCAGGCATACTTTATACGCTCCAACTTCAGTTGTCATGGAACAGCGGCGAGACGAAAAAGAAGCGGAGGAACAGAAAGTATCTGCAATAGCCAGTGCCTTTCTCAATGTGGGACAATTTTTTTCTCGTGGGCAAACGAACAAGTCTCGACCGTGGGTCACATCATCTGAAACAATAAAAGTTTCTATATATGCATGGACTCGGTGCAGAGACTCTCTACTATTTTCAGATTACTTGTTTCGCCGCGGCACCATGGATAGTGCCCGGCAGCAGTTGCAGGTTGGAGTGCCTAAGAAGGGCGGGGTGTACAGACAGCTATCACGTGATGATGGAACGGTGTTCGAGGTCAGTTTGGATCCTGCAGTGTGCTTCGAGTTCTCAGTGACGTTAATTTTACCGGGACATGATCTTTTCTGGCCGGTAGTGCCGCCGCTGCAATTTCTCGAGCTGATAAGTCAGCGCGCGGTTATTCTGGCAGACCAGTTTATTTCGTCCTCTATCATGAAGCGAGTGAGCTTATCTCCAATCATGCTATTTCCGAAGAATACATTCATGCCCGGGTACTGGTCCCCGGATCCCCAGCCTGGTCGGTACCGACCAAAATTTCAGCCTACTCGATCAGAACAACATTTCATGACCGTCGGCAAGCTGGTGCCACCGTTTCAAATTGACTTGCATGGGAAAAAGAATAATTTCATGGCTGGAATTGCCGTGGGTTTTCACGGCCCGCCGACCTTGACGGGCACTATTCGCGCCCTGACTGAACAAGCAATTCACAACGCTGTGGCCGAGGTGGTTCGAACGCTTGAACCGATGACTGTGGTTCCGATCACTCTGAAAAATGGAACTGGAGCTCTGATGGGATTGACTTCAGACAACAAGGGTCTTCGGATATTGATAAAACCGGCACTAGGAGAATTGGCCAGGTCTCCACGAAGACGGCGTTCCGAATCGCGCGGAAGAGAGTCTGTTTTATTATAAATTGAATAAACGCAGACTTTTTATTACTGTCAATAATTTATTTATTGGTCTTTATTACACGGCTCCTTCGGGTAACATTATACACGACTCGATTGCCTCTCTGGCAACCACTACCGCGTTCTGCATAGTAGGGATACACAGTTCTTGTTGTTGCGGCAAAACGACCAAAATGCCTGGCAAAAAACTGCAAAACCTGTACGGGGAATCTATTACTTGCGCCCCGGCCGTTGTAAAATCTGGCGTTGGTCCACTTTCTGACAACATGGCGGCGGCGTAAAAACTCACGTTTCCAAGAATCGAATAGGACCTGTCCCATCTCAAGTTTGCGTAGGTTGCTGCGGAGAGCGCATCGGGGAGAGACAGGGATTCCGCACGCGTGAAGGTTTTAGGCCATAATCTCAGATATGGGACGAAGTATTGCTCTCCGAGAAACTCTTCTGGGAAGGCGATTGGGGCGTCAAATATTCCAATGCGTACTCTTCGCGTTAGACATGTTCCGGAAAAATATATCGGAATGTCAAGAGATATTGGGGAAGATGCTCCCTTGCAGCGCTTTTCGTATAAAAAGCGCGGGCCCAATATTTCCACTAATATTGCCTGTAGTGCTGGTGCAAATAAAGGGTCGCCTGTGTGATCAAAAGCCGATTGAATCCCCTGTATCTCATCACTGGTCTTGCCAAAGAGTTCCGGTAGATGCTCAGGCAGTATGCTGATGTGATGATAAGATCTGTTAGAAAATATCCAACAAGGGCCCTGAGCACTAGGAGTAGGCCTTTGCTGTCGTATAGAGTTTCCGTGTCGTTCCTTGTCTACCATACTGTCGAGAAGCTGGTTCGTTATTTCAGCATTTTCTTGTGGTTCATCATCTTTTTTACGCCGGAGTGTTTGGCGTATCCAGCCACTCCGACCGGAGTGGGAGTTCTTAACTGAAGGTAATGATGGCGCGGGTTTCAGCGGAGGGGAAATCGGCCCAGATATTTCCAGTCGGTGTAGCTGAGGTTCCGATCGAGAGAAGCGCTTGCGGCGTCCAAACGGCATGAATTTGCTCAGCCAGCCCATGGTGTCTCGCCTAGAGAGTTCTGAGTTTCAGAGCAGGCTCTCGCCTAGAGAGTTCTGAGATTCAGAGCAGACCCTCGAACGCGTTCGAGGGCTTTTAGGTGCTTGTTGCATGGGGCGTGTACTGGGCGTGGATATAAGACATGTGCCTCGACGCCCGCCACGCACGATTTCCGCAGACATGAGTTCCATGGCCTGCTCTCGTTTTCAGAAACCAAAAGCGAAGAATGATAGTTCGCCCGAAAAATGTGAACGCACTGCCAAGCAAATTGTCGCAGCAAGTGATTATTGCAATGATTCGGAAAAATTAGAGGAAGAGATGGTCTTCGTCGGAGCTGGAAAGATTTCATATTCTTCGTGGATGTACGAGGCAATTTTTTCCTGTGATTGTATTCCCGACGGATCAGCGTTTGCAGTTGCTAAGCATGCAGTGATCCTAAATCGCGTAAACGGAGGCTTGCCATCTTGTCTTGGGAGTGCACATGGGTTGACCATTTACCCTGCCAGGACAAGCCAGCGTGGAAGGTTCAGCCGTTTAGCATACAGAAATGATATGTCCCCAGCTCCACAATCAGAAAATACTGTCGATGTGGATGGAGAGCTTGGAGCGTGCGCCATCGGCGTGTTGGAGATGGGCGAAGAAGTGTGGGCACATGAAGAAATGTTTTTTTTACCGGTGGTTCCTAAGTTAGATCGCATGTGGCCGTGTGTTCCCAATCCTGCTCTGTTTTGGGGCCTGGCGCGCGCGCTTAACAATCTTCCCCCCAAGATACTCGTTTCAGGAAAACTTGCCAAAGGGTTCATTTGCCCTCTATACTATCTTAGCGTACCAACTTTTGGAGAAGAGAGCAAAGAAACTTTCCTTCGCACGAGACAGAAGCAGCGAAGTCTATATGACCCTTTGTTTGACCCTGCTTCATTACTTGTTCAGCCACAATTTTTTGGATGTGATGGTATTAAGGATTCTAATAACTTTCAAGCTGGGCTTGGCATAGTTTTCCAGCCTCAGGATGGATGGACGGCAAAAACAAAGCTGCTCGAGTTGGACAGAGTTCGGTCGGAACTTGTCACACTATTTGCACGCCAGGAGCAGTCAAGGCCTATTACCGTGATAATTACTAGGGGGGCAGTCAGACGCCGGCTTGTGTTTTCTACTGTTGGAGGGTTTAGGTTTTCATCCTCGTTCGAACCCTCTGGGACACCCCTTAAAACCCACTCGGTGACTTTACATATTTAATGGAACACACATACGAAATAAAAGTTTGTCAGAAATGTATTTGCGTTTATTGATGTTTATGTTTCGGGTAATTATCCAAACAGATCAGGCCGCGTCGCAATTCCCATGTTCTTCCATGCTTCGGACACTGCTGTGCAAGCAGCCGTCTTAAAATCGCCTATCTCATCGGGGGTCCAATGAGAGTGCAATAAAATGCCGAGTCTAGGTGGATCGTACGCGTGGCAAATTGCTGCGCACAGAAACTTGCCGCACATGGGAGTTTCTTCTAAAAGAGCGCGCCAGAAGGTAAAGCCTCGCCCAGTAAGCCAGCTAGTAGCTCTTGATGCCCATGTATCTACCGCTAGATATGAGCGTTCGTCCGATGCCAATACCCCCGAAACTGGGAAAAACGCGCAAAGAATGTGAGTTCCTTTCGGAATCGAGGCTGTCTGCTGTGCGCGCGGTGGATGTATTTGGCTGTCGCCAATCGCAACACAAAACGGGATACGGAAAGCCCATTCTTCGCGGCAAGTAATTATCGGCGAAGCTATCTGTGATCGATACGCGCGTAACCCAGTAAATATCGCCGCTTGTAGTAGTCCGACGGGCGAGTGATGCGGGCTGTCTCCGTGCTTTAAATCAAGGATTTCTCCGCTTAGAGTAAGTGATGGAGGACTTTGAAAGAACAAGGCCCCGCTGAATGCGCGTACAGCAGCAACAACCGGAGAAAGTTCCAAATCCGAGATAAGTCCTAACATTAGAAATCCGACTCCATCTTTCCACTTGTCTGCAGACAACAGTTTAAAAGGCAAATACTTGGCTCCAAAAGTCATCGGGTTTTTTGAATGCACGCTATCAGCTACGGCTTGCCATCTTTGGAAATTTTTTAAGGAAGCTCTTTTCATGGCAAGAAGGAGCTGCTCGACGCCAATCTCTAAATTAGAATTAGTTGTGTAGGGAGTTCTAGTCATGATAATTGCAGTAGAAGGAATTCCAGTGTCGTTGGAAAGGGATTCTTGCGGATCCTCAAATAATGGTGCTGCTACGAATCGGATTTGAGAGTTATCGGGCTGTTTTGAGTCATGGTCTTGAAACACATGAATAGTCAAATCCTTGTTGCAATCCAGAAAAAACGATGCTGTGCCGTGCAGTACAGCTAGGCCATATTCTACCTTTTCTGTCCATAGTTTTCCACGATGTGTTCCTAATTCCATGTGAGACGAGTCTACAAAGTTTGCGAGGCAGTGAGTTACTGCAAAACGACATTCGCGATTGCTGGTAGACAGTGCTTTGGAAGCCTGAGACTGCTTCTTTGACGGAGCCATAGCCAGTTATTCGTGCTGCCGCAAGTGCAGTTGAAAAGGGTTTGTAAGGAACAAGGATTAAAGTTCGCTCTCCTCGTCAGACGGTAGCCGTACACGTCTAAATTGCGTTGCCGAGCTGAGGCAGAATTTATATATAGCCCTGATGGCACTCCATAGAGCAACCAATCCAACAAGTGCCCCTACCACAATACCGATAATGTATGCCTTGTCAAAAACTATTATGCTTCTGTCAAGTCCTAAAATTCGGACAGCAGTTCCGTGTGGTCCTAGAAGCGCGTAGTTATAGAACTCGGGGTTCATAGACTTAAAAAATGCAATAGATGAGTTGGCACCGGCTAACAGTTCTGATTGAACATATGCACTGTCTATAAAGAAAGCATCCTGGAACCCCCGTAGACCGTATTGAACTATCAGGTGGTTGCAATATATGCAAGTTTTCGCTCGTCCATTCAAATGACCATCCTCCATTTTTGCTGTTCGCGCGATTTGCGGTAGGGAGTTGCAACTTGAATTCACAAACGTTACAAACAAAGGGGCAGCTGTTGAGGTATCCGGAAGTCTGTAGGTCATTCCAGTGCTCGGCGGGCTACTTGTCATCACCCAACTAGAATGCGCGGTAACAGGGAGGAAAAATACGATGTGGTGTTCCAGGTCCCAGTTTAAACATTTCTTTACCTCTGGAAAAAACGCAGTTGCCAGGATCTGAGGGGTCAACAGAGCTTGTGGCGGTATCGGTGCACTATATGATGGCAATTCACCTTCAGATGATAAATATATTTTGGTGTAAAAAAATCGAAATGGAGCAGATGCTGTCAGAATTATTTTCCATGGTGCACTTCTGGAAATATCAAACCTTGTCGCAATTGCACAAGGAGAAAACCACTCTTCAATTTTCGATGCCTGTCCTTTCTTGAAGCTCCCGTCTGGTTGGGAGTGAATCTCGTTGATATCGGCTAGCCGGTCGACAGAGCATAAAATTGTCATGCGCCTGAGGAAGTTCCTTCCATGTTGTATAGAAAGTTGAGGAGCCCGCAAAATAATGTACGTAGAAACTGCCAATAACTTTCTGTACGCGGGGGTCATTACCTTTTGTGTAATGATTTCTCTGTAACTGTTATCTATTATTTCAAGAGCCAGTTGGCTGGGGGTCACTCCATCGATGCTCGCCAGGAATGCATTTTGGGGATCTTGTTCTGCAGTGATAAGCACCGCATTCATGATAGTAAGAAGCAGGTTATGATTTTTTATCATGGGTTCCCATGGCCTGTCGTGCATAATTTTAAGAATACTGGATGGGATAGAAGTAAGAGCACCACCGACATTCTGAATAAAGCGAATATTCGTTGTATAGTTTACTGAATTCGCCCCCCCAAAACACACTGCGACTTGGTCTGCCCATGTTTGCGTTTCTGCAATAAACTCGACGATCTCCGAATCAGTTACGTATGCATCGATCGTAAACTTTAGAAATCGAAACCACGCGGCCATAAACCGTGCTGCGAATCTTACAAAAAAAGACTCGTCTATGGTATTCGGGCAACCTGCGATTGCGACCTTCTGCAAAGTTAAAAAGTGTCCCGCGGATATTTGTTCGTCGAAGCTGGCCAGCTCTAAGAAATCTTGAGCAGCGGTCGTTACTGCTGTAAACAAATTTGGCCGATAATTTGGTCCAGCTGCGACGTTGATGCGCACAGTTAACCCCTGATCTTCAGCCTTCAGCATATAGGGCCATGACTTCAGGGACGTTTCTTTAACCTTCGCGCTGGTTGGTGTAATTATCATCTCTATTTGAGGAGAATGCTGGGTCGCGATTATAAGGGTCGCCACATTCAGTCCGATGTTAATCTTAAGATCTATGTCACTAGTAACTGCGAGGCTAATATATCGTGTAAACACAAATGGAAAAACAGTTTGTAAAGGATCACTGTAAATTACACGAATCGGAGCGATGATGCTCTCGCCCCTATGAACTGAGTTATTTGGTGGAAAGTTGACGAGTTTCGCAGATGTAAGTGCATTCCCCTTGTATCCTACCAAAAGTCGATGCTCAAGCTTTGGATCGTTGCTGAATTTTCGTGGTTGGATGGTAGCCTCGCTAGCAGAACCCCATCTCGAGTAAGTATAGGCTACGTACAGTTGTCCAAGCAAATCTAGAGCGATCGATAAATTCCTGTTAGCGCTTCCAGGAGGCCCAAAGATTAAGTTTCGATCGACAAGGCATAGTTGTGTGATGTGGCCGTTTTCGACTGCTGTCGCTATCGCAATGAATTCTTTCGGAGGGGCCAAATTTTCACTGGTGGGGGGCACGAAGACAATTTTTGCCTTTGCCTTGTCATCCCCTTTAGCTCTAAGTAATATCGCCAGAATGAGGAAAAATATTTCTCTCGCGTGTCCCATCGGCGCGGGTTGCTGGTGAAGCCACGCTCTCTCGAGTAAGAATGAGTACAAAGCAAGGAAATGAGTAAAGGACATACTCTTATTGTGAAGGATTATGGAAGCGGAACATTACGAACCCATATCAGCATTGTAGCGCTCTACTGCGTCAATTAAGCTCGCGATCGCCGCTCGTTTGGTTGTAAGAGAACTTGCCGTCTCGGCAAACTCTAAACATTTCAGTGCACATGCCTCCGGGGTGAGGCCATGTGCTGGTAAGTAAAAAATGCACAAGTTTTTCAATACCGTCGCGAGTTTTTGAACCACAAATGAAAGTACAGTTTTTAATCTTTCCCCGTGAACATTTTGCTGATCAAAAGCTAATATTGCAAATAGCGTCTGGTCGATTGAAGGATTGATTTCTGGAACAGTAGCAGTTTCTAAGCACTCTCTCTTGAATTTTAAGAGCGTGGCACTTGTTAAGGCTTCTTGCTCCTTCAACAATGCTGGATAAGATGTACGTTGGAGGTAGGTGGTAGTATTCATGAGGCAGATGTACGAGTTACGTAATGCACACAAATACGTCCAGTCGACCGTTTCCCCTGGGCGCCCCCTTTGTATTATACGCCGTGCCTGTTCGCAAATATCCAAATCCATTAAAACAATGTTGGAGTGTGTTGGAATGTCAGGAATTCCTGACAATAAAGTTATTAAATCTCCAAATTCGAGCGCTCCGCTTAGATATTGTGCAACAGGGAAACACAAACATGCCGCGAGTGGGTGCCTATCTACGAGGAATAAGACATCATCTGGTCCGGATGCAGCTGCGCTGTAGCAGCGTTCAGATCCCAAATAATTATAAATGACGTGGTTCATTATTCTTAGTGGGGCAGCAATAGTCATCTGAACTTCCGCTACGGCAACCGGAGACGCCTCCCGACATTCAAGTTTTCCGGAAGCCTTTAGGGTTTGTATTTCATTAATTTCTTTGATCATATCCGCTCCGCCAAACCATTGGCGCCATGCTTGCATAGGTTCCGCTAAGTATAGACGGCAACCTCTCCAATTTGGCATTTGCATCAACGTCTTTGCAGTGACTGTTTTACCGACTCCGAATGGCCCGTCGACGTAAAGAAGTACAACGCGGCGAAAGTCGGAGTCATCGTTCTCGAACTCGGAGCAAAACTGCACACCACCGGAAGTTTTCACGGCGCCAGCTACGGCCATCTCTGCGGGCTAGACTAAATGCCGGAATCCGTTGCCATAATCGCTTTTACCGAGCTCTCGTCAGATCACTGGAGGAAGTCTTTGAAGGGGGTGGAGACGGAAGGCTGGCCTATACGATAATTCCCCAATGCAAACCTGCCGGGGGCAAAATTGTAGTCATGTTTGAAGTGAACCTAGGGTTGCGGAAACCTGATTGCATTTGTTTGCTGGAGACACAACATGAAATGAAATGTATTGTGATTGAACTGAAAACATGTCGTTTTTCCAAATCTTTGATGACTGAAAGTAAATTAAGACAAGGATATACTGGCACTCTCCAACTTCGCGATTCTGCACGATTGTTGGAGAATCTGGCTGTTCCTGGCACTGAGAAAGTAAAGATTCTTTCTCTACTGGTATTTGTTGCTCAACGGGGGATGAACATCTTGGCGGTAAAAACGGTTGGGGAAACGGTTATAAATGTATCGTCTGAGCTTTTCTTTGTCACTCTAGCTACCAGAAGCCAGTATTTAAAGACTTTCTGCGCGAAATTAGAGCCACGCGTGTCGCATGCGCGCAGTAAGTATCAACAAGAAAGTGCAAAGAATGCGGATCTAGCGTCTCCCGCCCCTTCAGCCTTACAAACCGTAGCTGCATTGTTTTCGTCGCGCGTGGGAAAAGAGTCCGCAACCAAACCCGCGAGCTATTCCACTTCTACGGAGGAGTCCAAAAACTTGTCCGAACCATGTTTCGACCCAGATTCGAACCTATGAATTTACCAAAGGACAGCAACAAGCCGTCTACCTTGATGGTTTTAGCCGATCGTTTAAACTTTATCTCCTGCGCGGAAGGCTCGAGTAAATATGCATCTAAGCTTTTCGAAGGAACTCTAATAGACGCAGAAATCATGACCAATCGTGCAAGGATTGAAGATCTGGAAAGGCGGAACAGGGCTGCCAAGGCAGCTTTAGAGCAACTGGAAAATATGAGCGCTACTGTTCCCGTACATGTCTCATCGGCATTGCAAACTATTGAATATCCCCTAGAGACTGTAATTGATGTCTTGGATGATTTAGCCCAGCGGGCCGTGCAGGAGAAGGACATTGTTGGGTCTTATAAAACACTAGACATCCGTGCGCCTGGCGAGGATGTCCCTGCGAACGTAATTTGGATAGTTAAGAATGGAGAACCATTAACTTTTAATACAGATTTTCAAGTAGATTTTCTGACAACTTCGTTTGCTATTGCTGGCAATGGCCGGCTGGGATTCGGGTCTTGGTTTCGCGCGCTACAGACTCAGCTCCTAGATAACAATAAAGCTATCGCTAGGGTTTTGAATGTAATGGGAGACACGCGCATCTCGGGGCGGTTTATGAAAACGGCTATTCGAGCGCTGCGATCGGCGATGGAAATTTATGCTGGGACTCGACAATATAGCGGATTCGAGGCTACTGTTTTATGCTTACTGCACTACTCGCGGTCTAGACAATCTGCTTCAAACATTAGACATGGTCTTGATGTTTCTATATTTGAAGATGCATTAAGACATGTTCCAACGTATTTAAATTATATGCTGGAAGATATTCGGGCCGAGTGGGGCTCAGTTACATTTTCATTTGACCGGTCAAAACTCCCCGTAAACTTTTTTTCCCCAATTGACGGCAGAAAATATTCGAATGGAGTGTTCGATCCTCACATAGTGTATCAATTGCTAAAGCGTACTGGGACCCTTTCCACCACAGTACGAGATATAACGAAAGAAACTCTGCTTCCAATAGATCCAGATTTTGTTCGTTTTGATGACCCCATTGCTGCTCTCTCCATTTCATTTTTCCCTTCGAGACGAACGCCGTTAATTCTTCATGAAGATGATCCGCTTGTGCGAACGGTTATAGACTCGATATCTCTGCTCCTAGTCTTGCAAAAGCTAATGTTTAATAGTAATGTCTATACGAGCACACATCTCAATCGATTTCAGCCATCTGCGTTCTTTGAATTGCCACTTGGAACCCAATCGGAACAGGAGGCAGCTAAATGGCCCGTCGCCCCTGGGTCAAGACCTCAAGCCACCGCAAGCACATTTGATGACAATGGACAAGATATGGCCAGTCGCGACAACAACTTGTTCTTTTTATTCGAGAAATATGTTGTACCTATGTATAGATATGACAACAGATGTGAAGTTACTGGTTTCTTTCCTGGTTTAGCTGCACTCTGCATAACGGGGCGCGTTAAAGGAATACCGACAGCGGTACGGTTGGGGGAGTACTATTCCTCCCTCTGTAATCTAATTGAGCTTGATCTCAGAAAAACGTCACATGTGGGTAGCGGGGCAGCTGCTGTTTTGGCGGTACACGATTCATTGACAGGTGACGTTGAAGAGGGAGTGTCCAGGTTACTTGAGGTATTTGATGCAAAAAAAGCATTTGAAAGGAATATTGAGGACATTCAACGTGGAGTCTGATTCTGACCTGATCTATTTTATGTGTCTTGGATGCTTGCCACATCACGTGACATATGGATAATGCTTAGTATTTTCGCGATCGCGTCTCTGTTTAGACAATAAAAGGGTTATATCTTTCTGATCAGTCCGTCTGTTTTGTCAGTGTGTTGATACTTTGCGGGTCGAGTCGGTCTCGCTATGTCGGAGAACGTCGACATCAAATATATCTTCGTTGCCGGCTATTTGGTAGTATATGACCACCAAGAAAGTGCCGGGCGAGAATATGAGCTTACTCGCGAGCAAAGCAAATCGGCTTTACCAGTTTTGCCTGGAACAATTCCGATAAACATTGACCACGAGTCATCCTGCGTGGTAGGTACAGTGCTGACGATCTTAGACCTGCCGAGAGGACTGTTTTGTTTGGGTGTCGTGTCAACTGCTCTTGCACCTATTTTTTTAAGCTACGTGCAAGATGATGCTCTTTTTGCGAATGCCGAAGAGGGGATGGTTTTGACGGAGACAGAGAAATTTCTCTATCTTCTCAGCAACATTCTACCTTCTCTATCGCTCTCTTCAAGGCGGCTTGAAAAGAACGAAGTGCCCGGAAAAGATTTTTTTGCACACGTGGCGCTCTGTGAGTTGGGTAGACGTGAAGGCACGGTAGCAATTTACGGGGCCACCGCTTCGGAAGCTATTGGAGCATTTGATGATTTGAGCGCACCAATTAAAGAACAGCTGTATGAAATAGCTACACGTGAGAAATGTGCAGAAGTCCCTAGAGAGTTGTCGCGACCAGAAATTACGCGAGTCCTGATGAAGAAATTTATTCACGGGGCGTTTTTGATGGATAGGGGTACCTGTTTGAAAACGCGACGCGAGATGGCAGCTGTTTACAACCCGAAATATTTACAAGCGAATGAGGTAATAACCATAGGGATTAAGGAACACTCCGAAGAGACTCCTGAGAATGCTATTAAAGACCGTTCAGTTTCTACGCAAACGGCCCCAAGCTTCGATATAAGCGAGAGTCAGCAACCGTCCGGGCAAACACACGTTCCAGCCATGGAGTCGGCGACATGCTCCGGCCAGTTCTTGCAAACAAAAAACGGAGCTTCACCGTCCGCATCTCGTGAAGATATGGTCTATGTCCCATTCGAGAAGTATGCGAGTCTTCTTGCGGCATCAGCCCGCAGAGATAACGACCGGAGACCCGTGTCGCCATCACGAGAGTTTTCCCGTAGGTCGCGGGACTCTACTCACGAATGTTCACCAGGACGTGATATTTGGCCGCGTGGATTCGAACGACACCCTCGCCTAGAATCTTTTATGGGTCCGGGGATGAACCACACTTACAGACCGGCTCTTTACGAAGACCCAAATTTCTGCGGGCGTTTCCCATATATTCCTTATCAAAGCCCCGCATCTACTTACCCCGTGCATCCAAATTATTATAGTTCGAACTTCGGCCAGTTTCCTGGGGCTGGAACGTATCCTATACAGTATCCATCATTACATGAGCAGACTGTTGTTTCACGCTTAGATGCCTTGATTTCGGCTCTTGAGAAAAATAATAAACGGGATAGCGAATACTCGGAGAATAACCCTCGGAAGAGATCCGCTAGGACCATTTCTGAGAATGACCCGTACTTCCCTGGGGAAATGGTTCCAGCAAAAAAGATAACTACGGAGCAGCAGCTATGTGAAAAAAAGGAACCCGTTGGTAGCGGAATTAATGATATTTTACAAGGAATTCTGACCCTTCAAAAAGAGGTTGCCGGTCTTAAATCAGCTTCCAATGCCGATTCGTCTTCAGAGAGAAAAGAGGAACTAGAAAATAGTAATCAAGAGTCTGCTCGGGAGACAGTCGATGCTTCTATGCCAAAACGACTGAAAGATGCTCAGACAAAATTGAAAAGAAAGAAAGAAGCAGCCGCATTTGCGCAAATGATGGCAGACTGAGTCATGTGAATAGTAATGTCATTTTATTAAATAAACTGCATTTAAACTTATTCGTCTTCGCTTTCTTCTGCCCACGAAGGGTATTCGAGCAGGGGGTAGTCATCTTCCTTGGTTCGGGGTTTTCTGCGAAATAGGTTTCTCATATTTTTAGCAAAAGCAGAAAACCGCGCTTTCTGTCTTCGAGCTTTCTGTTCATCCTTGTGTAGAAGCTCAAGGCCTTTCAGAACTCTGGTGGCAAGTATCCTGTCGTCCTCATCACTATCCTCCTCAACCTCCTCCTCATCCTTGTAGTAACGTCTAGAGGGTCGTGGAGGAGTTCCGGCCGGGGGAACTGCGCCTGGGAACAGAACCTGAACTGGGTTTGATTTCAGGTTCATTACATATTTGAACGCCAGCAGTCCTAAAATAATGCTCACCACCACCGCTATCCCAATTCCGAGTGCGGCGAACGGGTTAGAAAGAAATGAGGCGATGCCAGATACTGTAGAAATTACTGCTGCCGCGGCTGTCATCACTACAGTTCCCAATGCCTTTCCTACTTCTCCAAGAGTGTTGCCAAAAAAATCTGCTATTGCTCTAAAGATTGCATCTCCCCTATCTCCACGTATTACAGTGTCAATGTCTCTGAACCTTTTGTTATAAATATTTTGATATCTGACCACATCATCATAGTTTAAAGTCCCAGTATCTCTGAGTTCCTCGCGAGTGTATACTTCGACGGGCACAAAGTCCAAATCTTCTAGTATAGTGGCGTTCAAGTTGATGAATATGCTCACTTCTTCGATCTCGGAAGCATTTACTTGTCTAACAAATGTATAGTCTTCGTAAAGAAGGTAGTTTTCTCCCAACAGAAAGTACCGTCTGTGATTGATCATGCATGGTTCTATCAAATTCCGCCCTTGTAAAATTTCATTATGTTCTCCGAGTTGGCCTAATATGTCAAGATTGTGGTTTTCTGTTGAGTTCGCAGAAAACTGTGACTCAGGGGAGGACGAATACCTGAAAATAAGTACTGGTCTGGTATAGCACATGGTTGGGTCCCCTGGCATGCGCATGGAATCCTGCATCCTAATATTTTCGATTGGAATTTCTATACATTTTGATACCGCTACGATGTCTCCCAATAGCCTGGCGCTTACAGGTTGTCCGAACAAAGATGTCATCAGTGAGTTCGGGTTTAGTTTCTTCATCTCATGCCATACAATCAGTTGGCGGTTCTGAAGCTCACACCACGCTTCCAACAAATTTCCGATAAGCTCGTTAACATGGGCTTGGATTTTGTCGTATGCAAATTGTAACATGGCAAATGTTGCAGAACTGTGGGTAGTAATTCTATCACCCTGAGGTCCAGACTGCAGCGACGCCGTGCGGCGACCTGCGGCTTGGCGACGCTCTCTCCCTCTCGGGAGATGATTTTGTCTTTGTGCCTCTTCTAGGTACATTTCAGCCAAGCCATGGCTCATGAGTTTCTGAAATGCGATCAGAAATCCGCCACTACCGAGATAGTATTCGATGTCCCCAGAACGGACATGAGTCGAACTATACTTTCTGGCAAAGATGCCATCTATGGCCTCCGTGGCTATGGTAGGAACGCATTCAGCCAAATGAAGCCTGCTGATGTTAAAAGGTTGTTTTCCGGACGAGAACGTCATAGTCATATCTTTAAGTGAAAAGTGGTAACTGTTTTTGTACGAAACACGAACTGCTTCCGGGACTTCAATCCATTTACTGAGAGTACATACAGATTCCTTTTCTTCCATTGCATCCCAGCCTATAGTGAATTGTTCATCTGTTAGAAAGTTTCTTTTTTTAGGGGGTCTTATTTGTCCGGTTTCCAAATCCCTGACTTGATAATTTGCGATTTCGAGAAATCTATAGTCTCTGTAGACACTGTGACGCCTTGGTCCGGTCGTGTTTTTGGTATAAAAAGGAGAAATTTCTACTGTATCACCTGTCGCCATTCCAAAGTAATCATACGGGTATACAGATCTAGCCTGTAGATATTCCACAACACAGTCGACCGATGTAGACGTTCGGTATCCCAGGGTTTGATGTCGCTTAGTAAAGTTAGTTGTATGAAACGCCTTGGAGACAGTTGATCTTAACAGTGATGGAACCAGGGGCAATTTTTTTTCTGCTTCATCATTGTCGTAAGCTTCAAAAAACATGAAATTTTTATGATACGTTGCTTTGGATGAGCATTCTCCCGATCGATCAATCCTGACAATTTCATGATAGTCTATTGGAACCCTGGTCACGTACTCATTTGTTATTTGGGGTCTTGAGAATAATGCCCACGTAGTAACTGTGGTTATATGTTTATAGTATAGAGTCACATTAAAGACGTACGGGGCAATGTTTTGCTTGAAGACTACGGCAATTCCTTCAGTCATGTTAGTCGAATCGGCATGTCGGTGACAATGTCGTGGCTGGGCAAGCCTCGCAACACTGGCGCCAGTTGGAGATGAGCACGCAAAAATTCTGTTTCTAATCTGGGGTTCTTTCGGTGCCCCCGACCCAATGGCTTCGGAGAAAGAGATTTTTCCAACATCCATGCTGGCTGTATCACGAGGGTCTATTATTCCAGCAATTCCGTGTGAATCTTGAGATAGGGTAGATGGGATCAGGATTGCCACGCACACGCAGATCAGCATTTTCAAGCTAGCCATGTCAATGTTCACGGCGATGTAGGATTGCATACAGGACCGCGTATAAATCTTTCTCTACTATGATAGTAGACGCTGGACCCAGTTTCCCGCGGTCATCGACGCCCCACACTGCAACTAATGGATGTTCCTCTTCAAATGTTAAATATAGCCCGTTTTCCAAAATCGGGCCGTCGAGGTCGAATTCGACACAATCTGCTCGCAGTAACTTAGTGTTACCGCTGTGGAAAATTTTCTCGAAAGCCGTTGTAGCAAAGAGTGCCTCTCTGATATATCCGCACGCGGCTCTCTGAATAGCAGTTGAATTAGAAATGCCCGCGAAGTTATAGAATCGGCGAAACTCACTTGTCATCCAATCACATGATCTGTGACGTTTTGTAAAGTTGGCCAACTCTTCTTTCAAATGAGGAAGAAGTCCTACGTTCTCTACAGAAAAGTATATAGACGTGTTTGGGGGTTGGGGAAATCTCTCCTTGTGATGTTTGAAAAGGGGGCCGCTTAAAATTTCAAAAAACCGATTGGTGAGGCGCGGTAACATGGTTTGGTCGATTTGGTATCTGGTGATGGAAGAGCGTATGTATTGATGCCAATCATAAGCACGCCCATCATTTTGATCGATGCGTAGAATTTTCGAATGTAGAGACTCTTCAGCGCAAACAATATCCAGAAATGCGCGTCTTGCTAGAAACGCATTCTTTAGCGTTACGTACATTACCGGAAGAGTTTCTCCGTAAATATTCACACGCATTAATTTTTCTAGCTCGGCTCGCTGAATTTTAATGCATCGATCCAAGTTTGAAAATGATCGTGCAGAAAGCTTTTCGACGTAGTTCTTTTGTCTGACATCAAGATCTCGCTCTGCCTTTTTTAGAAGAACTTCTATCGAATCCTCGTCCCTTTCAATAGTTCCTCTGAGGTTAGCAGTCAGGTCGCTTGTACTAGTTCCTTCTGTGACAGGTTGTGTCTCCTTGTCTGAGCCACGCAGTTTTTCCACTAATTCCTCCAGTGCATCTGTATCTACTTTCTCTGGGTTTCTTAATCTGCGAAACAATGGGAGGGATAGATGGTGGTCATAGCAGGCTTTGATCAAGGCAGCTATTTCGGTATCCGGTGAAGTGGCCAGTACTCCTGTGATCAGCGTATCCACTAAAGAATGTTGTGGGGATATTAACTCAGCTTGCGCGACCCTGTGAAAATGTGCATGCACCTTTTCAAACAGTGTTCTTTCTAGACGGATGCATTCCTGTTCAAAGTCTTCAGCTCTTTTGAACAGTTCGCTCAGATCTTTGTCTAACTGCTTTAACACAGATTGTGAAGTAGTAGTTTGTGACTCTACTCCGCTGGGGGTCCTTTTACCCGACGCTAGCCAGTATTGTAATTCACTTAGTTGATAGACGGGCCCCGGTGGTTCCGTAAACACATCATATTTGTTTAAGATTTTGGAAGCTTCTGACTCTCCAGGGGAACTTGATAAGGTGCGTCCTGCTTCGACGTGGTTTTCAGCTTCGATGCGAGTCTCGTTTGAAAGCACATTTTTTAATTTTTCGGGATCCACATCCCTTAAAAATGGAAGATGGCGTTTAAGGTCATCCGTAGATACATTGACCGGAAACTGTCTTGTCAAGTGATCACAAATTTTGTATCCAAGGCGTCGATAAATTGTTTCTCCCTGATTAGCGGTTACACTAAGCTCTTCTAAACACACATAACACGGCTGACCATGATCGTAAGTATCCGGTGCTGCTACGAGACTTCCCCCCGAGCTGAGAACCAAAAACTCATCTATTGTATTTAGAGCTTCAATTGCGTTTTTACAAGATACTACGCAGTGACAGTAGTTTAGTTGCTTCATAAAGTTTTCTACATCGTTGATCAGAACGAGTTCCTTTGAAATAATTGAACTCATTCCATATAATTGTAGCTGGACCTCCGCATGCAAAGGACAGATGAATCCTTTCCCGTACCCAAGCGTAGCTTCAAAAAAACATTTTCTATCCTTTAGGACAGAATACTTGTCTATCTCATTACACAAAGCTGCTATTTCGGAGCACGCTCTTCGAAGCCAGAGCCACACGCAATATGTCTGAAGGGTTAACCTATAATTTACTTGCATAGAGAGCTCATTAGAAAGGAGCGAATGAATGTACAATGCCATTAGCGCGTTGTGTTTGATTCTCGACCGCAGTCGCTTCTGCAACAATATCTCTGGATCGCAGCGCTTCAAAATATCTATTTGAAATAACAGCGTCTGTAGCTGACCTGCCAGAGCCATAAGGCGTAACTGTGTTTCTTCAGCCATATTCCCCAGTAAGAATGAAACAAAATACGTACAAGGACTTTCTTATATTTATTTGTTTATTCTGAGCACGCGCAGTTACTGTTAACAGAACAGAATATCAGCCGATAGCGAAGGTTTTTTTGCACTTGGCGCGCCAAGTTCAATATCTTCGCTGATGTCGCCAGTGTTAGTATATTCATCCTCGTCTGCCCAGACCAACATCTCTCCTGCATTTTCCGGGCATGTATCTTTCCCCTCTAGCTCACTGAGCATACTTTGTGCGGTAGCCACGGACCACCCATTCTGACTTCCAGAAATGTCCTCACGGAGCTCTACTAATATATTTACCAGATACTTGTCGTCAGTAATTGCCATCCATGTTTCGGCAGTAATGTCTTTCATTCCTTCTCCCAGAACTCTCAGAACGGCTGTGTAGATGGAAGTGGGACTACCTCCTGCATCAATTAGGCTTCTCACTTGAGAGGCAATGGTGTTTTCTTGAAACCCTGATGCCACTTGCCCAGATGACAGAATAGTTCCTACCCTTTTACAAGCAAGTGCAAACTTTCTGACGGGATCATTCGTCAGCGCGGAATTAACCGATTGGGACCCTGAATTGCCTATAAGGCTACCCCAATTGCCGGACTGAAAGACGGTGGTCGAGTTTTGTTGTCCTACATATTTGCTGATCATAATCCCTAACATTACTATAGGTTTAGAACTCAATACCACGCGGCACGAGTTTGACGTACTGGATCCGTTGAACACGACGCGGTTCTTCACCTTAAACTCTTTCAGTTTCAGGACTTGTCCCCTAGAAAGAGAATACTCATATTGTGCGATTGCCTGTTCTGTGTTTGGGCGCATTGTATCCGGAGCGTTAACACACGGAACTGATATTGAAAATGGCTCATATTTTCCAGAAAGGAATCCTTTGTCCAGCATCCCGTTAAAGGCTGATCTTAGGGCCGGCATGGCAGAAGAACGGAACATTTTTGACTCTGGTTGCCGCGTATCAAATGTTCCATGGATTTGACTGAGAATCAAATCTTGGAAAAGTATTGAGCGAGTCTGGGCGCACAATAAGCTAAGTACTGGACAGTACGCAGAAGAATACGGTTCAGGTGATCCAAATGTATGTACGATTGAGGATAAGTGCTCTTTGTAATGATATGCTCTCACTCCTGAGAGGGCAGAAATGAACTTAGAGCATTCTGATCCAACGAAGTTCTGAATTTTTTCAAATACAGTTTTTAATTCTGCTAGGCTTGAAATATTATGCGTGTCTTCGCCCGTGTCTTTGTTTATCAACCCTTCTGATACTAGATATTGAAAGACTCGCCAGCCTATGCCCCTGTATGTGTCATTCATAACTGCTTTGGCTGGTTCACCGTCACCTGCCCTCTTTAACTGGGAATACGGGGCAAAATTCCCCAAAATGTCGCAGTCCGTGTAGTCTCCATCAACTGCTCCTATCACTGCGATAGGGCTTCTTCTCATGGTTCGTGGAATAGGAAAACGGGTTCTCAGTCGCTGCATAGTGTAACGGATGCAATGATTCCTAGACTCGTCATTGCACCACCGGCATTCTGGTACGGCTCCAGTACAAGGCGCTTTTCCACTGTTAGAAATCGAAATCAGATTCATGTTTGGCCGAGTGCTGAGTTGCTTGGAACATTTTTCCAAATAAAATATGATACGGGACAGGAGTTCGGGGCTAAAACCACAGGCATATGCGAGGTGCTCAGGATCATATTCGAATGTGTTCTGAGGTGTGAGCGGAGATGGACATGTGCCTTCCCAAACTCTCTTCCCTGAGTAGTCCACCTGGGGGCATCCCAATAAATGCAATCCACATGTCAGATAAAAACGGGTTAGTCCGCTCGAGGCGCGCTCGCCGGGCTCCGGCGCACCCCCATCGACTACCTCACTTGCATAAAGGGGGGAGTTATTTGAAAAAATTGCTGCTCCTACAATGCCGGCCAATTCTGCTGAGAACCGATCGAGAGCTTGAACGCGCTCCATTTGAGTTTTGCAATCGCAGAACAACGGCCACTCTTCATACGGCAGACCGCAGCCATTATCAAAGGGATATGGAGCGCAGGAGACAGAGAGTCTAGTTGCCAGCGCAAGTTCAGCAGCCAAGCTACAGGCGGCGCGCCGTTCTACTTCTACATTTTGTTTAGGGGGTCCTGTTTGTTGTATGTTCTGAGCCAGCTCGGTAAAGGTCTTGTCCGAGGTTAATACACAGCCTTCGAAGCTTCCATCGAACGCGAGCATTGCCGCTCCGCGCGCCACGGCTTCTAGGTCTCTGGTTCTCAGACTTTGTCCCTGTGTTCCGAGTGTTGCCCCATGAATGAGTCTGTTCAAAGCTTTGTTGAATAATGGGGTAGGGTAAATGCAGCCTTCACCGATGTTACGGCTGTTTGAATCAAATGGGTTACGGCAAATCCGCAGCGCGATGTCTGGCATGTACATTTGCACAGGGTAGATTGGTATGCGCGTAACATGCTTAGAATTGATGTAAAGCGTCTCGACTGATCCATAGTGAATGTATGTGTTGCATACATACACCGCCTCACAAAACGGTTCGGCAACTACGAGATAGAGCATCGTTTTGTCAGGGTCCATATTCAGGGATTTGCAGATCTCTTCTCCTGTAGTTTCGATGGCATTTGGAACCGGTCCATTTGGGGGTAGTGAACTGAACCCGAACCTTTCCCTTGCGTCCTCGCATATTTTTGTGAGGTTTGGAGTGAATGATGTAGGCGGGATGCACTCTCCTCCATGAAAGATATATACCGTTGTTGAAAAATGGCAGGGAGATAAAATAGCCGTACAATTACCTCCAACGACTCCCGATGACTTAGTTCCGATGACTGCTGCGACGTTTGGCTTGAAATCAGACTCTACAGTAAGCCCCCGTATGAGAGGAGCGATGGCGCAGGAGGGCTGGTCTTGACTTTTGGCGCACAGTATCTTCCATTCCTTTCCATCAATCTCTTCGCGGGGTCTTGCATATACGTAGCCAATTGGCCCAATACACCATGGTCCGCCATCCGACTTTCCGCCCTTAGTTGTGCCAGATGAACTCTTTTCCATTTGCGCGAGTTATCTCAGACAGTATGATCTCAGATCAGAGTTCCGCGTAGTAGAGTAGTCTCCGTCACTGAGCACGGACTTAAGTACCGCGGAAAGGACACACCTATGTATACTTTAGAGAGTTCATAAATATCGATGATTGCAGTAGCTGGGCACCGAGTTTGTCACTCTGCACTATGGACACTTTTTCCTCCGCCGGTACTGGAGCTGCTCGTGTAGCCCCGATAATTGGCCTCGGGCCGCACTCTGGCGCGTCTTATTATACTTCTGTGAGAGAATTCCCGTATGTATGTCCAACGTGCATTAATGGGGGCGGAAGGATAGGAACGCAGATTGGAAGGGCTACAAGCAAACCAACCTTTTACCACAACGAGCGACAATTAGACATCTTGACAAGCACACATGGAGCGTGGCCCGTCAGGATGAAATATTGGAATGCTGGTCCTGGAATGACTCACCACAACAAGGGAGATGTAAAGTTTTATGAATTTCACGTTTATGACCTTTTTGAAAACACTGAGATCGCTCAGTCATGTGTACGATGGATGCATTCCAGATTTCTTGATACACTGAAACCGACCGGTACTGTAATAACCTTAGTTGGAAATTCTGCATGCGGAAAGCGCGTCGCCGTTCATGTGTATGGATCTTTGCCATACTTTTTTGTTAAAAAGCGAGAAATTGACCAAGCCGCGAAAGTCACGAACTCGGAAGAGTTGGCGCATGCTCTAGCATTAGCGACGCGTAAGACATCTTTAAAAAATTCACCTTTTCTAGCTGTTTCAGCGGAAAGTTTTTGCATTGATGTTGTTCGGCGCAGAGACATTTATTATTCTGAATCTGAGGAGGAGGACTTCTACCGTGTAAAAGTGTGTAATGGCAAAGTGATGAAATTTATATGTGATAATTTTTTCCCGAGCGTACCTAAATATGAAAGCAATGTTGACGCTATTACCAGGTTCATCCTCGACAATAATCTGACTTCTTTTGGGTGGTATCGCTTTAGAGCTCAAGGTGGCGCACTCCAAATTCGAGACCCAGGACAACATGCTACATCAGCTGATGTCGAAATTAACTGCACAGCAAGTAATTTGGAACTCGGAAACAATGTCTCGTGGCCAGACTACAAATTACTGTGCTTTGATATAGAATGTAAAGCCGGAGGGGCAAATGAGTTTGCATTTCCTTCTGCTGAGAAGGTAGAAGATCTTGTTATCCAAATTTCGGCAGTTACATATTCTTTGTTAACTAAGGAAAAAGAGCAGGAAATCATTTTTTCCCTAGGGACCTGTGAACTTTCCGAAGATTGTAGTGATGGGATAACTGTATGCAAATGTGGCTCTGAGTTCGAGCTTCTTCTGTGCTTTATGACTTTTTTCAAGCAATATTCACCCGAATTTGTGAGCGGATACAATATTCTAGGGTTCGATTGGGCCTATCTTTCTAACAAGCTGAGCAAGGTGTATGGCATGCGTCTCGATGGATATGGGAAAGCAAACTCGTGGGGGACATTCAAACTTCAAGATCCGTCTGCGCGCGGACTTGGAAGATTCAAAAAAGTCAAAATCAATGGCGTCGTCAACATTGATATGTTTACCATTAGTTATGAAAAGCTAAAGTTACCATCTTATAAGTTAAATGCAGTAGCAGAGTGCGTTCTTGGAGAACAAAAAATTGATCTGGCTTACAAAGATATCCCAGTCATGTTTGCTGCAGGCCCTAAAGAAAGGGGGAAAATAGGGGAGTATTGTTTGCAGGATTCTAGACTGTCAGGGAGTTTGTTTTTCAAATTCTCCCCTCATTTAGAAATGTCCGCTGTCGCTAAATTGGCCTGTATACCCTTGACAAGAGCAATAGGCGATGGACAGCAGCTGCGCGTTTATACATGCTTGCTCCAACGCTCTACGGCGTCCGGGTTTGTGTTGCCGGACAAAAAGAGTGCGTTTTCCTTCGGTTCTACTCTTGCTTCAGACGCGTCTGATGCACCTGCTACAAGAAATGTAGGCTACCAGGGAGCCAAGGTACTAGATCCAGAAATAGGATTCCATGTAACTCCTGTGGTTGTATTCGATTTTGCCAGTTTGTATCCGAGTATTATTCAGAGTAACAATCTATGTTACAGTACGTTAACGCACGACCCCGCCGCACTGGCAGGTCTACAGCCAGAAAAAGATTTCTTCCAGATTGATGTTCAGGGTCGGAAATTTTATTTTGTCAGGGAGCATATTCGCAAAAGTTTGCTGTCAGACTTGCTAGGTGATTGGTTATCTATGAGGAAAGCCGTGCGCGCAAAAATCAAGACAGCCGAGACTGAAGAAGAGCGAATCTTATTAGACAAACAGCAAGCTGCCTTAAGTTGTCTGGAACTCTGCTATGGGTTTACTGGGGTGATGCATGGAATGCTTCCTTGTTTAGAAGTTGCTTCAACAGTTACAGCTATAGGAAGGGACATGCTTTTGCGTACAAAGGCGCACATCGAGAAGGAGTGGAGAAGTGGAAATCAATTTGCCGAAAAATTTTTGCCCGGGTCCGAACGTATTCAGCTAAACCAATACTCTGTCCGGGTCATTAATGGAGAAACTGATTCTGCATATTGTGAAGTTTACCGGAGTTTACATTTAAACTTTAACTCAAGTTGGTGGCTGCATGGCCGAATAGATTTAAACAAGCGCTTTTTAGAGGTCCGGGTAAAACTTGAGTGGAAAAGATTTTCGTGCGCCCTGTTACTCATTGGTAAGGAAAAATACATTGGGGTGATGCATGGAGGTAAAATGTTGATGAAGGGCGTAGATTTAGTCAGGAAAACAAACTGTAAATTTGTCAATACCACAGCCTCCCGATTAGTGAATCTACTTTTCGAAGACGACGAAATAGCGATGGCTGCAGATACAGCAAGAGCCGGATTTGAGGATTTTGACTGTCTTCCGAGCGGACTTACTAAGCTTGGCCGGTTGATTGCAGAGGCAAGGCTAGCTATTACCGGCAACGGACTAAACATTAGGGACTTCATAATGACCGCGGAATTAAGTCGTGCGGTGGATAACTATGCCAGTTTGAAATTGCCTCATCTCACGGTTTATCAAAAGAAAGCTGCTCCGCGCGAAGAATTACCTCCAATTAAAGAAAGAATCGAATATGTCATCATAGAACCGGGACAATCTGTCCCGAATGATCCAGCAACTGAGTCTTTTCCTAACTAAAAGAAACTTCTTAAATTTCTTAGCCTGGCAGAAGATCCAGAATGGGTCGTATCAAATGGTCTAAAATTGAATGTAGAATACTACTTTGATTCGCTTATTAGAACATTAAGTGTAACATTCAACGCAATTTTCGGTGATGCAAAAACAGCAGAGGATGTTTTAAGAAGCTTTATTCCAGAGAAAATACAGTTTTCTGAGAAAGTTGCAGAGGCTCTTGCACGAAACACCGCGACATTTGTATCCATCCAGAAGTAATCGGAGGGCTGTAAGTTGCAAATGTTGAATAAAGTTTAGTGTATTCGTGAATTTTTTCGTCTGTTACTAGGATATCGCAGTATCGTCGATACACTGAATCCGGGGTCAGCTTAACGCGGTGATGCTCAGAGGAACCTGGGCCATCTTCTTTGGAAACGATCAATAAGAACGTACCAGCGAATACGTCCACGTGCCAAGTGTATCCTGGGCAATTAAATATTAATTGTTTCAGAAGCTTTGCCCCTAGATGAAGTGGCGTGCTCTGTTTAAATACAAAATACATAAGGTATCCCGATGGAAACTTCTTAGATCTTGGATCGTTCACCAAGAGAACGGTAAAATCTTGAGAGAGTCCGCCCTTTACTGTATAGTATGCATAAAACAAAGTCGCCTGGGCCAGTAGATTTTTGATAGTGTCAAGTAGGAATTCGTTTTCATATGCTCCAGATCCAACTACCGATTCACCTGAAAATACCCGCAGGGACGCCACTAACTCTTTGAATTCGACCACAGAGCTCAGGTGATGGAGAAAGGCCAATTCCAACGCAGGCAAGTCTAACGGTGGGGCATTTGACCATCCATATGAGCAAAGTGAGCAGCATCCACCAGGTCCAACGGTGTAGCCCATCTCGGAAAGAGAGATACAGTCGCCAGGGGCAAAACTTGCATTCACATTGTAAGGAAGGGAGATATTTTCTTGGCGTATGACAGGAATCGTCATTGTTCTGAGAAGGGAGATAGTATCTTCCGGAGATGAAGCCGTTAGCTTGAAAAAAGCATCGAAGAAAGTTCTCCGTGTGTCTAGATTAGCCCTTGACCTAGACGATCGCCTCTTCGATCTGAGGTATGAGATGTAGCGATGGCGTTCGATGGCCCCCGTAATACCTTCTCGTCGGATGCGCAGAGCAGCGGCGCGAGAACGGAAGTCAGACATATCGAGTCAGTGCGTGTTCTAAAGCAATGCAGCTGATTCCGTGCCTCTTTAAATAGGTCTCAGCGCCGCGAATGAAAGAATTTAAAGCGGTAGGGCGAGGAGGAGAAAGCTGGTAAGCTTTAAATGTGAAGGCTAGAATCCACAGCCCGCGGCAAACCCGTTCTTGAAATATGTTAGCCGTGGCGATTTCGGCTTTATAAAGCTGCAGCAGTTCTGGGTCCTTGGGTTGGCCTTCCCACAAAACTTTTGGATTTACGCGAAGCGTATTAACTGCACACAATGGATCGCAAAAAAAGTGTTTGTAAATTGCGTTTGCCCCGGCCATCCTCAATAAGGTTAACATTCGCCCCCCATCGTTTAACGCAGTATAGTCTTCGAACGTTTCTAATGCTGGTTCAATCCCATCGAACAAGCTGCTATTTACGTTACTGCAACCGACTACTTTACTTTTCAGCTTTCGAAGAGCATGCCAGTGTTCCCGAGTAAGCATGAGATTGCACAACACGCATTCCCCTCCAGTATCTCCTCGGCTAGTCGGGTGAGGCAAAATAGACGCCAAAATTGGGCCAATGGCAAGTGATGGTTTGGTATTGTCGCAAATGTACTGCTTCGCTGTCTTGGGGAGCCTAGTATTTTTGACCTGTTGGATTAGCGTTGCGTGAAAGTTCTCCACTACGGTATTTCTTGTCCGAATTATAGGGGCAACGAAATTTTCTCCATTATCATTTGTATCATCATACTCAGGCTCGTCGCTGCAGCTGGCATCGAGTTCCCGATTTGGCATACCGGCTGTTCCAGCAATTAATAATGCCGTCAGGTCGGTAAATCCCCATTTACTTGGGGTTGTCAGGGTTTCGCTTGGTCCCCCTTCCACATATTTTGACTCCGTGCTAATATCTTCTAAAGCAGCTTTTTGCGCACAGGTTCGAAAAGCGAAGGAGGCAGTCTCTGTATTTTTCCTCTTTAACATACACTGCGCGGAGCAAAAACACTCGAGTGGTCTGGCATACTCACGCCATTTTAACAAAGCCACGGCCATTCCGCTACTTTTTGGGAAGTTGAAATCTGCAGACGCGCCAGAGACCGGGGCAATTTTTGCCCTAAGTGCTTCTTGATATCTAGTAGATAGTAACGCATAGCGTGCTACCGACTGCACTAGGAACGAATAATTATTTAGATCTATTTTAGAGTCCAGTCCCCCTTCCACCGCTTTGAAACAGCCGTTAAAAAAGAAGTGCTTCTGAATATCCCCGAGGGAAAATTCCCGACGGCTTATAGCGCCAACTAAAGAGGTGCTGTGGGAATGCAAGTAGTGTTTGTCCATGATGAAGATGAACTCAAAAGCAGTTATGAAGGTAGATGTAGCACACAGGGGGATGCTTTGAGATTTGAAGCACAATAAAGAGTAGTCCACCATCCATTCGGGAGTCACGGGGAATTTTTTTTGATATTTGGTAATAATCTTGCAGACGGCGCATGATTTATCTAGGGTGTATAAGTCAGCCATGGTTTCTACGAAAGAATCAATGTCCGGAATTCTGTTTTGTTCTTCAGCTTGTTCTGTACTTTCTTCATGATATATTTCAATTAGGTGAGCTCCATACAATAGTTCGTCCGACAACTTGTCATTAAACGTCAGAATCGCCGGGTCGTAGCCAGTATATAGTTTTGAGAGCACTCCAGCTTTCCATCCCTTGGAAAGTTCAGTGCGAGTTTCTGCAGTTGATCGTTTGGATGTCATGGCATCCACAGTTCCGAGGCGTCTTAGTGAATTGGTAGATGAAGAGGAGTTAGCGGAAAGGCCACTCTCAGAACTGTTCAGAAAGTATATTGGATCTGCAGGTAGTCCGGTATATGAAATATGGTTTTATGACCTATCGCCTCCGGAAATTGAAGTAGCTCTGCCTACTACCGATGCTAAACTAAACTACCTTGCGCACACAGCCAATGTCGCGGCCGAACTTCGGTACCGCAATTTAGATGGGAAAAGGATGTGCGCACACGCAGAACTTATTGCTCGCCGTCGTGAACGGTTCGCGCAAATTCTAAGTAAGTTTTTGGATCTTCACCAAATTTTAGGGGCGCTAGAACCTTGTTAGTCTGGTAGTATTATAAATAAGAGGGCGAGTGTGTATGGTATTAAGACGGATCCAGAAGATCATAAAGAAAGCAATGAAACCCCAAGGCGCCAGAAATCAAGGAGACAAATACTGTCAATTGGTGCGCTTCGTGAATGCTGGATTAAGCCTTGCCGGAACGACAGCGAGTCTGGTGTATACCAGAGATAATGCACGTCTCGCACCCACTGGAGATATTTTTACGCTTCTTGCTAAACTTGACGGTCCCCCAATTCCAGCGGAATATATCCTAGAGGCAATGAATAGCTTCCTTAATATTGGAGAGTCGTGGCTGCGTATTCAAAATACGGGCCAGGCTGTCATTGTTGCCGGATGTTTTACCAAGACCGCTAATTGCAAAGACCAAATATGGCCTGCTTCTAGTCCTACCATATCTTTAGCGGCTGCAAAATCTCTGTGGGTAAGTTCCTCATCGGTGAAGGAAATGAAAAGACTTCAAAAGTTAAAAAACGCCCCGCTCGCAACAATGATGTACATTAGTTTTTACAGGGGGTCGAGAACTGATATTACCATCAGATTCGCATTTTACCGCTCAGACTCGGAACCCAATTTGATTAAAATTACTCGCAGAGTGCAAGAGGCTATAGACTCCGCGGAGCAAGAAGATTCATATAAAACGGCGGCCCTTCTTAAAAAAACGTTGATGGAAACTACAAGCGAGATGCCCACAAGTCACTCGGTTGCTGAGTCGAAGCCATCACGTTCTATTTTCGAGCGCGTCACCACATATTTTCGAATACATGTAAAATGTTTAAACCCGAGGTCCTTCTCTTTACAGCCACTGATGTGGGTGCTTATGGGTGTGGCATGGCCTGCTTTTTTGACACTACTGATCTTCTATTTAATCCGAGTACAGGCGACGAGCTGAAATCATACCACACCTGGAGGCAGATATGAGCAGGCAATCTAACTCTCATTCCACGCCCCAACCACAGGACAGAGTCAATGCGGCCGCAGAAATGTTGAAAGCTTTTTTATTGACCCCTCCGAGAGATCGAGCTCCGGACTACATGCAAACCTTAAACGGAATTACCTTGGATCAACTCACGGAAGTAGCTCGAGCCTTGAAAAATGAAATCCCGAGAGAAGATACAGTTCGGCAAAATATTCTTAGAAATAATATCACACTCGCGCTAATGGCTTTAAACCGAGCTCCAATGCTTCGAGATCGGTTAAATATAAGGCCCGTATTTGCTCGCCTTTCAGGCCCTCAAGGATTGTGGACGTTTGGAGTGAGACAACGCACCAGGCCAAGACCGAGACGCTAAGCAAAACGCAATAAATATACCAATTTAACCCAGTATTATTTTTATTTTGTGTGTTTCATCCGCTATGCGGGCCTGCTGATCTAAAGCGTAATCTCTCGCGTGTTTTATTCCTTTAAGCACCATGCGGCAGGTGACTGACAGCGATGCATAAATATCACTGCGCGCGGTGGGTGGCAAGGGACTAAGAATTTCTCTTTCACCCGCTTTAGACTCTTCCGCATCGCTTGCAAGGTCTTCTGATGGGGCTTTGTCATTTATTGAGGTTCCGGAAGATATCTCATTTACAGCATCATCCTCTTCCGAACTAGAATCAGGTGGAGTCTGAATGGATTTCAGATAGGGTGTGATCGTTCCATCCCGCAATGCGTTGTCCAATTTTCTCAAATAAGTATCTAAAGCTTGAGTATCCCTTACTAACCTTTCTCCCTCTTCAATGCGCCCTTTCTTATGTTCATCGGCTCTGCGAGAAGATTCCTCGTGAAGTTTGTGCGACCCTTTGACATATGCCGGTGTAAAATCCTCGTCAGAACTTTCTCCTTCCGGGGGATCGACTTCCTTGTCCCACGTGTAACTGTATGTTGGGAAGTGAGCTATATCCTCATTATCTGAGCAATGTGTCTGTTTGGCTTCCGCGGTGTCATGTTTATCTCTGTGGCTTGTTATGCTTTCTGGCGGGCCCTCGTGTTCGCTAGTTTTACGTGTTGTTGCCAGGTGGCTTCGATCTTTTGGTTCCGGGTCTGTGGGATGCTCAAGGTTAGTCTCGTCTGTAATAACTGCGAAATTATCAGACGGGTCAGAAGTTATTGACGGACTCTGAATTTTCCAATCACAAGTTTCTGAGAGTACTTGTTCGAATTCCGATAATTCTGATTCTGTTCCGCTCTGCACTGGACTAGCAACAGAGTATAGACTGGTATCATAATTTGGATCCCCGAGATTAGACGAGAACGTCCCCGTGTCTGAAAATTTTACTGGGAGGTCCTCATATTTGGGGTCTCCATGGAGCCTTAAAACGAATGGCGATGGAGCTGTTTCGAGAGAAACTAATATCTGAGTTATTTTGTTTCCCCTGTCGATGGCAAAAAGTAACGACGGAGCATGCTTGAGGGGTTTGCTGGACAGTACGGTTGATAACTCTGCTATCTGGGAGGCCAGACAGGCGTTCTCTATGGGGTTGGCATCACCGGCAATAATGTCTCCCAATTGAATTGCCGTCTTGGCAGTAGTAGAGGACAGCGCACTTTCTAATGGATTTGTTTTCCGTCCATCGAAAATAGTAGAAAACAAAACCAAACCGTTATTTGAGCTTAGTTCCCCTGCTTCATATGCGATGACGACAGGTGCTCCAAAAAGAAGTGAAATAATTGCGATATCAAAAGCGGTTAAGTCCCATATGGATTTATGGGGCTCCTCCCGAAGGGAATATATCCCAGCACGATCTACGGTCCCGAACAATTTGTCATCAGGGGCCTCGAAGACTCGGCTGAGATCACTGTTTGGGGAAAAGTCATAATCGCAGCTTGGCGATGAGCGGGAAACCATATAATGAATCATGGTATCGATGGGCTCTCCATCAATATCGTCATGGGGTCCCATGGAAACCCATAGTGCCTCCAGGATATTCCTCGGGATGCATTTGAGGGCAAGAATCATTAGAAAGGCACTTGTCTCATATTCTTCTCCGGAACAAAATTTTTCAAGCATGCATATCCCTGACCTGACAGAGGGAAATCTTTTCCAGGGGTCTAAAAATCTCAAAATAGAGGAGGGCGGAGGTTGGGAAAGCCAGTCTTTAGGGTCTATCACAAAACATGCCCCAGCTGAAGGATCGAAATGCTGCCTACCTTTTGATAGAGGGAAAGAGAGTGCTTTTTTATTCTGAGTTTTTCTTTGGTAAGGATCAAGAGATGTTATTCCTACCTTCTCGCGCACTGCCCTAGATAAAACAACATCTAGGGTATTTACTATGTATTCAGTTTGCTTTAAATAATTAAGCCTGCCAAAGTAAACTAGGTGTGCAGGTTCGCATGCAGTTAAAAGGATTAAAATATCAATAGCGGTTATTGAGTAAATGCGAACTGCTTTGTCGAATTGATTTTTCTGATTGATCTTATCCAGGTCTGTGTGGGGTATAAAGTTGCCCATCTCATCTATTATTACATCCCGCGCTGACCCTAAAGTTTTTGACAGAGTCAGATAAGTCAGGGCACTGTAAATTGTACATGCGGCGACCATCGGAGTATCTGTTTGTTTGTTCGAGCTTGGCCAGGTTCGGGTGGAACAGAAAATGGTGTAAGAATGGAAGCCCGCTTCTATATCGCTAGTCCTGGCTCTCATCCATAGAGTTGCCGCGACCAATGAGAGGGCTGCATTTTGTCTGACGGATAATTTTTTTACTAACTCGTTGTCTTTTGGATTCTCAAGTTCCAAGGAGAGAGGCTCACTTTGGTCCGAAGATGTGCATAACGCAGCTGACCACAAGGCGGCAGCTTTTGCAGTGGCCGTTCGATAACAAAGAGTGTATTCCAGGGGCATTCCGTTATCTGTGACCATGACCGAGCCTATTGTTCCGAGGTGGTGAAACGTAACCGTCATAACCGCTTTTTTATTCTGTCTCATATAGCTGGAAGCCCTGGCGAGTTCCCGGACTCTGGAAGAAAAGGGAGTCTCCGCAGAAGATAGTCTCGGGATGATGTCGTCTGAAAAAGCTATACCCAAGGCCTTGTAAGCAAGGTAAAGTTCAAGTCTTAGCAGTATTAACTTTTTAATATCTTCATACTTTGCTCGGTACCACTTTGGAACAGACTCAAAAATTGCAGTTAATTCTAAATGGAGAGATTTCAAAGCTTTGAAATGCATCTCTGTCTTTGCTTTAAAGATTACTTCGTCGAATGTTCGCATGGCATTAGTCAGTGTGATGATGTTTTCTTCTGCCTTTTGTAATATGGGAGTATATTCTGAAATGTCTTTTTGATACTTCTTTATTTCCGGAGTTGATGTAACTTGAGCCTCTACCATTTGCAACCGGCTGGCTAAGCGTTCTCGTGATTCCTTTAGATTGTGAACTGCATTGACGTATGCACCCCATGACTCTTCGCTGGTGTCTTTTTCTTTTCCGGAGGTTTCCTTAAAGGAAGTGGCAGCTGATAAAAAATACTTATAGTAAGCTTCGAGATCTTTCAGACCCGCGTCAGCCTCTTCATACAGTCGTTTAAGTTCATCCAATCGCTTTTTAAAATCTTCTAATGGTCCGCGTTCATCGATAGAGTTTACTAGTTCACATGTATCGAGAATGTGAGCCGAAGAAAACATCCATTCCAATGATTTGGGGTCCACGGAAGTTATACCGGTGGAATTGCTTTTCTCTTCCACTTCGCGAAAGAGATTAAGGAAAAGGATAATTATATCTTCAAGTGATTCTGCCCTTTCGATGCCCGGGGCAACTTCCTTGGGCACGCGACCCAATAGTAACCCTTTCAGCTTTTTTAAGCCCTTCTGCATACGCAAGACTTCCTCTTCTCTTACACTCCATAATTGCTCCAGCATGTTTTTAATTTTGCCGTCTGTGTTCTTTTTTTGTTGTTCCGCCTTGTTAATTTCTGCGGATAAAAATAATTTAACATCTCGCAACGCCCTGTGAGAAGCATCTTGATAGGCGGTATGGTCAAACACAGTGACATCATCGGAGTGTAGACTGTCTGGCAGCTCCTTGAGTGCGATGAGGGCCGTGGGTATCACTTCGCCGTGGTCTAACCGCTTTTTGGCATTTTCTGGACTTCTCTCTATCTGTGCACTCTCTTCAGCTAATTGAAGCTCCTTCTTTAACTCATCTTGCAACAGGATTGCTTTTTCTTTAATAGTTTGAATCTTTGATGAAAATTCGATGAATTGTTCATGCGCTTGCAAGTAAAAGTCAACAAATTCTGATAATTCAGGAATGCGCATCAATTGCTCGGACAGTCGGAAAACTACGCCCCTGGTATCAATTTGAGACCCTTCTACGGTAACCTCTGCCGTTTCCAAAATATCCTTTGCAATTGCACAAACGGTCGTCAGGCCTTCTACCTTTGCTCCAAATAAAGTTTCATAGTATTTACTGACCAACGGGAATGAATGTACCCACGTAGAAGCGGCTATAGGAGCTACGGCTATTTTGTTTCCCTGCCCTGCTTCTGCATTACCAGAATATGGGTTGAAGGAGAAAAACGATCGAAGAAGTTTTGTGCCGGTTGCGAGCCAGTCATTTACAACGTTTTGAGCTAGATGTTTTAGTTCTGTGTGGGCTTTATGTGCACTATTAACATGTGGCCGGAGATCATATATCGTTTCCCAATCGTCTGCCGAAAACTTAGCACTGCCACGATCTTGGAGGAGTGCAGCCTTCGTTGCTTCCAGCCACTCGATTTCCTCTATGGCAAGTATGGCATTATGCGCAGCCTCGGAAAGGTTGCTACATGCTTTTTCTAGAGATAGTAATTCCGGGGAAAATCTTTCCTCATTGGTAAGATCTAGCTGTGCCACCTCTTTCTTAACCCTTTCCACCAGCACTGTAGCCGAGTCTGCTATTTGTCGATCACGTAATTCTGGGACATTCAGTTTTTCCGTGGCGTTCAAAATGTCTTTAGTCAGTCTTTCAATAACATCCGATAGCTGTTTTTTCCTTGCCCGTTGATAAGCTTCAGACTCCAGCTCGTAGAGATTATCACGGATGCTAAATAGAAACTGAGGTATTTGCGAAGCCCCTCTGTTATTTTGCACATCATGAATAACTGCCTCCACCTCTTGTCTGGCGCGAGAGAACCCATCCGCATCTCCATTTGCTTTCGCCGTCTCTATGACGAACAGAAGCCGTTCTGCATGATCGAGAAAGACTTCAAACGCTCTGTTCAGTGCATGTTTGTTTTTTCCTCCGGAAAGAAGCGTTGCTGTAAAACGGATAGCGTCGACAAGATCATGCAAATCTGTGGTATTTAGGGATCCAAATGCACGTCCATACTCTTCCAGCAAGTTTTCGAAATCGTCCCGTACATGCTTTCCAATAAAATCATCATTTCTAGCAAGGTTTATAACTTCCTCTTGGGGAATGTTTCTTGTCTGGAGCGCGCTTTTTATATTTCTTAGTCCTTCGAATTTTTTTAACGGGCGCAATATCTGCGTCACGGTACGTTTCGTTTCTTCGTGCGCAGTTTCTTCCTTTCTAATCTCTTTGGAGAATTGATCTATCAAACGTGAAGCGCGGTCTTCTAGCGCGTCAAGGCGACGGCTTTGTTCCACGGTAGTTCTCGCGGCTTTGGCTACTTTGATTGATTCCTGTGTGTGAAGGACATATTGCAGGCGTACTTGGGGGGGCGCTGTAATAGCTTCCACTCCCTCGAGCTCGTTTTCTAATTCAGCCAGCATATTTTCAGTTAGCCCAAAACTCTGAGCAATAGCGTTGATGTCATGAATAGCGGAGATCCATTTTGTAGGTGATGGGACAAGTCCCTCTGCATGAGCTTCGAATAGATGTAGGGACCATCTCTTGAGTTTTTCATCGGTGGTAAGGTCTTTCCCATCGATTACCAGATCTCTGAAAATTCTCAATGGCTTTCTTGTGAACAGTACTTGTAAGTTCTTCGATGGGGTTCCTGCAAGTTGCCTAATCAACTGAAACCGCCTTTCAATCTCCTCTATGTTTTTTAGCCAATTGACAGCATTCTCTACAAATAGAGTAGGGATGCTAAACCTTCCCAATACTCCACCGACCCCAGATGATAATGCCGATATGCTATAGTCAATGGCACCCGCATATTTCTTTAGGAATTTGACCGCAGCATCCTCAATTCTGATAATTGCGTCGTCGAGCTTTCGATTAATATCCTGAACGTCGAGTCCTGTAAATTTCCTCAAACCCTGTATAATTGCTTGTGGTATGTCCGGAGTTTGGGTTGCTTGGATATTGATCACATCTACTCCTATGTTACAAATTTCATCAATGACTGTCCACGTATTGGCGAGAAGTGATAGTACTGCAATTTTGGCATCAGCGAAGCGTGCTTCACTTTCTATCACAGATTTCGCAGCACGCTCTACTACATCAGTAATTTTGTGTCCGTGTGAATTAACATCTTCTATTAGAATACTCGTTTTATTTGAACATTCCAGCAGTTCTTCGGATAACTGTTCGTACGCAGTTGGAAGTTGATCACGCTCGGCACTGTCTGCGATTTGATTCAATTTAGCAATTAATATTTCTGTCTGCGTTAACAGGGATAAACTGACCTGCTGCGTTTTTCTTAAAAGAACACTGCCCCCTTCACTGTTAGAGTGGCATAGCTCCAGGAGCAAGTGTTTCTTTTCGATAAGATCCTGATAACGCAGTCTTGTAGTGGTCAATATATTGCTGATATTTTTCTCTCCGATGCGAGCCAATAGCGTTGCCAATGGGTCTATTAGAAGGTCCACCGTGCTTTCCAAGTTTTTTGTGGAGACCCCGTTCTCTATAATAAAAAATAATATGCGATTGCAGGTAATTCTCACCTTTTCCCGTAAAATCCCAGATCGCAAAAATCTCGTCAGTGCCGGTTCGAATGTCTCCTGTGGGGCCGGTAACCACTTAAGAGGATCTTCCAAGGCATTTTTTATTGGTGTTATGGATCCTAATTCAATTGTTGCTGATGGGTTTGTGTCTTCTGCCGTAAGTAAATTCCAAGATAGCTTCCTCCTGGCGCTATGCGGCTTAGTATTGCTTTGAGCTTCTGGGTCTGAACGTACGGAGTGTTTTCTTTGTTTTCGTGGTGTGAGGTTTGTCAGTTTTTCTGAGCTTCCGATTTGATCAGGATTCTTTGGCCGTGGCTTCTGTCTCTTTTTTGATCTTGGTCTTACCGGAACGCTCCATGGAGCAATAGCCTTTCTACGGTCCGCGAGTTCAAAAAGGTTCTTCTGAGAAAACTCTGGGTTTAGTCCGAGAGCATAGACATGCGCCGGAAATGGATGAATTATTTGTGTGCTTAACGTAACACTGCTTAATTCAGCATCTGATGCGCCATATGATGCCATTACTGATGCCGCAATGATTTCCTGGAGCGTTTTCTCCGATACCTTTTCTTCGTCCCACCCATCCGCATTGAACCAGTAGAGAAAATTCATATCTATTGCAACTCCAGACATATTCTTTACATATGCCCGAACAAATTCTGGGAGGTCATCAATTCTCCTTAGCTGGCATACATAAGCACTTGACATTTCCCATCCATGTGAATCAAAAATGTACACAGGATCGTCCTTTCCCCCAGAACACACGGCTGCAACTCCCCTGTCACCGATGATCATTATGAATCCCAATCCTTTCCTAATTTTCTTGGCAATGATTTTGGTAATGCCGCGTATATTCATGGAAGATGGGAAACCTTCGATTGTGACTTCCATGTCATAACCCACATTCCCGTATGGTATAGAAGGTATCATGAGCATGTCAGGTTCATCCCATGATGATCTCCAGAGTCTGGGAAGTTCGTGACAATCAATCATTCGAAACGAACATTTTTTTGACTTGTCCTCCACCTTGGCCTTCCCTGTTCTCGTAATCTCCGCCCCCTGGTCTAAAATCGCATCCAAACTGTCCGCAGAGAGCATCGAATCTGATCCCGTAGCATTCGCACCCCCGCAGGAAGGCGGCGGACGTCTCCATACACATATAGTATCTAACAGGTTCATATTTTCGAGCAAATTGGCTGGTCGACGCGGCTACAATAAATTCTCCGAATGCCGGTGGTAATCTTGTCGGAGGATGGAAATCCTGAGCCATGTTCGTGACCTGCCAAAACTGTACATCAGTCTGCTTCTGGGGCCTTTTATTTGTTTGGGAAGAGTTTCGTAAATGTCTAGCCAACCGCACACAACAACGCGATAAATACACACCACTCAATTACTCATTAGTCTTTCTTTATTCAAACATTTTTACATTTACACTTTCCAAAACTCGATCGGAAACTGTCAGAAGAGTCTCTGATGAGATTAGTTTGTCTGGAAGTGTGTCTACACACCCATTGTCTATCCCTTCTTTTGTCGAGTGTCGAACATAGAGCGGGGCTTTGTTGGTTTTATCCCACGAAGTAATGTCTGACGCCTCGGTAATAAATTGATTTGATGATGTATCTTGATATCCCCTGGCATCAGGCGGCCCTAAAAGAGTAAGAGCTGACGCTGTATCTTCTTTAGAAGGGGCAGAAATTTCAATTTCTTCCAATTTTCCTTCAAGGGTCGTGGTCCCTCCCTCCTCTATATCTAGCAGAGCTGATGCCGCGCCAATAACTTTAACTACATCTTCAGGGTTTTGGATTAAGATGTCTCGAGAGCAGCTTCATTATCTGAAAAAGTTTTCCAGGCTTTTACCACATCGCGGGCCCTTTTTACCCCGACGCCTGCGAGTGAACGACATAATGTCCACGAACGCTGGACGACAGTATTCCTCGCGTCCGCTATGCCAGATAATTCTTCAGCTACTTTCCTACAAATGTGAGAGCGTGTTTGAGCATAACCCGCAAGCTGCCAGTATGTGGTCTCAAGTGCATGCGTTTTAACCTTTGTGGAATCTAATGCCCGAATAGCTTTTTCTGTGTGTCGGATTGCAGTTTCTGCAAAATTGACGGCTTTCCATATGGCCTGCATTACAGTATCGTCCTTCCAGTGTCCTAGTTCTTTTTTGTCACGGCAACTTGAGAAAGAAACATTGCCCAAAAAATCCGCATTTGCTGACTGTGAAAGCAGTGGTCTTATGTTAGCAGTCTTAGAAAGTAGTATTTGCACTGCAGTAGATATCTGCATAGATGCGTTATTTAGAGTCTTGGAAACCTCCTCAAGGTCTCTCGTTGCAGCTTGCTCGAATGCCTGGGAAATGAACTTTGATCTCATGGTATCGACGGCAGGGACAGGCTGGACTGTTTTCTTAAATGTTTCTGGAAGAGTGTCGAGGCTCCTGTCGCATGCGTCAGAAATTTTAAGCAATGCCTTTTCTATCGCGCTTGCACTTTCGATGGATATCTTTTCTGTCGGATTGGTCTTTGTAATAAATGGGGAGACCGCTAACTGAAATTCCAAAATTGCTCGCCTGTACTTCTGAGTATCAGACGGTTTTCTGAGAGCCCTAATCTCTATCCCCGATAAAAGCTTTACCGCGTGTTGTACCGCGTCAACGGTGAATGGATAAGTTGATACTGCGTAAACAATGTCTCTCAATACGGTCGCTACGGAAAGATTGGAAAAGAGTTGCATATCGATTTTCGGGTCCGTTCCATTACGCGAACATATCTCTTCAGGCTCCGCGCCCCCAACTTCAATGGCCTGGACTAATTTTACGGTTTGGTCAAATCCATAAGTGTAGGATTGTTTGTCGGCACTTGCATACCCCTTATCTTTGGCCTTTTCCCTGCGTTCGAGCCAATCCAAATTTTCCTGGGTCTTTCCTCCTAAGTCAGATATGAGGTGTTGAACAAAATTGAACACCCCCAAATTTCCAAGCGCCTCGGGTCCTCCATCGCTCCCATCTATAAATGAGGCCAGAGTGTCCCTAATGATGTTTAGAGCATTTTTTGATGGGGCTGGGGCAAATGATCGTAGTGGTAGTAGTAGTTCGCTTTCAGACACCCCTACCCGCCGGAGAAGATGCGAATATGGGTCTCCCCAATCAGATATAAGCCCAGCGTAATGCCCTGAATACTGTAGCGTCCGCGGATTATATGTATACATTGAGTGCGCAGCGAGTCCTATAAGTGATGTATATACAACGGCTCCTAGGAAATCTCCAATGATTGTTCCGTCAGTATCTTCACCCCAAAGCGCCTCAGCCTTTTGGATATACAGTTCGCAGTTGCTCTTGGTAAACCCCCTAAGCACTAAAGTACGAATTACTTCCTCTGGGCCACCGGTAGCGGCCAAGTCCGGCGAACGCCCCATCATATCGGCGGTACTTGTTGTATAAGCAGTTAGGGTCTCCTTTTGTTCCTCTGTCAAGTTATTAGGCGCGTCCTCGAAAAGCTGTACGATGGTTGGGACATCTAGGGCGAGGCGTTTAATGGGAATAGTTAATAGACTATCTAAGTCGTGCCGCCAGCAAACTACATGTCCAGGAACATGCGTCTTCGGAGGATCTCCTAACACGAGTAGTGGGTCTCGACTGTATGCAGCATTGGCGTACAGTTGCGAGATAGAAAAGTATCTTGAGTCTAAATCTTTAGCGATCCATGACTTGGCCGAATCTGTGTCCAGATCAAAGGCAGCTAGCGCCGTCTGTGGAAACTTCCGATAAGGGGGTTTTACTGTAGGTTCAAAATACTCTCTGACCATAGAGAGGGTCATCAGCGCTTTAGTTTTGGGTAGCCCGGTTGAAGCCGTGATATAATTTAACATTGCATGGTATCCCACTAAGCCTTGTAGCTTTGTTCCAAGATACTGTATCCCGTCTTGAACCATTTGGTGGTCGTATAAAAGTGGATAATTTTCAATTAAAGGAGATAGGAGTTTGGTTGGCTCGAGTCGGTCTCCGGATGTCTCGAACAATTGTCGCTCGTCAACTACCAATCTTGCCAAACTCCCAAATTCCGTTAACCAGCCACTAATTAGACTCCAATATTCTACATTTGGATCATTTAACCCAGGAAATTCTTTACGTACAGCTGTTTCTAGGTCATGTTGCAGTCCAGTAAATGCTTCTCTCAAATATTGAATTATTCTGAAATCTTCTCCAGAGTTCCATGGAACAGATATGCGGCTAATAAGAGAGCGTGCAAATAATTTCAATGTAACGTCCGCTACTGCCGGAGGCGCCATTGTGCATGCGAGCATTATAGTTTCAACCATGTTTTTCCTAGCTTCTACTTTCTCCAAATCTTCAAGTGGAATTCTGTTTCTGGAGATTAGAATTCCGGTGAGGGCTGAAGTAACACCCGGAACTTTACTGCAGTCGGTGTGTACAGCTTCAAGGCAAGCCTTGAGGCTATCCGTGATGGCCTGCATGGTTTCAATAGTCGCGTCAACTCACGGAACCAGCTGGTAGCTTTATAGACACGCTTCTGAATGCTTTCACAGCACAGTTCTTTTCAGAAGTGTGATTAGAGGTAGTGTTTCCAGGCTAATAATAAGCGTCAGAACTTCCTTTCCGCGCTGTTACATCGTAAGCATGTCCGGATTACTTGCTCGCAATGGATCGAACGATAAAATTCGAGCGCCAGAAAGAGGGCTGAGTGGATTCGCAAACACTCGCACTCATCCTTATTTACAAAGTGTACTTCCTCGAAGAACTCACCAGCATAATCTGTTATCAGCCGCGCTGGGGCGCCTAACAACTGGCCGGAATTTTTCTCATGGTCTTGGAACGAGGCCAGGGAAATTCTTTATTGGCTCGGGGCCACGTAACCCCGAAGAAACAAATAATGCAACGCTTGGAAAGGAAGATACAAGGGCCATCGCATCTAAACCTCTTCTCGATGTTGAATCTACGAGGACAAATGATGTAATTTCTTTAACCCAAATAACTGTCATAGACCTCTGCCAGCCAGGGGTCGAAGAGTCTGGGTCTCTAATGCTCTTTTTGAAAGGGGTTAAAGACTTACTCAAGATTTTGGGATCACGACCCGCCCGCGAGCAAATTGTGAGAGATTTAGAGACTGCATTTATCAATTTGAACCGCGCCTGCGGCTTATCGGTTACTGGGGAGAGTGCTGTCAAATCCTTCGAGCTTTCAGCGGTGTCTTTGAGTTTTGTAGCTGCGGCCGGCGCGGCTCACTACCGAAATAATTGCGGAGTAGAGGCACTACGCGCGTTCGTAATCGCGAATTATAAGGATTCCGCCATTACCGAAAAGCTTGCCAATTTTGATGCATTGCTTCTGGCAACAACTGAGGCACGAGCGTACCCCCATTTTTTTCTATCTTTAGGTGGGGGCTTGATAAAAGCTACCGAAAGTGAACCAGTAACGTGCATGCGACTCTTGGTCAGAGGGACTCACGAAGCAGCAGCTGCCGGAGATCTTCTGAGAAAAAATGTGCCGTACTCCACTTTCCATGCATGTCTGTTACTTGACCTCGATGAAGGTTTTTGCCCACCAAGGACAAAGATCAATGCAGAAGACGGTGTTTACTTTCTACATTTATTATTCCTGTACTCTACCGATATGGGACACCCGAGGTACGAACTATATGTGGCAAAAACATCTCTCCCCGAAAGTTGCATGAGAGACATTTTAAATGAAAGATTTACACGACGCAGAATAAATAATACTATAGCTTCCTTAACACACATGCAAGCTCAAGAACGCCAAGCCTTTCCCCCTTTTAATATTGCAGAAGCTGCGGTTGCCGCGCGAATGGATCTGAGACGAGAAAGATCAAGACATCCACTGGATCCGTTAAGGTCGTGATCAACGTCTTAGGGATATGCAGATAACGTCCACTGGAATACCAGACCATTCGGCTCTAGTATTCGCCGCATACTGCATGCTAGGGACGGCGGGCAGTATTGGCGGAGAGCCTTCTTTTTCTACTATCCAGAAAAACGGGACTAGTCTAAAGTATGTTCACATTCGCGATTTTAACTTTAGGGGCGGCCCATGGAATGTTTGTATGTAACACACCCACTTCTAAATAAATACAAGTCTGTTCACCCCATGTGTCTATTCAGTTCTCATTCGAGGCAAGGGAGCAAGGATCCCTCTCAGGGCAATTATAGGATTATCTCCTGAGCAGCCCGGAGCCATGCTTTCGTTTTTCGATGAACTCGAAAGCATTGCCCATCTAGAAGAGTGTCTGCGGGACATCGAAACGCGTATGCGAACGTCTGGGTTTGATCCTAAATCCATCATTAGAGACGATTTTGACATAAGGGATGGGCGCGAGGGCCTCGCCAACCGGATCTCGATGCTTGTGGACGGGTTTAAAGTTTCCGTGCTATTTAACGTAGAACTATACCGACTCCTCGCGGAACTCGTTCATTTAAGAATTCGCACAAAAGCAGTCTCATTTTCGGAGTGGCTAGATACTAGGGGGCTATCTGCGGACTGTAAACAATTTATTTTGGAAAATGCAGAACATATTTCTGCGGTCGTCAAAGACTTCTACAACGGAACATACCATCAGCTTGCAAGAGTCGGTCTTCAGTCAGCTCAAAAATATGAATCGCTGTATTTGGGAAAACTTGGCAATGGAAAGCTGGAGAGTATGGGTCAATTTTTTACTAGACTCTCTGCTGAGGCTGCCAGAGGAGCTTTTAATATTCCCCAATTTGCACAGGCATTGGAAGTTGATGGCCAGGTTACACCGGCAGACGTCTTTACTAGGTTTTTTACGTGTTTGAGTAGCCAACTGATCGTACCTCCTACCCCAGTAATGCTTTTCGGGGGTACGTCTCTGGCTGCTTATGCCAGTTGTTTTTTGATAGATTCATCTGGCAGAAATACAGAGAGGCGTTCAATGTCGTTGCCCGAAGAAGTAATTCCGATCATGAATAATCGCGGAGGAATTGGAATATCACTGCCGTGCCTTGGCGCTCCCCAAAATGAGTCGGGGTGCCTGGGATTTCTTAAGGCTCTCGATTCGCTAGTAGCCGCGAGCAACGGCGCCGCAAAGCGGCCAACAGGGCTTTGTGTTTATTTCGAGCCATGGCATTGCGACACATTAAAGATTCTGAAAATTCGTGGCAGCTCGGCCGGGAATGAAGAGTTCAGATGCGATAACATTTTTACTGCCATTTGGATGCCTGATCTTTTTATGAAAAGACTGCAGCAGCCAGGAAGTAAATGGACACTGTTCGACCATAGGGGGGAGCATCTGTCTAACTTGTTTGGAGAGGAGTTTGAGAAGGAGTATGAACGTCTTGAAAGGAAAATGTTGGAGTGGCCACTATCCCTATCACCGAGATTATGTTCAGATAATCAAAAGTGCAGTTCCACCGGCACTCCATTTGTCGTCTTTAAAGACGCCTTCAACCGTCACTATTTTTACAATATGCAACACCGAGCACTGAAGTGTTCTAACCTCTGTACAGAAATTGCCCACATGGCAGACTCCGATACTGTTGGAGTATGCAACTTGATTAGCATCAATTTGGCGGCAATGGTCAAAAATGCTCGCGCAGGACTTGCTGGGAAACCCGGCAGCTTCTTCGACTATGAACTCTTAAGGGAAACGGCAAGAACTGCAACAATTTTCGCCAATGTCATGATATCACTTGGAAACATGCCAAGCCAACGGGCACAGAGCGGGAACCACAGGTTACGATCCCTCGGTGTTGGAGTCCAGGGACTGCACACAGCCTGCTTAATGCAAGGTTTTGGGATGACTAGCGTTGAGGGCTTTGAATTTAATGACACTGTGTTTGAGCTACTTGCCTTGGAAACAACTGGAATCAGCTGTAGATTGTGTGAGCTGGGGTTGCCTCCGTTTGATAAATATAGAGAAAGCTATTATGCCTTAGGATGGCTGCATATTGATGGGTGGCCCAATACGAAGCTGAGATACAAAAATGAGTGGGATAGTCTAAGACATAGAATAGATCCATCTGGTTTGTACAACTGCCAAACAGTTGCTTTGATGCCAACCGCCAGTTCTTCCCAAATTACAGAAGTCAGCGAGGGGTTCCAGCCCGTATTCGGGAACATGTTTAGTAAGATCTCTACTACAGGAGAGGAAGTGCGACCCCATTTGGCGCTAATGGATGCCATCGACGAGCTGTATTCTGACCAGGGAGAAAAACAAGCATTTCTAGCAAACCTAAAAAAACATCAGTGGTCTGTGCGCGCTGCTCTGGGAAGTGCTTGGTCAGAGTCTCACGTCCTCGCGAAATTTCAAACCGCATTTGAACTCGATCAGGAAAAGTTACTATACTTAAGCGCACGCCGCGCTCCATTCATTGATCACTCTCAATCAAACACCCTCTACATCACCGAAGACGTGGACGGTACTTTAAGTGCGTCACGTGTATCCCGCCTACTGCAAGTTGCCTTTAAATACGGGCTCAAGACTGCCATGTACTACTGCAAGGTGCGCAAGATCACAAACAACGGAGTGTTTGTCGGGTCTTGCGGAGACAGCCTCATTTGCTCTGCGTGTCAATAATCTTGCTAACATGGCAGAATATCAGTCCACAGACTATTATTACTTGCCCCAGTGTGATGACATTCGCGAGCTCCGAGACCTGAGCATAGCAAATAACTGGAACGAATTTGAACTATGCTACAGTCGCGATGAGAAAGATGTTGATCTACTAACTCCGGAAGAACTAGATTTTTACAAATTGGTGTTTGCATTTCTGGCAGCCGCAGACGATTTGATAAATTTGGATATCGGGAATCTCATGACTTTGTTCCTTCACAAGGACATTCAACACTATTATGCTGAGCAAATAAGAATAGAGACGGTCCACTCTAGAACCTACAGCTTGGTGCAAATGATCCTTTTCAAGGGAGACCTTCATGCGCGAGACAGATATGTGACAGAAGCTATTAAAGATCCCGCCATAAAGAAGAAGATAGACTGGCTCAACCGTGTCCAAGTAGAAACGGATCTGACACTTCCTGAAAAATACATTCTAATGATTCTCCTTGAGGGGATTTTTTTCGTGGCGTCCTTTGCCGCGATTGCGTTTCTTAGGAGGCGGAATATTTTTGTGGTGATGTGCCAGTCGAACGACCTCATCAGTCGCGATGAAGCGGTGCATACAACAGCATCATGCCGCATTTACAACAACTGGCTCGGGGATCACAAGAAACCATCGGCTAAACGAATTCACCAACTTTTCAAAGAGGCCATTGAAATTGAGTGTAACTTTTTAGCATCTAGAGCGCCTCAAGCTTCGAGACTCATAGATCTAGAAGCCATACAGAGTTTCGTGAGATATAGCGGAGATCGACTTTTGACCGCCATCGGGGTTCCCACTATTTTTGATGAACCGCCCCCTGATCCGTCGTTTCCCCTTACCCTGATGTCGATCGACAAAAATGTCAATTTTTTTGAGCACCGGAGCACCGCGTATAATGGCAACGTTATCAATGACTTGTAAAAGAAAGTTCAAACAGTCAAGCATTATATAAATAAAAACTACTCAGACAGATATTAACATTTTATACTTGTTCTTGTTCATTTTTTCCACAAATAACTTCTTGTAATGACGGCAGAGGCTTTAGATGCCCCTTCTTAATAAGCTCAGAAAAATATTTCGGGGCATCATTAGAAAAGTATTTACACAATACTTCATATACAGCGATCATGTCGAGCTGTTCCTGAACCACGGGCACGCGCTTAAGTAGTTTGTGTCTGCCATTTATTTCTCGTGGGCCGATGACACTCAAAACGTAGGACAGAAACTCGTCATTTTTTTCATTTCTGGCGCCATTATTTACCGAAGGATCCTGAGGGCGGTAATCAATGTCCGAGTTACCATCGTCGGGAGGTTCTTGAGGAAACTGAGTCAGTACATATACATAGCGTCCAGGCAAAGGTTCACGCACATCTGTTTTTATTCCAAAAACATCACTATCCGCAGGCAAGACCCCGCGCTGCTCAACACACTTTTTGGTATCGTTTTCATTTTTTTCGTGGTCACGCCATTCCGCCAACCTGGCAGAAAATGAGTATATTGAATCGGTAGAATGGATGTTAGTATGACAGTCCACACATGCATTGGCAAACTCTTCCCCGGACATGCCCAAATATTCAATAATACTTTTATAAAAGATAGCGACTGGAAATGCTGGGGTCAGATCCGTAATCACATCACAACCCATGAATACTAAGTCACTATCGCTAGACAGGACGTACGCCACCGTGCGGGTATGGAATAGATTGGCACATGCATAGTCGGCTTCCATTCCTTGCACATAGACCGTATCAAATCCTGCGGTAGTTATTAAGTCCCAACATAACTTGTAGTGCGGAGGACGTATTTTTCGACGTGTCTTGTAAATACAATCCTTGGGCTCCTTAATATCGCTGCATCTTCGCGCGGCAGGTGCAGTCGGAACAGATTCTTCCTGGCTAAGGTGTTTAGGTTCCTTGTATTCGCGCCGACGCCCACCATCAACAACAAATACAGGATAGCACGATTTCCGACTGAGTAATGAAAATAAGAACACCAAACTTTTAAAAGTTCTCTCCATGCATCCCATATTTCCGTCCGGGTCAATTCTTCGCAAAATTAGAAAAAGAACATTCCATGTGTCGACTGCCAGTGGAAGATAAAATCCCTTCTCAATTTTTAACGATAAATGAACACTGAGTCCATGGTTTCGAATAAAGCGACGCATTCCCAAGATTCCCATATCGGTATATTTCGAGGAGAGCAAATGAAAAGACAGAAGCCCGCAAGTCTCGTATCAGCAAACTAATATTTAGGGCGCTTTGAAAGGCGGTATTTGTATGTACAGGGGTTGGGCAATCCACACCCTCGTAATCGCATTACACATAAGGTGTGACATGGTGGTAGCCCCAAAATTTTATGCACAGGCTACAGTTGTATATAAACCGCGCGGATGTTTAGGAGATGTTCAGAGACACCGGGAAGGGAACGGACGTACACACGAATTACGTTCGTTGGAAGATGGATTTGGATACTGCGACAAGAAGTAAATGTTTGCTCCGACTAACTTTAGGAAAGCATGGGATTTCGGTGGTTTCCCCCATTGCCAAAAACATGCGTGGGATTCTGCAACACTCTGTGCTGGCTTTTATGAATGACTGCATAGTAATTTCCTGTTCCGCTCCGTTTGGGATGGCTTTCTTAAAAATCAAGTGGCAATTGTTCGACTCATTTGAATATTTATCAGACGATGAGAGTATACTACCTATCATGTTCAATAATACTATACACCAGCGCCCTGGAGACCTCTTGGATTTTCTGTGGGACTCTAAGAAAAAAACTGTCGGAATACCAACTTTAGCCACATTTACTATATCAGAAAGTTTCAAATCCGATGAAACTAGGGCTGTACTTAGACTGAAAGTCTGTCGCGAGATAGAAGAGAGCGCGTCGTGCCCCCAAAATACGGAAATAAGCACGAAATTCAAGTACTCTTCATCGGATGGACCTCCTATATACCTGCCTCGTTCCGATAAGGCATGTCGGGCCTCGCTGGAACAGTATTCGTTCAATGAAATTACAAAGTGGCTTTCGAAGATCCCTAAAGATACTCAATTACAGTCCCACTCCCAAGAGAGTATGTCACGTTCTCGTCCCGCAGAAGACGAGCAACGCCTAACCTTTAACGCGAAATGGTTCGGCGACCAGACAAGTATTGTATCGTCTGCGTCAATTTTGTCTCAGCTATGTGGCCATGAACCTGCGCCTAAAAAAAGAGAGCTCTCAAGCCGAGCCATCGGTAAGAAACTAAAAGAAGCCCGCATTATCGCTGTTCATGGGGACAAAGATGCCTGCCCCATTGTAGTATCACTCTCCAGACCCGGATCTCTGAAACAGTCACTAGGGTGGCTGAAAAGCGGTCCTTGGGGACCACCGTGTCTTACATTTTACAAAGACTCTGTGAATAGTCTTGGAGTAGAACTCTCTGAAAGAGGAGGAGAAGAATTAGCTGCTGGGATTTTTTTCCTTTCCGCGTTTTCTGCAGATGGAGCAATCTTTGAGCAATGCCATGATGACTCAGACACAGCCATGCACGAATTTTTGGCGGAGGAGGAGCGCCTCATACAACAGACCACGCTATCCCATTCCAACTCAAGTAAGAAGAGGTCGCTCGAAAATTACGAGGACACCGATATTAGCCCATCCCACCACCCACAAAAGCGGGGGAAATTAAAGAACGGCTCACTTGCACGGAAGAACTAAAATCGTCTCCTCGCGTCTACCGGGGAGCTCAGTTTACTGCCAGCGTTTGTGACCCAAGTGTGCCCCGTGATTTCAACTCTACCGCAACTATGACGGGGGCTACCATAATTGATCCATTCGCACCGCCCAAGGGTAAATGGTGCCCGTTCAATTTGAACGGGATAGTTTTTTCCTTGATGATGTTTATTATATTTTTAGCCTGGATACTGTGCATTGACTATGGACTCGCGTTAGCTTACATTACCTGGGCAAAGCTTTCTACGAAAGAGGCAAGATTCGGATGGATGATCGGACTATTGGTGGCTACGATTACTGCCAGTTTTCTGGATATTCAATACTCGGCTCACAAAACAGTCCGAATTTATTTTCTGGTGATGCTTTCTATGGCGAGCGCAGTAATAATTATATCTCTCATCCATTCCAACAGCCCCAATGCCGCGATAGTTATGGGGCTATTCTCCGTTCTTTCGGAAGTTTGCTTGATACTGATTTTGGGATTTCAACTCCGACCGGCCATTTTCTGCAGCATAAACATGACCTGGCTCTTTCTTGAAGCCATGCTCCTAAATTTGACCGTACTTTCTTGGAACTTGATGCACCTTCGAGTAAACCCTAGATACTTGGAACCGTTGGCCCTTTTTACTATTAACATTGTTGGCATACAATCCCTCTCGTTTTATCTGCTCAAGAGTGATTTTTTTAAGACCAGCATGATAACTCTGACGGGCAGTATAGAACCATTTTCCGAAGATAACACGATTTATACACCCCCAAGACAACATAAAGATACTCGCCCTTCACTGAATGACGGACCAACTCGGTGGTGCGGTTACTGTATTCTCGTATCTACAACATTGGTTACTGCCGCTTTCGCCTGCACATTATCATTACCGTTCCTGGGCAAAGATTTAGGTACTGTACGCATCGGCATGCAAACGAATTTTAAAATCCTCATGGTAGCGTGCGGTTCGGTTTTGGCATTTGGATCTACTTGCATTGGAAAACTATGCAAAATCCATATCGTTGTATGGTTCGTGATAAGCATACTATTAACCTTCGTGTCTCTGCTATCACTGATTAAGTTGATTGAGGACCCAGCTGGCATTCCATTTGGTGTCATTCTTGCATCGGTTTCTTGTCTGTTTCAAGTTGGAGCCCTCTTTTTCCGAGAATTAAAAACGGCCACCCATACACAAGGATGGATTTCATGCGCCCTTCTTTTCTGCTCCCTTTTCATTCCAATTGCCGCGCCGCTTGTGTGTGAGTACAAGCTCTGAATTCTTGTCTAAGGGAGACGTGCCAATTCTGACAACGCCCTAAGCCAACACAAATGCCTTCCTCAATTTACGCGCTAGCTTGAACATTCCAACAAGATGAATGCATCGCTAACATGGCTTGCTTTAACTTTTAAAGTTACCTTGAGTTTCAGCCTGCTCTGAATGTTTTCCTCCAAACCTAAGATGTTCTTAGTTGTACGATTTTTGTATTGCGAATACCACATCATCCAGTACCAAAGTACTAATGGTCGGCAATCGAATAGAAATCAAACATGGCACGCAGGAGACTGTCGCCTCGAAACTGCCTTCGCCGAGCTGCAGAAATTCGGAACGAGGACATTAGAAACAGATCTACATTCCACCGAGCAACCGTTTACTGGAGAAAATGCTAGAGAATAACCTAACAGGCGGCCTTCAACTTTCACTACTTAACAACTGGAACTATATTGTCGAGGATTGTCATAGTCACGAACATGATGCAGTATTGCTTCGGATGCAATCTATATTTTGACATTGTTAATAAAGCACATGTACTATGCAAAGTTTGCATTCGTGTAATTCGTCGAGAGAGAAAGTTACAAGTTCGATTCTCTCGCGCTAGGAGTGTTTCCACGTGCGAAAACGCAAAAATTTTCATATTATTCGGGCGGACTGTGTCCATAGTAGCTAAATTACCGCGATCTGGAGACTAGGGCATTCACGACTCAACATGCAGCATCAGAGTACTGCGCTAGTTTCGAGTATACTTTTGCTCTTGAGCCTGCAAAGCCTTGCGTTTGAATTTTTCTGTGATCCGCCACACGTTTTTCGAGGGCAGCTCGGTGACCCCATTCTATTGCAATGCTTCAGCGACAGACCTCTAACCCACGAAGAATCTGTAAAAGTAGAAGTAATTCGACACCCAGCCAGCTTAGTTGAAACTGCGCTAAGCGCCTACGGGATCCCCCCTTCGCTAGATCCATGGAGAGCTACTCCAAGAACTCTCTACACATATGATGCCGCTACTGATTCAATCAAGGACCTAGGATACATTGGTGAAGATGGAATTAACCCACCATATTTGGACGACTGTCGTTCAGGTTTTTTCAATGTCTCTATCAAGTCTAGCATGAGATCTCACATGGCGCGTTATCAGTGGACCGCAAGTCGAGGGTCTACAAAACTAAATAGCTCTTTTATCGACGTCTTTTTGGCAAGACCACCTACAACTGTCCGCATCAAATCAGAAGAACTGTACGAAGACTCAGATAAGGCTTCGCACTTAAGTGTTGAAGCGCTTGGCGCTTATCCTCCATCTGCTGCGCTGGGTACATGGATGATACATAATGCATCTCTTGCTGAAAAATACAGTTTAGAAAGAAGAGTTCTTTATGCATCAGGAGAGAATGGATCGGTGGATCAGACATGGGAACTGGAAATACGTGGAGAAGCCAGCCAGCCCCTCCCTTCCAAAATTCAATTTGTATATCGATGGACCCCTCCTGAGGACTTTGAAATGCTACGACCTGAAACTCGCTTGTTAAGGTTGACTCCCAGCTGGATTAGCAAGCCCCGCATCACGGTACAATTCGTCCCTCCTGCCTATGCCCTGTGTAGAGCAGCTAATATTATAGACGGCCGAGGATTTATTGAATGGATCGTAGATAATAGAATTTCGACGAGCCCACACCAGACCTTTGTTTTGGATGAGCCCGAGGGGAAAAATATCGTTACACTAATGGACGTCATAAAACTACCACCGGAGGATACATTTCAATCTGCCTCTAATTACGTGTGCGTCATAAGAGGCTATGAACATGCATACAGATATCTCAACGCCTCCTTAATGATAGATAATCTGCCAATGCGGCAAGGATTCCCCGCAGTCGCTGCGATTTTTATTATAATTAGTATCGCTTTTGTGGGTGGGTTACTAGTTGCTTGCTTGGGCGCATGGTGCTGGAAGACAACATAAACGCTCATTTAATAAATGACATTACAAACGTGCACTACTGTCTGTCCAATTTATTTCATCGGAAACCTTGCACTGGCAGGTAGTCTCAAGCAAGCCTAAACGATATTATAGATTTCAATATTTCTACCAGATCCGTCCGATATTCCCAAATGATTGGAGAAATTTCTTCCTTAGTCATCTTCCACAGATCTTCGATTTTGCGCCCAAGCTCAAAATTTCCAGTAATTTCAGAAACCTCACTGGCCGCGTATGCCTCCTCGTACAAGTAAATGCAGACGAGAGCCGCGGCGGTTCGCTTTGCAGTGTTGACCAAAATTTCTTGTGGAATTTTAGTTCGAAGGCACGCTGCGGTACTTACATCTTTCATTAAACGGGTTTTTGCCGCATCGAGGAGTACCGCTGTTTCTGGGATTAACGGGATACTCTCTGGTGGATACGAACATCTCGGTTTGGGTTGCACTTTGGGATTCAAACAACAGCTGACTAGTGCATCTTGCAAAACATAGTGCGTGGCCAGCAAAGTTTTCAATATATTGAGAACAACTTCCGACAATTCTTGTAATTGTAGAGTTTCGGGGCTCTGGATTTTTTTGAGCCCGCTTTTTTCAATATATCTTTCACAGACAACTGTAATTTCGTCAAAGTGACAAGGATAGTGCCCGAGCATAAGTAAATAATTAAACAGAGTATAAGGAATCACTGAGCTTCGCCCGAATGATGCTTTGCTGAGGCATCGTTGGCCAGGGTATGGCAGCGTGACCAGAATGTCAGCCTCGTCGCGCAATGTACTTTTCAGTTTTGCTCCATCAGTCTCCCATGAAAGTCCGATAGTTGCGAGAAGTCCATGTCGTGAAATCGTGGCCGCATCCACGATCATTAACATCTTCCAGAGTCGCTTTAATACTTTCCAACATTCCCAGAAATTTTCTACATCTTCGTCGAACATTTGGTCGGGGTAAATGTGTTTCACCTGCACATGATCTGAGAGGATAGTTTTTTTCTTACACCCACGCAGGGCTTTTTTCTCATTTCCTACTGCGACCGTACTAATGATTTTACCTCCCGTAATAATAATAGGAGTAAAAATCTGTGATTGTTCATGAATCGGTTCTCTTGTTAGGGAGTTCAAGAATAAATCTTCTAAATCTTCTTCTATGAACTTCGGCAGAGTAGTAATATGTGCCTGCGTTAGCACCAGCGCACTACTATCTACTTGATACCTAAATCCTGTCGTCGTATTGATTAGATCCGGGGTTCTAAATAACCTCAGTACTTTATTCCTCAGAGAGACTTCCCCAACTCGTATTTCTAGCGTTTCGGAAACCTGCAGGCCGACAAATATTTTGCACAAGATCGGTCGTCTGATCTCCACGGTAAAATTATCAATCAATTCATCATGTGGAGATTCTGAAATTTCACCAAGATGAGAAGTAAAAATGTATTCTTCCTCCTGGCGGTCAAAAGGCATCCCATTCAAACGATTCAGTTCAGTGTTAATAATCGCACACATGGTAGGGTGTTTGATCCTAAAACCGAATTTGGTAATATTTTTTATCGGCCCGCGAGTAGAGATCGAGTAGATGCATCCTCCATAGATAATGTAGAGTCGTCCGCTGTGGTGATCTATGTAGCGTGCAGGAGACTTTGATCCGCGCTTGGAGACTTCTTGAAAAGCCACTTCCATTTCAGTCCTTCTCCAAAGAGCTTGCGCGTCAAGTGACGGTACCGCTATTGGTGCTTTAAAAGTATCCGCCCTTTATACTGCTCCAATTCTATCGTAGCATAAAGTTTTGACGATCATACAGCGCCTGCGTCTTGGCACCACCTACAACCAAACCTGAGCTCTCCTTCAACATGACAACTGGAAACGAAGCCAATTCAATCCGCCTCTCTTCAGTACAAGTACCGGGAAATTGTGAGATTGACAAGCTGTTGGCTGGATTTGACTACGAAAAAGAACGTGATGGTGACTATTCGACACTGAACGAAGGATCCATATTTCTAAACGATCGCCTTATAGCTTCGGGAAGTGAAGATACATCTGATCTACAATATACGCGAATGAGGAAACAAACTTTTTATCCTAGTTTAGCCCTTCTTTTAAAAATACTCTGTTGTCTGCCTTTCTTTTGGTACGGGAATTGCACGCGAGAGAAATATTTATTTGTAAACGCTCTTATTATCACTGCCCTCTCCTGTCTAGAAGGACTATTGATTTCCTTTTTTGTGTACCGAAACGTGAAGGCTGATCGTCTTCCTTTAAAAGGTCCTGAAAAACTCATTCAAATGGTGTTATGTATGATAACGGCTATATATGGGGCGATTATCTTTTCAAGGCACCTTTTTGCGGACGATGACCTTGCTATTTCAATATTTGCGAAAAACTGGACAGACACACAGGAAGCCTTGAGAATTGGTCATTGTTATCTCTCTCCGTATTTTTCGATGTGGGCTGCCTGTCTGTACTTTATAATTCTTCTATACGACGTTATTGACGTGACACTTCCTCTTTTGTGGGCCTGGACAATATTAAGGACAGCAATAAGCTTCTAAATCGTTTTACTGCTACACGAAATCGCAAAGTTAGGTGGAAGGATCGCGTTACTGGCCTCATAAACCCCGCCTTGAAGCCTCACCCCCGGTAAAGACACGATAAAGGCAGAGACTGCAGTATTATAACGGGCTGACTTCGTAGGATAAAGGCAACCTACAACTCTGTGTGCTCAATATTTAGCCATGAATCCTGACAACGGGATCCCGCATAACAGTCATCATGATCGCGCAGCATTCCCAAGATCTGCTGCCCCTTTCGTAGCATCTGGGGAACTGTTAGGAATTCTTCGAGAAAATTGCCATGCGCATCTATATGAATGGATAAGCCGCGAAGGGGATTGTTGCTACAGACACAGCTTTGATATTCTGCTGGGATCTTATTTCAATACACTAACGCTCACCAACTTTCTAGAAACCGGACTTTCAGTTGCATGTATTTGCGTGAAATTTCCAGAGTTACGCTATGCAGACCGAGGAATAATCCAGTTTGTAGTGGCTAATCCCATGATTGCAAGAAGTGATTGTGAAGTACCTTCTCGGCCATCATTTACCTACATCAGTAAGAGATGGTCTAGGACGACATTATCCTCATCCCTTGTGATTTGTGCACCAGCTCTGGGCTTGCTAAGTGGCGAGTCACTTGACGGGACCGAAATATCTGAGTTTTCTAGATTACAGGCGTTAAACCAACTTGCACGAAACCTCAAACTAACTCTAGACTCATTTGAAAGAGGAACAATAAATCATGTGCTGAGAATTCTAATCCGAAAAGCTCCACCACTTCCTCTTCTACGACCCATGATGGCGGCGTTGGAATGTGAACGAGAAATGTCTACGGTTGCCAGAGCAAATATTATCTCCAGTATGAAGGCAGCCCTATGTGAAGATTTGTTTTTCATAGATAAGGAGAGGGGACACGAGACTCCGGATTTCGCCCGAAAGCTATTAGCCTTAATTAATTGCACGCTTCCTAGTGTAACCGATGCTCGTGTTACACACATAGGTCCGGATGGTCGACTTATAGAAGGGGTGATTGTTACAACCGAAGCCGTAAAAGGCCTCATCGCGGCCCGCCTTGGCATCGAAACTGCCCGTGCCAACGTCCCGGCAATGTACAGTGAGATGGTATTATCTGGAAATAGCCTTGTAACGGCCTTACTGCTGGGGAAAACCATTCGTAACTTTGATGAAGCCGCCGCAAATTTGTTAAGCTTTTTGGACGGTGAAAAAAATCTCGCCGATTTTCCAGAAATACCGTCTAATAACGCAGACCAAGTTCCAACAATGTCCGTCAAAATGTCCCTGCTCAACGTGGGGGACCATCTTGTCAGCATAGAAGCACTAGAGCGTGTTTACACGCGCACTGGAGTTCCCTACCCACTCTGTGAAAATGTGGATCTGACATTCTTTTTCCCACTTGGGTTGTTCAAACCTGCAATAGATCGTTATTCCACATCTGAGATTGCTCCTGCGGTCGGAGCCCCGGATTATCGCCAGTTTCCCCCTACAGAAATGTACTTTTTCAATAAGGACGGCATGATGGTTAAACTCACGTTTGAAGACTCATTGCCAACCGTCGCACATCCCATAGCACATGGAATGCTGGAAGCTTTGGCAGAACTTTGTCAAGAACCATGGGTTTCAAATCGCAGACCTGCTCCGATGGGGTTCACAATTCAACGTATCGGACTAAACCCACCTCGCCTGTTAATGATCGAATTCTTGGAAGCGGTAGCACGTACTGCCCCTGCACCATACCCAGACGCAACTTTAATCAATCGGAAAAATCCAGATCAATTCTCTAGCCATACCAACCCGTTCCTTCCATTAGAGGTTCACCCGTTCTATGATGTGTACAGAGTTGCGCAGGATCTAACTATTCCCTGTGATGAACCATTGTTTTTCCCAGCCGAACCAATAACACTGGCCGCCTCTAGGCGACTCTGCAACGGGGATATTCCGTTGCCGCTGTCTTCAGTCGATTTTAGACTTGCCAGGGGGTACTGTATCGCTGCAGGAAGACACAGACTGCACCCTTCAACGGACGCAGCCATAGAAACAACACTATCTGATGTGAATTACCCACTGGCTTTCTATGTAATTGAAGCTTGCATCCATGGCGATGAATTGATTTTCATGGAATCGCAGAGGCTAGTAGCGCAGTGCATCAATAGCTATTGGCATACATCAAGGGGACTAGCTTTTATAAACAGTTATCCAATGGTAACGTACATTTATCACAACATGACTGGAATGATCGATCGAGATTGCCACTCCAGATATGCGGATGTAATGGGCCTGCTTCACGCACTGAGGGAAACAATCAGAAATTATACTCTCCCTGCGGAACCAATTCTCCTGCGTTCTCATGAGGAATTAAACAATCTCATGACGGACCCGGCACTTTTTCCGCCCATGATTTATGACTGTGATTCCATCCTAAGGGCACGCACTGCATGCGCGACTAGAGGGGTTACGATCTCCACCTTCGGAGAGAGAGCACCTACCGTTTCTGTCAGGGAATATCCAGCCCAAGTGGATTTCACCGTTCTTAGTAACACTCTAAATCACGGCCCAGCATATACTGCTGGCGGAAGACATGAAGGAGGAACCCATCATGACTCCGAATGGACAGTACTCAGCAAATTGTTTTACTATGTTTTTCTACCTGCTGTCTCTAGAGGGAGGTGTTGCAGTGCAGGAGTCGAGTTTGAAATGATCTACGATCTCATTAACACTACCAGACTTCCAGATACAGTTGATGAAATGGACAATCAGGCAGGTGCCGTCGACAGAGGTCCTTTGGCGGATGAAAATCTTGCCCCCGAATCCTTTAACACTTTGTTGGCAAATGGATCCATAAATCTGGTGGATAATGAAGCTCTGGTAGCATTTATCGCTGCCGCACGGCGCCGTCAGGCAGTACACACGATACCTCTGAGAGTTAACTATTTACCTGACCCGGGCTTCGAAACTATAGACAGCCCGAGGAATTTTTTGGTAGACGGAGTCTTATACAATGGAATAATCATGATGAACTATGCTCAATATGACGCGACAGCTATTCCATCTCGCTATTTCTATGCATTGCCTGTGAATGGATTCTTTATGAACCGTACTATCATAGAAGCATCTCACAGGGCTAACGTCAACCTTACTAATGTACCTGAGGACTTGCCACTAGTTCCTACATTTTTGGGGAGCGAAGTGTATCGCTCCATAAGAGCACCGTCGTACCTATTTGCTTCGAGAGCTTCAAACTATGCCTCAAACTCGGTCGCGGCATACAGCTTGCTGGCAGGATACTTCAAGACGTCTCCCGTCGCACTTGTCCATCAGTTGAAATTAAATCTTCATCCAGGGTTTGCTCTCACTGTCGCCCGCCAAGACAGATTTGCGGCGGATCAAATTTTATTTGCCCGAAGAGCATCGGAATCTTACTATCTAGGATCTCCAGTTGTAACCAACCGCCCAGAGAATGATTCTCTCGTAATTGAGATAAGTCAGCCAAGGGGGCACATAGATATGGGTCTGGGATTTACAGCGAGTCGTGTTCCTGCAAAAATTAATACAGTGGTTACAGACATGGGCAATCATTGCCAAAATCTCTTCAATGCCCGCTACCCTGGTCAGTTTCGCCATGCGGAAGTTGCGGATTTTATTGCCTCTGAAATAACAGACAATGACTCTACAGCCTTGCCTAGAGCGCAGCCTCCCATTCTGCTGTCTTACGAAAAGGCACCCATCCCCCCTTGCATAGAGCGGGGACAGCTTGCTACATGTGAGTTTCTTTTAACTCCAGTGACTGCCGATCTTGCATATTTTTATACATCAGCAAATCCCCGAGGGCGCAGCAGCTGTATCGCGTGCACCAACTGCGAGGATCCATGCGCGAGTGAAACTGAAAAGGCTATGTATGACCATTCTACCCCAGATGCAGCACACCCGTCTAGGGCTACGAATAATGCTTGGGCATCGCAAAAGTATTCAGTGGGAGACAAAATGTATAATGCGCGGCGGGGTTTTATTACGGCCAGTGATTTTTACAGTCCTCTGAGCAAGTTTATGACGCCATCTAGAGCTGAAGATAAGAGTCGGTGCCTGGCTCGTTTGATGAGAGATTCCTCTGCGGCAATTAGTTCAGTTACGGGTGACACTGAGTATCAATTTGTCGCCCCGCCCGGTGCCAACGAATTAGTAACTGATCCGTGCGCAATGTTTCAAGAAGCGTTCCCACCCCTTTGTAGCAGTGACAAGGTCCTCTTCGCAACCTACGAAGGCCCTAATAGAGCATCTGGATCTGGTGCAAGAGAAAACCACTTTGCGCAGTATTTGATTCACGATAAGTCTCCAATCGCCAATGCGTTAAAAACCCCATGCAACACGCGTCGCTAAGACGGAATTCGCAAACGATTTCTACCCGTGAAATCACGTCACCGCCTGGTCTGTTTGGGCGGAGCCCTTTCAAAACTTCTTCATAAGTGTTTCCTGTGCAGATGATTTGCCCACGGAGGGATATATAGCGCATACCTAACTAAATTTCAGAGGACAGAAGTACAGATCGTATCAGCCAGAACGATGACAAGCGGACAGTACGAGATCCGCGTTGTTCTGCCAAATGGACTGACACGAGATGAAGAAGATCGTCTCAGAAGCTTGCGTGGGACTATTTTAATGGCGCCAATTTTGCGAAGGTGTGTTTTTCTGCACGAAATCGATCAAAAATCATTTTTCGCCCATGGAAAAGAACCAGACTATGCAACTCTGCTCACAGCCTACAGGAGACGCTTTCCCATATTAATAGTTTGTGTCGAAAACCGAGAATTGAGCGCCATCGCGCTATCCATAGGATACCCGCGCGGAATCAGCGTGCGCAACACTGGTCCATTTAGTTTGAACAACGGTGATCTCGTGTCTTTACTGCCACCCATTACGAATACGCGTTTTCGCGTCGACTTGCCATCCTGCGGCTCTGTAATCGAGCCAGCCATGACAATTCCTTTCGAGATCGGAACAGAACTGATGGGAAAGATTTTTGCAGGGATGGCCTATGACTTCTGCGTTAGAAATCAAATAGCGACAACCCGTCCTCGTGATATTTATGTTGTAACATATAAGAACAAGACACTCGATCTATCTACATTGCCCCCGTCTGATGCGGCTGCACTTCAAGATACAATGAAAAGCCTATTTTCATCGGTTCTATTTTCGATACACGAGGGGGTCATGTCCGTTTTGTCACTAATGCCTGCTTTATTGGCAGGAGGGGCGAACGATCCATTTCTCAATGCCATTCTACAAATGCAAAGCATGACCAGACTTTCCGTGCAGCTTTTTAATCCACCCGCGCTAGAATTACCGGAACCTGCTGGCAGCTCTGGGCGATATCATGTATTTGATGCTTTTGCCGCGTGGCTTTCAATGTCTCACCGACTTGGTGATTTATTCAATTTGAAACCGGTCCTCAAAGTAGTAATGTTTTACTCGGATGATTCTACCGCAGACGAGGGAGACCTCCTCAACGCCATTGTACCTTAACCCGTCTGTGCATCTCTATGAAATGACGAGACATCATATCTCTTTGATTTGTGAATAAAGTATTTATTATCGAAATTGAATTTATGCTGGTCTCTGTCTTCTACCGATCGGTGCGATGGGGTGATATCCGGCAGTCGGGGAACCTTCTAGTGCTAAGTATGTAGACATTACAGCGGCCACTAACATGTCATCGGGTACGCGGCCCTGCTTACCGCTAAAAGTTCGAAAGGAATCGGGCCCTTGGCCATGAGTAACAGTAATGTTCCTTATTTGGTCTACGAGATACTCGCATGGATCTTTACTGAGTACAAGGGTGTTCGAGACAAGTTCCTGGGAAGCCATAAAGCGCCCAGAGTTAAATAGGCTGACAAACAAGTCAAATGCTCTGCTCTTTTGTTTGTTTAGAAGATAAAAAGGGTGAGCCATTGCAGTTCCAGGCTGCCGACTGTGGGCAAAAGTCAGAGAAAAGCCTAACCTCCTACGCAAAGAATCCAAAAGCTCTGTCAAGTTGCCGGCTATGGCAGCAGCAGAATCCTGACTCGAATTCCCCTCCACCGCTATACGAATTTCTCGAAATGCGCCAGCGTGAATAAGACAACAGTATGCTATACACAAATACACGCACTGGGCAATTTCCAGCGCCGCCTCTCCGGTCAGTGCATCCAAGTAAAAATGTTCAGCTCCCATGAGAACCATAGAGTCTCGCAGCGCAGTCACTAATGCTATGCCAGTACCAGATGCGCTTCTGTTTGTGGTAAATGCAGGATCTACATACACAGTGAGAATTTTCCCGAGCCCAGAGATGTTGGGTTTACTTGAGGTAGATGGTCTGTAAATCAAAAACTGATCCAAAGCTCGCACAGGAACAAGTGTACGATCGGAGTCATATTTTCCAGCACGTCCACCGGCAATCTCATGCATAAACGAATCTTTTACGAACAAATCTGCGGTATTTCGAACCTCGCTGTCCATACTAACAAAGACTGGTTTGTGCAAAACATAACAAGAACAGGTAGTCACGTCTGTTCTTTTCTGGATTTCAGGCATGTGTTCGTCGCATATATAGGTAACAACATTAAGCAGAGAGTTTGTCTTTCCCTTAAGATTGTACAGTAGACTCGTGTTACTATGGCAAGTGTTGGTAGAAGATACGAAGAAAAGTTTGCAGTTAGTCTGATTCAAAAACCCCATCACCGTGTGGAGAGCAGCCGGTTTTATAAAATTTGCTTCATCGACGAACAGGAAATTGAAGTCCTGCCCCCTGAGACCCTGCAAAAACAGACCAGCAATAAAAGATCACACTCAACGGACATGATTCATTCACCAGCGCGTCGCAATGGAAGTACATGTCTTAGCAGCGACATCGAAGCTATTATCTTGCGGTGAACAGGAGGGAGGTCCTGCGCCGATACTAAGTCACCTAGTCCTGTCCACGCAGTGCTTAGAAGGATTTGAAGTTCCGGTTCACCTTCTTAGTGACAATAAGTTTTATACAGAAATTCAAATTCGACACCACGGATGTTTTGACTGCACAGAGTGGAAACAAGTTTTCTCAACTTTTGTCGGACACCGGGCACTCGACAAAATTCTATTACCTGAGTTGGGGAATTGTCAAGAGCGCCCCTTTCGAATTACGTATGATGGTGGGAATGACTGGGGAGGACTGTTCATCACTATCCCGGTATATTGCGACGCAGAAAAGATGACATATGATGATTTTACTGCGGTGGCTATACGAATAGCTATAGGAGCTGCGTTGGAAGAATATTATGAACTTCTATTCACGTATGGAGAGCTGGTAAACTCTTCTACTCGCTACAATGTAGACAGTGCCAGATTAGAGGCGCTTTCGTGCCAGCTATTAGAGTACTCTCCATCACATTTAAATGAAGCTCAAACCAAGTATTTTCGCGATATTAAAAAACGGCTCTCCGAATTACTCGGCAAAAACCGGCAATATGTAATAAGCGCAGCTGAATATCTCTCAAACAATCTACAACGATTTGATGCGCCACCGGACACGTCAGCCAAACAGGCTACTATAAAAGAAAGGATAGACGAGTCTACACATCTCTTGAAACAGGTGGCAGGCGCTTCCATGCTGCCCATGAAGAAGTACACCCCCGTTCCCCAAGGAAGTGAAAATTTGAGGGCGGTGGCCCAAGGGTTGAGCGCTCTCGTAAAAACGCTAGGGACCCGAGGCACTGAAAAGATAGCAGATGCTCGGTTTTCATCAAATACTGCAACATCTGAATTAGAGCCACCAGGTTGCAGCAGAGGTTTCGAAAAGGCGGCACCACCAATGCCTGATATAAGAAATGTTATCATGACAGACAGGCAAAAAACCACAATGTCTATTACATCAAGATCGGTAACTTATTATACTATGTATGATTGTCTGGCAGCAGCCTGTGAAATCATGGAGGCAGAAAATAATTCTACCAGAAGATCATGGTCACTCGGAAAAATCTCAATTGTGTTGATGTCGTGCTATAACTCTGGAGCTCCAATCATGGTTGTAAATTATTCCCAAGACTCGTTAAAGTTATGCTATCCAAAGGTTAGATCTGGAGCTTCAATACTAGCTACAATAATGAGACCGCTGGGAGAAACCTCAGTACAAAATTTAACCGAAGCAGCTCAGCAAGAAATAGTGAAGAATGCCCCATGTTTTCAATGTCCTTTGAAAGCTTTGAAAGATCCAGATTCTCTAACTAAATTGTTTGCAGTGGACTGTGAACAGTTGCTCCTTTATAGTTTCCAAGCGCGCGTGGCTGCAGCATTCACCGCAGCGGTGTCCGAGGCCATTGTACGAGCAACTCACACAGAGAGCAATACTACTCGGCTCGGACAGCTAATAAACTACGACATCCCTTTATACCAGCCATTTGACAGCTTGGAAGCAAACTGGCCAACACAAATAGCACGTATGGCTTCAGACCTAATGGCAGTTCTCTGTATAACTCTTCAAAGTGAACGCTTGTCCGTCTTTATGAAAAGTGGAATATGGCGCGCCATCTTGGCAATGTTAATTCGAAAGGAAAATCACCGAAGACCATACCTGGCCCCTGTTCATGTGGAGGATGACGTGTACCTATTCGATTATTTCAGATTCGGATCGAGTAATATTGTAAGAATTACCACAGAGCCTGTTGTGTTAAAGGCTCGCAAACCCAAAATAGACGGCCTCTACGAACTTGATTTCATCGCTAGTCCCCCCTCTGGCCTCCACCCGTGGACTAAACAAAAATTCCGCCCAGGAGAATTTCACTCCTATATATGCGTTGGTTTCAATTCGGCCCTGAATGCTCTTCTCATCTTTCCTGGAGGGTTTGGATTAGAATTTGATTTTGGCGAAGCACTAAAAGAAGTCTGGGAGGATCACCTGGATCACTTAGTATTGAAACGCTTTAGTAGGCGTGCACCATACTACCCTGAATCTTATCTCCCGAGCTGCGAATTCATGCAAAAGATAAACACAGCTGGGTAGCTAGAAATTGCGCCATTGGCACGTCTGCAGGCATTCTTGCTTAAATGTAATAGCGTAGGACATAGAAAGCAGTTAATACCGAGTAATTAACAATTAGTGGTCAAATGGATTACTGTTAGGACTAGGTAAATGTACAGAATACTTACATTCGTATTTTGACTGGAGGCGAAGACAATCGCACTTTTGTTTCCATTGCGAAATGTAAATGTGATCGTTTCCCCCTTGACCTGTTCTACCTGTTTTGCGCCAAACCATTTGTACAGGCGAGTAAAAATTTCAATAAAAACGGGCTCTGTTGCTTTTCTTAAGTGGGCAGTGTATCCAATGCGTATTCCTTCAAAAGATGAAACCAGTAGGGAAATGAGCGGAACTAAAAACCACGTTTTCCCGTGCCTCCTTGGAACTAAAAATACAGTAGTTCTTTGTCTAAAATGTTGAATGATATTCTCTGAAAATAATGAGGTATTAAAAACGGTAGACAAGTATCTATTACTTCGTTCCGTGGATCCTTCCCCCAAGCAAATACTTGACGCAAAGTATGTAGCATGCATTAAGATCATTTTTTGAAATAATTCCAGTGTTCCGTCTCTCTGTTCGCTAGTTGTTTTTTCCAACTTTGCCCGTTTGTAGTCATTTGAAGCTTGACCAGAAAATGACTTTTTTAACAGTGTGTGAAATCTGTAAATAAAGTTGTTCAGTTGGGAAAATTCATCAGACTTGACAAACCCCCGGTAGCCATTCATTATTCCGTCGAATGCTTTGTCATGTATTAGGGAGTCGCTTGGAGCAAACCTGGCAAAATTTAAGTTTGCGAGTTTCTGTCTTAGTGCCGGAAGGATACTGTCCTCGGCTGCACCTGTGAAAAGTTGCCGTTTAGGGGATACCTGTAAATCGTTTAGTGCGGCATCGGTATCTGTGTACTTGGTAGAATAGGAGGCCAGATTTTCGTAAATGATTTCTGACGCCATATATGAAAACGCACGCGAAATAGCACAGCAATTATGAAAAGATCCTATAGGGGCAATGCACGCTTGATGGCGCTGTGGAACATCAATCGCAAATTGAAATCTGCTCGCCGGTGAATTCATGGTATCCCTCGCTGAATCATTCCTATCACATATACTTGCAGTAGTTATAAAATTGGAGTCACTCATTTCTTGCCCATCCACGTCGTCTGGTCCTCGTTCCATTGTTCGCTTACGCAAAGCATCGCGGTATCTTTTGACAATTTCGACCGATTCCTTTCCAAGCATGTCTTCTGCGAGAGACTACCGAAACAGGGCTCGGGCCGAAGTTATGAACTACATTAAAGGGCAAGCCTATAAAGCTGCGGTCATCGAGATGATGTCTCTCAAAGTTCCTCGAATGCACCCAGCTCTGCGCTATTTTCTTGCATCAGCTAGGGAGCAGGAAGCTGTTTCAGAGATAAACGTGCGCTCAAATAAGCGCCTCAGCTCTGTCAGGTGTCATGTTGCTCGGATAAAAGCAGCTACAGAGAGTCAGAGAGCATTAAGACTGGAGTTGGATGGCTACAGAAGATATCTAAGGAACGACTTTTTAGAAACATTCGCTCAAGAGTCAGAAGCCATTGCAGATGCGGAGCTAGACTTGCAGCGGGCAGAAGAAGAAATTGCTCTGTATATTTCAGGTGACCCTGATCGCAGAGACAGCTTAGATTGTGAGGAAGACGACCTTTTATTAAAATGGCAACTAGAAAACGTAAATCCTCCGACGCTACTGCCATCACCACATGCACCAAGTCCCGTCAGTCGCGGGAACTCGCCAAGAACTCCACCGACTCCCAGTCCAACTTTTCAAGAAGACGAATGCCCAGTAGAAGAATACTAAGCAACGATGATGGAATCGACCTTGAGCATATAGCCCCGGTCTCAGAAGATTTGACAAAAGAATCGAGACAGCTTGCGATCTACATAATGCCGAAACCTAACAAAATATGTCTCAAGGTCAATCCAAAAATGAGCTACCGATGGTTTAACCTAGAAGGGTCAACGGTAATTGGAAATGGTGGATATGGATCAGTGCAGTATGCCCCAAAGTACCACATGGCAGTAAAAATATTTGAATCGGATGGTCATTTTCGATGGGAACTAGCAATGTCCTTGATTCTTTCCAATGCGGCAAGAAGACCAGAACTTTCCGACATCGCCAAACATTTCTTACAGATCTATGCCTTTTCAAAAATCGAGAGAGCTTTTGTAATGGAACCGTTGAGCCATGACCTAAAAACGTACGCCAAAAGATACAAAGACAATTTTACAATGGAAACATTGAATACCCTGACATCTGAGTTCAAAGGACTTGCGAAGGCCTTGGCATTTCTGAACATTGATTGCGGATTGGTACACATGGACGTCAAGAGTAACAACATACTGGTCAAATGTGATGCGAATGGAAAACTTAGTCGACTTGTATTGGCAGACTTTAGTTTGACAGGCCCTAATACTAATTCTATTCTCAACCAGAGCATGATGGTGTGTCCTTCAAGAGGAGTAGTGGAAGGGCTAAAAATTATAGATTCAACGACTGTAAAGAATCACATTCCATCTGACTCTTTTATCATATATAACGGCCACTGCCGAGCTCCAGAAGTGATAATAAATTATTGTAATGGGAAAAGGTATCGCGACCAGCCAATGGACGCCCTGGAAACACTTGGATTGGATCTATTTTCCCTTGGGCAAGTAGTGCAGGAAATCTTATTTGAGGGAATTCTGTGCAGATCGCGCGAGTTTTCGTTTAAACCAAAACCAAACACTATTCATGAAAAATTAAGTCACGATTACATGATGAGGGTTTTGGCATATCGAATTGTGCTTTCCGACAATCTAATCTCTAGAGGCTGTGATCTAAGTTTCACCGGTCCACTAAGTGGAACAGTAGAATCAGTGAACGCATCCCTATTTCGAGAATTAGACAGAATCCTTTTCCAGAGTCACGTCGAAATGTATGAGCGCATCGATCTACGAGAAAAACTGCTGAACGTCATCATTCCTCCGGAAACCAGAGGACTTTGTACCCTGGCGGGACTGCTATGTCACTGGGATGCGGATTTGCGCCGCTCTGCAGTGACCTTCTTTTAGAGATTGTGATCGTTACTTATACCAATAAACTTTTTCAGAGCTTTGTATTACGTCGTTTTTTTGTGACCGGGGACTCTATCAAGGGGCGTGGTTGCGCGATAATGGGGTATATTTTGGCCTAATGGGTAACAGGCAGCAAGGTGTTCCGTTCACTAGTCTTCATCTCGCAGAGGAGAAACATGACAAGTGTTCAAGACCAGTCTCCTCTGAACGAAAACATGCAATGCCAGAAGACTTTAGAATTGTCGGTTGGAATGCAGATTCCGAAAGAACTACCAGGAGTGGCAATGTTTACATTCTACGATTACTTAGCCGACCTGGCACGCGGAGGACACGCGCAAAGTGACATTCTTCAACAGGAACCACTACATCACCGCCTGGCTTACATCAGCCACCTGTTTTCGTGGCTCGAAAAAGAAGGTTTCGCGTATGGCATTTTGAACAAATTTTTTGGTTCTGAGCGCGCTCTGAGCGCATCAGAAATTAGTAGTAATTTATCGCAACAACAGATCAATGAAATCTTATTTTTCATAGAATCTGAAACGAAACAACAAGCGTCGTGTGACCTGTGGAAAGTTTTAAGACAATTTTTATTGACGGCTTCAACTTTGAAGTGGATGAAAAATAAACCGTGCTCAAAGCCGGAATGGTTTAAGGTACAGGAATTCAAAGGCGGACACCTTGGCTATGCCACACAGTCCATGCCTTTGATTTTTGGCAATACTAACGAAAGCTGCGCCCGATCCCTTCTTTTGGGATATGTAACTGGAGAGGCATGGAAAACTTCAGAAGATCGAGAAGAGTTTTACAAATTTGACGACGGCCATCCACCAGAAGAAGCATTTACATGTGGACTTCTTTTAGATAAACGGAGTGGAATGTTGGGAGCATCAATGGATATGGCGATAGTAAAGCGCAGGAAACAGTGCGCTAGAAAAGTGGAGATATACGAAATTAAGTGCAGAGCAAAGTATGTGTTCTCGGTCGAGAACCAGACGCATCCACTTTCTCAACTGTACGATAAAATGTTGCAACACCCATGTGAAAATTCTATTCGCGATTTCTTGCTGGGAATTTCCTCACCGGGGGTAGAATTTGTTGAAGAGAGCGGAATCCCTACAGCATCAGAAGCTCTACTAACCTGCGACAAAACTTGGAAAACTGACAGGTGGAAGAAAAATTTACGAGAACGTGCTTGCCTAATGGAAAAGCGTCACTTGTCCCTGAATAGAACCAACAACTCATCTGTGTTTTTGTTTGAAAGCCCCTGTCTGGAAACAAACACGATCAGACCTGTCCAGTGGCCGGACGGTGAAAACAATATCGAGTTACCAATCTTCATTAACCCAAAACATCAGAATTTCAAACAGATTTTTGTACAGACATACGTCTTGGCCGAATATTTTGAAACAATTCCTATATCTCCATTTTTAGTTACATTTATAGGTCGCAACAGAAAGACGGTAGAGCGGGGACGTGTATTTAAGCTCGAACACACATTAGACGGTATAGAAGAACCGGTGGAATTGAACTGCAAGCACGCGATACCGGTACTACTAATAATAACCCCCACAACCATCGACAGAAATCATTTCAGTGATTTGGACTCGCTTGGCAGAGAAGCGTTCGAGTTTTCTGTGAAGGAAACATGGGCCAAGGTCTCTGTGGACACCTCGGAGAATGTTGCTGCCCCTGCTGTTCAAAGTCCTGCGGGGGTGACACAAGATCCCGAAAATCTGGAGAGCGCTTGTCCCTATTAGACGACAGCTTTGACGAATTCACCATAACCGAAGACATGCCTATGATTCAAGGAGGAAAAAAGAAAGAGAAGCGTAGCAAAAAAGAAGCCGAACCAATTGTAGTTGAGCCAGTGGCTGCTAGAAGGCATTGAAACATGTTATTTCAAATAAACAGAACTACAACCAAATACATGCGTCAACCTTTATTTGCGTTATGCGTAATCTAAATTACAGTTCGTCGTCATAGGGTACAGTTTCATAAACGTGCTTGTCTCTTCGGCTTTTGTATTTTTCGCGGCGCGTTTTGCGTTTCACGGTTTTATCTAAAGCTTCTGTGGCAACGGTCGTTACCTTGCGGATGAAATCCGTCTGTCTGTACTGGTGATATCTGTATGCCCGTACGACTCGCAGAATAGCCAAAACTAAAACAAGGAGGGCAAATACTCCTAGAATTCCTGCCGCAGCCGGCTTCCAGTTGGGATGAGTTCCGCTATCCAACGTATTAGCATAGTGCAGGGATGCCGTCCCAAGCATTCCAAGAGCAATGATGAGTCCGAAATGCGGACCAATAAGTACATGCACATACTTCGCTAAAACCAGCTCGGTCACAATCAAGTATATGATACCTATGATAAGAAATGCAATCATTGCCCCAAGTGTAGAAGCAGGGACACTGACTCCAAAATTCACGGTCATGACGAGTGCTCCGGACAAGGCCATTATAAGCCCCCAAACTCCCATGATAGAGGCGTAGACGTTTAATACCACTGCCTTAAACGGTGATACAACACAATGAACTTCAGGGCATGCACTTTTGAGCTGTGAGTTAAAAACTGAGTACTGGTCAGGTGTCTTTCCGGAAGACGCGAACGTACCCAAAAATACGATGCCGGATACAAAAATAATGCAAAATGTGACAGCTGATAGCGTAAGCTGTCTGTACGAAAGGAGTAGTACAAACAACTGCCACGCCCATACTGTGATAATAATAGACATTAAGGCAGGTGTGCTGATCACGGCCGAAGTCAATTCGGACGCTCCGTATGAACGATCGTGATTACAAGTCTTGGCTCTAACTGCGCCAAGAGTAACGTATATCGCCAAGAGTATCCACACCGCCATAGTAGCGTAAACGGTAAATATCATTCCTGGCGACGAAATAAAAAAAAGTCCATCTTCGTTCGCCCTTAGCAGTCCAGGTTGATTGATCAAAGGCGTTGCTGGCTTAAGGTGTCCACCGGCGACGTTGCCGAAAAAACAGGGAAACCCTGCTTGCGGACTAAGGGCGGAGAAAGCTGAGGCCAGTGATATCAACACCAGAACCACAAAAGAGATTACTTCAATCAGCCACATGCGCCATGCAATCCTCTCTAAACGCGATTCCTGTCCACTATAGTAGTAGCCGCTCATTTTCTGCGCTATGTGAATTAGCGCCTACGTCGCTCAGCGGGAGGAACGATATGTCGCCAAATAATTTTGCTCCTGGAGAACAACTGTGGTTGTCGCCCAGCGTCGGACTCGCACGAAGACTGTACGGATGCGATCTCAGCGATCGCCTATTATCCAATCCGACAATGAGTAGGCTGAGCCTAGATCAGCAGCATGGCCATCCGGTTACGTTCCCACCCCCCTCACGCTCGCGACCGGTGTTGATTGCGCGCGCTCCGATGGGATCCGGGAAAACTACGGCACTGATTGAATGGTTGGCTGGATTTCTAGACCACCAGGATAGAAGCGCTATAGTCGTGTCATGCAGAAAAAGCTTTACTAACAGTCTTTGTCGACGATTCCAACGGGATGGTTTGGTGGGTTTTGCTACGTATCTAGACTGCGAAAAATACATAATAGATGAGATTTCACACCGACGGCTATTGGTACAACTGGAAAGTCTGCCACGCGTCTCTAGTGTACTATTGGATCACTATGATGTTCTAGTAGTTGATGAAGTAATGTCTTTGATGAATCAATTCTTTTCGCCTACAGTTAGAAAACTACGTGAAACGGAAGCTTTGTTTTCATTATTGTTATCTAAATGTCAGTATATCGTAGCGATGGACGCAACGATAAATGCAACTCTTGTTGAAATGCTCGCAGATTTGAGAGGGGCAGAAAATATACACGTGATAGTGAATGATTTCGTATCGAGCGGGTTTGCCAATCGTCAATGCACAATGCTTAACGCGCTTGGCGCGGCAATACCTGCCAGTTTGTTAAAGCCCTCAGAAGGAAATGAGGACAAAGGACTCGAGGATAACAAAAGTACTGCACAGGTGGATCCATCTCTACTTGAAGGGTCCTTTTTTCATGAAATGCAGGCGCGCTTATTGCGTGGAGAAAATATTTGTGTCTTTTCCTCTACGCTATCATTTTCAAACGTCGTTGCGTTCTTTTGTTCAGAAATTCTAAGTCCTGGGACAGTTCTCTTACTGAACTCCAACTCTCCCCACGTAGATACGACTAACTGGGGGCGATTTCGAGCAGTCATCTATACTACAGTGGTGACAGTTGGATTGAGTTTTGACTCTTGCCACTTCCACTCAATGTTTGCGTTCGTAAAGCCCACAATCCATGGACCTGACATGATGGCTGTCTATCAAGCGATGGGTCGGGTAAGACGTCTACTACATGATAAGCTTTTTATATATTTAGATGTTTCTGGGGCATGGGGCGCACCAATTTTCACTCCCATGATTTTAAACTCGGAGTTTAGCACTACCCCATGGCCAGTAGACATTACAGTTCCAGCAGACGCCATGTGTGTAAAATTTAAAAACCGTTGCAGACAGATCAACAATCATCGAGACGGGGTATTTACCCGGTTCAAAAATAAGCATTATGTAGAAAGATGTACACTAACCAGTGCTAATGACAGTTTTAGTCTCCTACATACTCTTCTAGTCAATAACAAAATAAATGTGGAGATAATGAGCGTTGACTCCTCCGATCCGAAACTGGAAAATTTGGGTCAATTCATATCTGGTCTGCGTGCAGATAGTTATCGGAATAGGGCTCCACTTAAGCATCTGTACTCCGCGTTGGAAAAGTATGAAAAGAGTCAAGATATATTTTGCCTTCCATCAAACCCAACTCCTGAGGAAACAGCTTTGATGCTCATGGAGAGTGAAAATGTAAACCAGTTCATTGCTCGTTTTTTTGAACTTGACCGATCGCTAGAAAATTTCGGGGAAGACTTGCAAGCCTTTCTGCAACAGCTTGGTGACAAAAGCAAAACTATAGATGCACTAATTAATGCGGCTGTTGTGGAAACAGGATGCACCTGCGATGAAGATGAATGGTTTCAGATCAATACAGAGGCATTGTCCAAAGATCGAGACAGTAAACTCGACTCTTGGATATCATATTATCTCGATGGTCCATTTGTGTGTCTAAGCAACGGACGTCCGGCCGTGATTGAGGTTTGTAATGAAACCGAAGTTAAGAATCGTCGAAACCTATTAAGACTATGCATAAACATTGCCAGGACGATAGGCTGGAAACCTTCAGCCGATCCAAACGAGACTGAAATTGAACTTGATGTTATCGTGAAGGCAGTAAATGACGCATTGAACGCAGGGATGGGGAATTGTATGCTAGAATATCTTCGGTTAAACATAACAGAACCCTCATGGTTAACTGGACCTATAAGGAACCTCCAGTGTTATCTTGGAGAAAAAAAAATGTCTCGCCGCGAACGGAAGACTTCTGACCCACTAGAGATGGCAGCTGTAAAGATCTTGCGCACTCTATGGGCGGAGTTATTTGATGTACGGGTATTTAAAAGCCAAAAGACATTTCCTGGTACGGCAAGGGTCAAGAACTTGCGAAAGGAGGAGCTCTGTGCTTTGCTAGACCGCATTCACGTTCCCTACGATCGCAAGGAAACGCACAAGCAACTATATGCTAAACTTATGTGTCATAGAGAACAGTTCAAGGGTTCTCGACTAAGTTTCCGGACTGCTGCGTGGACCCGTTTTTTAAAAGGACGGTGCCTGGAGGACTTCCATTTGATGACTCCAATCTCTTCCCATCATGTATGATGAAAGCATACTTTATGGCTACTTATGGGGCATCTCGATATATACGATTGAGACTAAACAAAATGCGTCAGGAAATATTACAGACATGTGGGTATTGTATGAATTAGCTGTCCATGATTCTACTAAGGGTGCCCATGAAGTACTTTATGCATCCTTACAGTTTGAAGAAAGCGACCTCAGTGTGGCCTCGTGGCCTCATCCAGCTCTGAATGCCAGATTACTGACGGACTTCGTTGGGGCTGTAAAGAATTTCCATCAGAGGGTGTACAAGCTGAATGCAAAAACAATTAACTTCGGATGGATTCTCTCATGTTCTACTTCTAGCCAGATTGCTCTCCGCCTGGTGACAGGAAGACTACTTCATGAAATCAGGCGCGCCTTGACTCTGCCAGAATTTTATTCTCCTTCTATTTTTTATGTTTGCAAAGACAGTGGATTGATCACTAAGGTCTGCGAGGATAAATCCAAGCCACGTATGGCAACTGCATCTTACGCAGCATTGAATGCTTCGTCTAACTTCCAAGCAAATTACATTGAACGCAATCTGCAAGCCGGACATTGTTGTGAACTGAGAAATTTTGGATGGGCTCGCATACAGGCAATCTCATCTGGAAAAATTAATCCAAGAAGCATGACCGCGGAATGGGTGTGGGCTGGTGGAAAGTGGATTGATGGAAGAGGAAATGAAGCATTTTCTGAAACAGGGACTGATCCCACTTCCGACGATGGCCTTGCTGTCCCCTTTGCCTTAACACCCGCGAAAACAATTTATGGACCGACGTGGTTTGTTCCCAGACGCATGCTTGTAGCGTCATTGGTGCCCAAGGAGTTCGAATATGCCATCTATCTCAAGGATGGAAGTACGATAATCTCTTTAGTGTGCGCAATAATAAATCTGTATTGCAGATTTTACCAAGGAAACATTGTTGCACAATCTACATTTCTCAAACCTATTATCCTTTTTCTATTTCCGACAAGTTCTTCCCGAATGGACGGCTCAGAGAAGGTTTCATCTATAAAAGACTCCTACATGTATACACCTGGATTCCCGAGTATAAATTTTGTTCCCATTACGACGCAGAACATGTCAAAGATGGGAGCCTTGAATGCATGCAGAATAGTCTCTCTTGTGGAGGGGTTATGGCCAGCCTATAATATCAGAGCATTACTCATGCTGGATCGCGGAGATCGAGCGAAACATGGGTCTCAGATCACAACACTACCCAGAGACCTCGAGAGCACTTTAGAAGTGTACCCAGCCGGTAAAATATCCACCATAGCCGATCTCCCGACTGTTATCAGTGGCAGGATTTTAAAAATGGACTTTTCTGCTTTCTTTCCATGTTTGTACATGGCATGTGGCGGAGGCAGCCAAGCGCTATGCCGCATTATCGAGGCAAGATTAAACAGGGAGCCGCAGTCAGAGAAGCTTAAAGCTGCCTTGGTAGCTCTGGTGGGTGGGCTAAAATATACAGATCCATCGAAATATAAATTAGTAATAGCGCTCTGCAACAGCATTGCATTGGCTGTCGAAAATGCTGCCAATAGCCTCCAGTTTGGAATAGCTATTTATATGAAGGATGGATTCATAGGAGCTTTTGATAAACATTCCTCTACAAGCGCAGAGGAACTGAGAAGCAAATGCGAATGGGCCGCCATTGAAGAATTGCAGAAGATTCTTCTAGAATGCGGCCAAGCAATTACAGGAATGCCGACTCTGAAACTAAGGCTAGAGGGAGAATTTACAGAGGGCCTGCTTCTTAATTGCAACAAGTATTGGCTCCACAACAGGAATACCGGAAAGAGTTTCATATGTGGGATACCTGGGCTTCGAGAAGAGAATGGGCTGAGTGTGTTAACAGAACGTACAGCTTGTGAACTGCTCGCTGGCATTTACACTGCCAACACCGTAAGCACCGCTACCGAAACACTCACGCGAATTCTAGATGGATATGCCTTCTCTGCCTTCGAAGCTAGAGGTGACATAAACTTCTGGCAAGAGACGCTAAAAAGTAGCTTTACCCCATGCATTTCAGATTCCGCAGCCATCAGATCTGCCAGTTTCATGACACGCCCAGATGAGCTGGAAGGAGAGACTCACTTTGTTTACCTTACTCCGACAAATTTGTCCTCCCATGGCTCCGCCAACGCTGGCGGTAAAGTTATCTACCCAAGTTCTCTCGCAGAAGAGAATTTCTGCATTAAAATATGTTATTCGGCTCACCTAATCCCCAAAATGTCAGCAATGGTGGAGCTTGTACAGAATATGGTGTGGTTAAAATTTTATCATAATTCTGTGGACAATGATGAGGAGACACGGGGTAAGTTATTGAAAACGTGTGACTACGATTACGAGAGAACATCTTTTTTATTCTCATAATTAAACAGAACATTTCCAAAGACCATGATACTTGGTACTTCGTCATTTCAAAAATAGGTATCATATAACTTATATGCACTGCGATGAAGCTTGCGGTCATTCCACCACAATCTTAATACGCGAGTAAAAAAGTTTCCGTTGCCATATACCCGATTCAAAGTTGAATTCCTTGACTCTAAGATGATGGCTCGTTCATTTTCATTGGAAGGCAGGTTCATGATCATAAGTGCGTGGGTAGAATAAAGAGAAGATATTAGCTCTTCTCCAATTGGAGCGGTAATTTGCATGAGGGGCTGCGCCACTCGATAATGAGGCAATACCAACCCGGGATCAAAGGGAGGAAGATCATGCATTAATAGCAATGTATTTAAGAGCCACTCCCCTCCATTCACCAATAGCTCGCGCACCTTATCATTGATTGAAATAGTTCGCGCGACACGGGCAATTGCGCTTCGTAACTTATAGCAGTGTTCTTGAGTAACCTTAATGGGGTCAATGTTTTCCAAATACATGCAAATCAAACAGAGCGCAAAGTCTTCAAATTTTTGGGGCATAATTCTGTGAATCCTGTTTAAAAAATCAGGCCATGTAACATGCACAGTGGCAACGCGGTCCTCTGAGGCTGTGATTACTGAAAATATAAAGCCAGCATGATCATCTAGGCGCACACACGCGCAAAAGTACTCTTCAATATCCACTACTGCTCCAGAAATCAGCTCTAGGATAATTTTTTCCCCATCCATCTGGATGTCCATATATGTTATGGAATCAGACGCAAACAATGCTGGCGCCCCTGGCGTGGATCGTACTTCAAAAAAAAATCTCGGGATAGCCTGCCGCGATATTTCCTTAATTAACTGTGATGTCGATTCTCCAGAGGAGGCCAGACGTTCAAGTTCCTCAAGGGTAGGGCCGTGTTCGGGTTCTTCTGCGATGTCTTCCAATCGTATAGGTCCTACTTTTTTCTGATGCCGGCATATCGCGTTGAATGCTTCTTCGGCCCATGATACTAACTTTCGAGTCGGCCGATTCTCTGTCGCTGCCTCTAGAATAGGCTCTCCTGTCTCTTTCAGCTCTTCCATCCCATCGTTCATCTTGCCGATTGGCGCACGAACGTCTGACATTTGCTATGTAACGTACGTTCAGATCTTTCAAATACGAACCTACCCGCGAGCTGGCAAATAATGTTTGACACAACTCCTCCTCTGACTTATATGTAGTCTGGCTCGATACAAGGAATCCTAGACGTGACGCCTTCAGAACTTTGTGAAAAAATGGACCGACAATAAGCGTGATTGCGCTAGTACTGTACGACAAAGATACTTCCTCGCCTTGATTATTCATATTTCTTTGAATTTTAAACACGCGCAGTAATTCTTGTTCCCAGAGCGCCGACAATCGAGTCTCCTCCTCCAGATAAGGAGGAATGTACCGCGCCAGAAAACTATTAGCAATATACTGTTGGTCATTCATGTCCTTACTTACATCAACGAGGTTATATGATAAATTCTCAGGGAGCTTCGATAGCGACTCTAGAGTTTCTTTGCACTCCCAAGCCTCTTCGATACCTCCAAGGGTCTCCCATGCTGGGCAACGGTCATAGTTTGCTTGGGTGCGCTCAGTCCGCCTGGCAGATTCCATTCTAGCCTCAACCAATTCTTTTTTCATTTTCCCATTACTATAGACCAAGTTTTTATTGCTTTCCTTGAGATCAGAGACAGTCTTGAACAAAGTATTTACTACCTTTCCAACACTTGTATTAACGGCAGCTCGCACAGCATTCCCCATGCGATCTTCTGCATTATCAATGGGCCGCTGCCCCTGCGCTGCCGCTCTTCCGCCACACCCAACACGGGTAGGGTCAAGCACGAGTTGTCTCTCGATGTTAGAAACATTTTCACGCAAGTAAGAGTCCACTACGTCTGCCACATCACCAACTTTGCGCATATTTTGAATATCAATAATGAACTTGATCAGCCTAGCTGCTGCAGATGTACCGGCCTCTTCCACACCTTCTCCCAGAGCCTTATCCACCACTTTTGTTACATGATCTGGATCCTGTGCATTCTCAGTTCGTAGACCAAGCAAAACCTTGATCGGAGCGGTATTTACTAATTGACACAATTTTGCATGCTCGCGCATAGCCTGAGCTTTGAGAACAGGACCGTGCAATCGTTGCATAGGAGAATCAAATAATACTCCCCTGTCAGTTACCAATGGTTCCCAAACAACCATACATTCCCCAAGCTCCCCAGTATTTCCATCATAGGCGCGGATTTCACTGGTTTTAACGTTCATTATTATTAGTGTTCGCTCATACTCTAAAATATGTACTGCCCCTAATACAGCACGGAGATACTTCAGCATTTCGAACCCTCTGGCAAAAAGTGAAGGCGCGACATGTAGGTGGTGGTGTATTTCAGTCGTTGTACTTTCCAGGTCTTCATTTCCGAGATCACTGCCAGTGGGGCGCTTTTCTTGAGGTTTTCTTTCTCGTACCAAAGGAACCATACCCAGACATGTTATCCAATCTATATAACGTACGTAGGAAGGAGCCTTCCCAGCTTCGCTTAACCCGCGCAAGCTTAACTCAGACACGCCCCGTACAAAATCAAGTAACACTGTCTGCAATAAAAAGGACCACAACTCGAACGCCTGCTCTGCAACTCGAATTCCATCTTCCGAATTGTGACAGTAACGTGCTGCCAGTTCATCCGGTGTCAACCCTCTTGTTCTGATGTGAGTGTCCCAATCGCGCTCCACATCCTCAAATCGACAGCCATCCAATATATTGCGGAGAACCGCCACTTGAATTTGTCTAACAACAGATTCTGTTGCTCGGACCGAGTTATACACGCCTTGTCCAGAAGTGTACGTCGATGCGCCCAGGAGAATTTCCCTGAATCCCATCGTGCGCTTTGTTGGATGGATTATTATCCAGTCATCAGGCTCGCCTGTTAGAATCGGCTCCAAGACCGCGATAAGGTTGTCGATATCAAAGGCACAAGGTACCTGACGCAATTGGGAAAATGGCATGTCCATTTTCGGGGAAGAGCAGGCGGGAAATAGAAATCACCACTCCTGTTTACTTAAATTTTTCGGCAATGCAGAGCATTCAGGCGATTTTATCGGACATTACAATCCTATCAGAACAAGCTGTTCATGAAGACTCCAAGCCGCAACTGTCTTGGTTTGAGACTGTGGCACGTTTAGATGAACCGACCACTTTGCCTCTGGCGGAATTACCATTTAATGTTTATCTAATCACCGGTAACGCCGGCTCAGGAAAAAGTACTTGCATTCAAACTCTTAATGAAACATTGAATTGCATCGTTACTGGCTCAACGCGCATAGCTGCTCTTAATATCTTCAATAAGCTATCTGCCTCTTACACCTCTTGTCCCATTCATACTATTTTTCAAAACTTTGGCTTCAAAGGAAACAACGTACAGGCTGTGCTAGGACGATTCAAGTTTGAAAAACCTCACGAACAACGTTCGTTGGCAGAACATCAAATGGCCGACATTTATTATTATTGGGACGTGATAAAGGACATTACTGCACGCGCCATAGACACGGCATCTCCGGTAGCTTTGTCTGTCCTTCAAACACTCCAGCAGAAAACTTCACGCAAATTTGTAAACCTTGCACCTTTCCTAATTTCCTCTATGCCTCCATTTGTCAAAAGCAACATTATCCTTGTTGATGAGGCTGGAGTTTTAGGGAAACATATATTGACTGCAATAGTATATTCGTGGTGGCTCATGAATGCATTGTGGAAAACGCCTATGTATCAGGACGGGAAGAAGCCAGTGATCGTGTGCATTGGCTCCCCTACACAGACAGACGCAATGGAAAGCAGCTTCGAGCACAGAAATCAACGACACCTTATATCCAGCAGCATAAACATTTTAAGTAATCTTATTTGTACTCCTACACTGTTTTCAGTCCTGAATATCAAGAAGCAGTGGGCCATCTTTATTAATAATAAACGATGCTCGGAGCCTGCTTTCGGAGAAGTATTAAAGGCATTTGAATTTGGGTTACCTTTGACAGAACGCCATGCCAGATTCTTAGATCAGTTCATTGTATCAGAATCATTCATCAAAGATCCATCAAAGCTTCCTGGATGGACTAGGCTTTTCTCGTCCCACGAAGAAGTTAAAGAATACGTTTCTAAATTGCACGCAAAGCTTCGTGCACAGAAATCTGAAAAATATAGGGTATTTCTCCTGCCGATGTATACAATAGTAGATATGGCGGCATTTGAAAAGTATAAATCCCTGACGGGTCAAGAGACACTAAATATTGATCGCTGGCTGCAAAACAATTCCTCTCGCCTTGGAAACTATTCACAGAGCAGGGATCTAGATGTGACCGCGCCCAGATTTGAATACCATCGAGATGAGAGTAATGAATATACACTAGTAACGACTGATGCCTCGCACGTACTCAATAGCCAGATCACGGTAACAAAAAAGGTAAAAAAATTGATCTTCGGTTTTGAGGGAACATTTGAAAAATTCGCACATGTATTATCCGAAGATAGCTTTCTCAAGACGTATGGAGAAGACAAAGTAGAATTTGCCTATCACTTTCTGTCGACCTTGCTATACTATGGGATGATTAAATTTTACGAATTTCTCCGAACAGAGGGCCTCCCCGAAGATAAATTAACAATGGCGTATGACAGGTTGTACTCCCTAGCAATGCCGGAGCCAGAAACTCAGAACTTTGACATGGGAAATGGTGAAAAATTTTGTTTTAACGAAGATGAATGTCCGAATGCCGATGTGAATGACAAAGATGATTTATTCGATATTTTTGATAAGTCGTTAGATCAATTCTATCTAAATTATGAGATTTGCGGGAGCGATGTCCACGGTCAAGAAATATTTAGTTATTTCGAGCAGATGAAAAGAATTTATACTTTACGTTACGCGGTGCTGTGTGAGCTCTTTGGGAGTGTATTTACTGCCGCCCCCTTTAGCTCATTCGTCGGAACGGCTTCTTTCTCAAGTCAAGAAATTTCTATCTCCAGTTTCAAGGGAGCAGTATGTGCATTTGCTGCTCAAACCGACACATATACCTTACGCGGGATTACGCGAGCAAGATTTCCGGGATATGCTGAGGACACCTCAAAAGCCCACGAATGGGCCGAGCCAATTTTACAAATGCTAGACTTGCCAAGACTTGTCGTAAGGGATCAAATGGGGTTCGTTTCAGTCCTGTGCCATAACAAAGCAACTTTTGTCGATAATATAGGTGGACAGGAATTAAGGATGGCCATAACAATTGACCACGGAATAAGTTCGAGCCTTGCAATGACGATCACACGATCTCAAGGGTTAAGTTTAGACAGGGTAGCAATATGTTTTTCTCACGGAACAATGAAATTAAATACTGCATACGTAGCAATGTCTAGAGTAACGAGTAGCGAATATTTGCGCATGAACTTAAACCCCCTGCGAACGAAATACGAAGATACTCGACAAGTAAGCCAACACATTCTTCGCGCGCTCAGATGCAAAGAAACGCGACTAGTATACTAATCCTCAAAAGTAGCCACACGCGTGGCTTTAAAATCAGTTTCCCACCGTCGTTTGGAGTGTTGCATACCCTCCTCGTCCCGAGAACATGATTTTCATAAGCTACGTAATGGTAGGAGTCCAAGGCTTGGGGCATGGCTCGGCCACCGAATACGAACAAGTAGTATACTCATGCGATGGAGGAATGCGGTTTATTTGCATCGGAAATAAAATGTATCGCCACCAATTACCACCCGGGAAAGTAATAGTAATTCACAATCCCGTCGCAACAATGATCGCTGTAGACTGTGAAGAAGAATTTTGCGCATACTGTTTGGAGCGCAATGGTTCTCACCGAGGACCCTCAGGAGAAACATTAGCTTTTCAGTTCTCGGCATGTTGGTTTCTAGGGCGCGGAGGAACGCGAGAACGGTGGAGCAGCGGCAACATCACCATGATGAATTTTTTGGGCGTCGCTCACTTAACTGTAACCATATACGAAACCCCGGAAGATCTAGCATCTAGCGCGCACACCACCCCCACATGTTCCCAATCCTCTCCAGAATCGCTGGAGTGTCCAGAGGAAAGCGTTCCTCGAGATCTTGTAGAGTTTGCGGCAAGGCATGCCGGACTGTTAGAGGAATAAATAAAAGTAATAAACACCAAATTATGAAATACGAGCATTTAATTATTGCGTCGCATTGCGGAAATGAGTTGACCTTCATAGTTGCTGTCACTTAGCTGCAGCTGGAGGTAGTAGTGAGGAAAATCGGGTCTCGAAATGTCTAGAGGGTAGCTCAGGCAACTTTTCCGACTTCGGTAGAAAGCAATATCCATTACCCTGTAACGCAGCCGTCCGTGCCGAAGAGCACCTGGAGTTCTTCCGTGGAGGCTGGCGAGACATGCGGGCAAAGTCCATATCAGTTGCAATAGCAGCCTGACCGTACTTCATAGTCCAGGAAGTGCAATATTCGCGTTCTGAGTAACTTTCGCAATGGGGCAGGTATAAATGTTCTAGCGCTGGGTTCCACCCAGAGGCGCGCCCACGTAAGTCAACACGCCATTCCTCCAGTCATATGCCTGGCCAATCTGCGACAGGCATGGGCAAGATTGTCGCGTGGAATAAATACCGGGGCATGGGCTACAAACTCGTGAAAGAAAACTGGCACACCGGGGTGAGTTTCTCCATCCTCGGACTGCGTAAAATATTTTCTTGACTTTCTTGACGAAATAATGTCTTTTAGGCGAGCCCTTATTTGCGGGGCATGTCTTCTCTTGCAAAAGAGAAACATCTGCAAACTTTTCTGATGTCTATTTGCACCTGCAAATGCGGACGTCTTAGTACATGCCATCGGAACTCTGTCTAGGGAAGTACAAATGTCTTTTCGAATGTTATCGGTAAGCTGTCTTCTCCCGAGTTCCCCGAATGAAAATATCATGAAAACACTGTCAAAGCCACACGAGTCCAAAGATTCTACATCTTCGGTGTTATTCGTTTTGACATGCCCTTGGACGGCTACGTCTTTTGCGTGGTCCGGAGTAACATGAGAATGCGTATCATGACATTCGTACGATCCGGAAACACAGTCAATAGACGAGGCTCCATATAGAACTTCTGTCACAGAGGGGATCTCGGTACCCATATCAGAGACCACACGCCACCACAGAGAAAGGTCTTCAATTTATTGTTTATCTCGCAATTTTACATATATTTTAACAGCAACAAGCTCCGCCCCAAAATAAACACCGGCGGAAAAAACATACTAATCTAAATTCCAGTCAATCGGTGACAGGCCCTTAGATTCGAAGTATTGATTTGCTTCCTCGAAATGGCGACAGTTGAACGGACGTCGCGTGCAGGTAGAAGGATGGATGAACTCCAACTTTAAATGATTTTTAGGCACGCGGGGAATAAATCGTCTAGCTTCTTGGCCCCAAAGCATCAACACCGTAGATGACAACTTTTCTAGTAGCGATGAGATCACTCCCTTTGTAAATTTGTCCCAGCCGATGGTTGAGTGCGATCTAGGAAAACCTTGTTCCACCGTCAAGTATTTGTTCAAAAGCAATACTCCCTTCCTGGCCCAAGATTCTAGACACCCGTGAGTTTCCTTTGGAATAGATGGGTAACAGTCGCGTAGAGCTTCCAAAATGCGGCGCAAGCTGGGCGGTATACGGCACCCCCTAGGGACACTGAAAGCTAAGCCATGCGCGTGTCCTTCCGTGGGATACGGGTCTTGCCCAACGATAATAACACGCACATCTTGCGGATTGCAGTATCTTGTCCATGCAAAAATATCTCCTTTAGGAGGAAAGATTTTGCGGAATCTAGAACAGTAGGAGTACTGTAACAGCGTCTCACCGAAATCTTCATTTTCAATTAGAGGTTTCAGAATTGACTCCCATGATGATGGTATTGAAAACTCTATGGCCACGTCGGTCCACTCCGGTACGAGCTTCCTCGCGGATGGTATAACCAATTGGACGGAAGTCATGCTCGGAGGGGGGAGAGTACGGCGTTTTTTAGCAGCGTTGGGGTCGGTATCTCTTTGGTTGCTTTCAGTAGGAGAGCTAATGTCCAGCGGACGCTTGAAGGGACTTTTTATGGGCTGCTCGCATAGTCCGGGTGATAGTGGTTGATGTTCGTTTCCGGCCATCTGAAATTTATGGTGGTCCTTTTATACAACGAATCAACAAGTCCACGAGCCAAGACGTTAGCAGCCGCAAGCCCGGTAGCTTCCAGCCGGTCTTGAAGAAGTCTAATCCCCAAGTACGGATTCACTTTTGCAGCGTACCCATTCTTATAGTAGAAAACAACTTCCGTGTTTACGCACAGAGGTCTGTAAATAATCACAGTCAAATTTTCAAAGTAGTCTCCCGATGGCAACGGCCCGAAAATTCGCGCACCGTTATCTCGCGAATTACTATCACATGGTGCGGCCGCGGCAGAAACAGGATCACGAAAAATGCCAGGTATATCGACACTTGAACATAGCATAAGAGATGCTATTAGAAAAAAACAAGTCAACATTTTAAAAATCATTATCATATGGAGACCTAGGTCTCCGTTCACGATCCGTGTTACGTCGACGAGCAGATGGAACTCTTTGCGCCCGACTTCTAAATGGATCGTCGTCAGAATCTGAGTCGTCCGAATACAAATGTAGTGGTCTACAGGAACCAGTAGGTACTCTTTGTGGCGGACTTTTGAATGGATCGTCGTCCGAATCAGAGTCGTCCCAATATAAATATGACGGCCTAGATGGAGTACTTCGGCTCTGTAGTCCTGAAGGACCTTCACCTGCGTCATCGTTTCGCATGCGGAGGCTCCGATTCTGCATGGAATCGAGGTCTAAAATACCTCTGTCTGCGGCGACGGGGGATTCGGGTTCATTCTTTATCCCCCCATGACGAGTCTGTGCACCAGTCGTATTTTGCCCTGCGCCATCATAATTAGACGAGGGGTGGTGGGGCGAAAGCTGTGGAGGGGAGCGTCTAGATGGCGAGGGGAGGGATGATAACCTGAGGTCTAGGGCCGTAGGAGATGGCGCAGAAAATAAAGGGGGTATAGAGGACGGACGTGCGGGCGGTGGACTATGAGCGGGGCTATTTTCTATTTCATGCCGCACGACCCGTCGCACCCACGACATCTCATATACATCTCGCACTTCTGCTCTACTCGCAAGGCCATAGTTGCCTTCCCCCTCTTCTGTCTCCGGTAACATAAACGTATCGGATACGGTGGTCGGCCGCTTTTTAACCATTGGATGTGCGAGCCCAACTGGCTTGACGTCCGTGCTGTCATGAGACTCGCCTTTGACAGGAAGGCGGATCGACACCATCCCGGCGGAATTTTTAAAATATTTCAAATCCACCGTGAGTGGTCTGGTCAGCATGTCGGGCTGTATCGTCTCAGGAATGGCCATTCCTACCCTGTACTCTAGACCCGATGCACTCTGTACCGTCGGGGTTTGTTCGTACGCCAAAAAGCTATCATATCCGCTAGGGTGATTCGTCGTAAACTCACGTATCCATCCATTGATCCTGGTTAGAAACGAGTAAAATACTTCAAGCATCTGTTCTTCATCCTGGAATGACAATTCCACTGCGCGTAGTGCGGAATTTGCTCCGCGCGTCACCAGATGACGCGCGTTTGAGATTTCTGGAGCTGAGGCGATTGCCATACTATAAACGACACTTTTAGCCCTCAGTAGAGTAGAATACAGCGCCTCAAAATTTCTCCACGTTAGTTGACGAGTTACAAACGTTTCAAGCATTATCGCCCTCAAAACGACTACAACGTCATCTATGGGGGATAGCCTTCCGGTATGGTGTCTTCGAGTTACTGGTCTTTCCTGTTCCAAAATAGTCTGGATGGCTTGGCGTTCTCCATCGGTAATAGGGGTACCGGCCTGCCGCCTGGTTTGAAGTAATCTCCTAACGCTTTCAACTGTTGTCGGAAAATAAGCTACAACAGAAACCAAACCATTAATCCTCGTACCTCAAAAAATCTTACACGCGTCATCCCACCCCACAAACCACTTACGCCTCATCAAGACCCAGAAATCCATATAGTGCGCTTCATCGATGTCCGCCACGAATGCTATATTGAAATCTCCGTTCATTGTCATTCTTGCGCGCGATTCTTTACTCTCTCCAGATCACTAACGCGCTCGCCGTTGCACTGGAAAGAATATCCGTGCAGCTCCGACGCACGTCCTTATTAGCCCCCGCGCGGATACACATGCGCGACGTAACGGTATATCCGAGTTTTCGGATTAGTTCGGTAGCGGCACACTCACCCACTTACTAATCAAATAAACACACCGTACGCGCCAAAATAATAAACATTCGTTTATTGATACTTTGTCAGTCTATAAATCAGGTCCGTCGATGGATCTGGATCGGTTCCTAGACCTGGACCTTAACTGGTATCTATCCCTGCCCCTGTGAGGCCCAATTCTTCTATCGTCCAAACCTACATTGCGTAATATTTCACGCGCCCTGCGGACACGAATTAAAAATACGCGCGGGTCCGTCGGGCGTTGCATGGGGTTGTTGTTTTCTCCTTCATCCGCGCTCAAATCAGATTCTGAGCTCAATACGATAGTCTCTATTGGTTCCTCCCTCCGTTGGGGGTCGCGGGGTTCAACCTCACGCACATCAGCCAGCGGCTGCGGGCTCTCGGCCCTCCCGCCCTGTCCCCCTCCATGCCAACCCTCCACCATTTCCGGCGGTGGGTCGTACTCAGAGTAATTGCCGTCTGAATCATTTGATTCGGAACTAAGCTGCTCATCTTCGGCTCCAAATGGGGCATCGTCTGCGTCTTCCATCAGCGCTTCTTGTACTGCAGCGTCGTTCATTGAGTCATCGCTATCGTTTTCACTTGTGGACAGTCGGGCATCCTCACTGGAGGAGGAGTGCCGGTAGTGGACCACAAATTCGTTATCTACAGGTGCTCGGAGACGCCAGCTCTCTGACTGTGGTATAGCCACACTCACGTTGACGGGACGTACAGAGCTTACCAGGGGGTCCCCAGCATCTCGGACAGGCAGCTTAATTGTCACCTCCCCCACAGAGTTCTTAAATGCGGCTTCCCTGCGCGACTTATAGCGCTCCGGAGCTACAGGTCGCACCCTCACAAGCGTGTCTTTTTTGGGCATCTTTCTAGGGTTGACGTAATACCTCATCTCATTTTCCTGGATATTTGTGCGATGCTCCAAATAGCCTATGTCAGCTTTGTGACCGCGTCGATTAGTTCTACTCTTGAACTTACGACACCACCTAATGGAGTGTCGCAGGAATTGTAGGAAATCCTCTGCCATCGACTCTGGGTCACGTACTGGGAGAGGAAATCGTAGGAAAATTTCGTATGCGCCCCCGTACACCTTTTCCGTTAGGAGCTCGGGCTGATTTGTACGTGTCATGATATCATATACTACCTCCTTAAGTCGTACAAAAGCCTTTAGTATGTACAGAATGTGCTTTATCGTCAATTTGTGCAGCAATAGCATCTCCATCGTGGCGGCTTTCACTACCATCAGGTATTCGTCTACAGGAGACATGCGACCCGACTGGTGTCGTCTGATGACGGTGCGTTCGTTGTCCAGCACATGCTGAATTGCACTGTGGTCGGATGCAGAGATCTTACGCCCCTCTTCCGGATTTTCATGTCTCGCTCGGACCTCCCCTAGCTTCCCCAACTGTTTTACGTCATGCATTCTGGTAGGAAAGAGCGCTAGCAAAAAGAAACACAAAAACAATAGTATGGTGGTGTCTCACATTTGCCCATGTCCACTCAGGCACCCACTACCCATCCACATCACTCGCCCAAGTTTCCCTTCCCGCCCGGCTCTTACGTTCTTCTATCTCCAGTATGCGTTCCGTTAACTGGGGCGTCAACTCGAGTTCTACCGTCAAATCTTTCTGCACGCGACTAAGATTTTCCTCGTCACCCATTCGCGCGAAATTTATCGCCATGCCCCGCCGGGCCGCTGCCATTTCAACGAACGGGCCCGATGGCGCTGTGGGAAGAGCAACTCCCGACGCGTCGCAGCGATCTACCGTCTATTGCAACGAGGTGCTCGATGCGCTGCTTCTTAATGACTTGCCCATCGCCGCTGCCCGCTCTGTACTACCTTTCTTTCATTTTTTCCGCCACGCGAAAGTGACCATTGATGTACTGCATTGCGTCGCGGAAGCGCATGCAGTGCCGCGCGCGAGGGGTTTCGAATAGCTCCACAGCCCCGTCGTCGGCAATAAACCCGGGGGGGGTGTTTTGCGGGGGGGGCTATATATGAGCAGCCAAGGATGCAGGGTGTGTGCACTGGTGGTCCGCGGTTTTCTCCGACCCGTCCCCTCCCAGTCCCCTGAGTGCTCCCCGCCCTTCCAATCCCTTGTGGTTTCATGTCCGACCCCTACTATTAGATGCTGGACAGGTTCTGGGGTTGCGAGATACTTGACGGCCCGACATCAAACGCCAGCGTCCGCCAACCCCCCCAAAGTTCTTCCACCCGTGGAGAGCAAACGGTCAGCGCGGGCAGCCGTGAAACTAGTTCTACTAGATTTTCCAGTTTAGCCTTTTCAGCCCCGGAAAAGGTTCAGGTGGGCACCGGTGGGCTCCGACTGGACCTCGAAGCGCGATCACAGAATCGTCACGCAGTTCGCCCCGTTTGTAAGTTTCGCGGCAGCGCGAGGTGCTTTGCTCAGTAGTCATACAGGTCACGCCCGTGGTTCTTGCACAATAAGCGCCACACTGGAATTTTCGATTTCCAGCAACGCTCGCTGGCAAGAACGGACACGAACGTGAAGGCCCCGGGGGGGGGGTCTTATTCCGTATAACCGCCTCACTACGCGGCCACGGCCGGTTACCGCGAGTTATAATACTCAAGGATTGAAAGAAGACAGAGCGGTTGGGTAGCTGACAGTTGTCAGGCCGAAGGTAATACGCGCTATCGATGTGAAAGCTATCCGGGTAACGACACCTTGGCCTAAGGCCGCAATTAGGTGCTACTCAGGTTAAGCACTTAGCTAAGCGCAGTAGCACCTAACTGTGCCCGCACTTATCTTTGTAGAGTGTCGCGGAAGCACCGTGCTCCCAGTTTCTGGTATTCGTAAGCACGTGCTGTGAGTCTCAGAGGTTTCAAAAATTCTCGTTCTGGTAAGTTGTTCACGCGCAACCCACGGCGGGAAAATTTTCTGCTCTTGCAAGGGCTCTAGTGTAGCCGCTTCCGGGTATAGTGGGGGCCAGGGCTTTCCCGCCACGTAAAGCTATATAAATGGTGGCAGTGTATCCTTAGGGAAGAACCCAGAGGGAGAACTAGGGGAGAAGTTTCGCGGCGGCGGTTGCGCGCGGTGGGAATGCCTGGCAAGTCGAAACCTCCATTGTCCGCCGCACTGGCGTTGCTGGTGTTACTACTTGGAGTCGGGGATGCTCGCAGTATACGCGCGGCACCCTTGAAGTTACTGGCGGAGAGCATCAGAATACTGCACCGTGTGCAGAAGGACGTAAAGCAACTCATTCTCGTTGGACCATGCTGACATGCCTGCACGGTCTTTGTAACTATGTACGGCTATTCAGTCTATGTTCACGTTCATAACTGTAGGCTCTCTCGCTTCCTTATAAGGGTTCCTGCGACGGTAGAAGAGTTCCGAACATCTTTACGTCCGGCACGGTGAGTAAAAGCCAGCTCATTTGTCACGTGTTCTCAACGGCAATGCCCTGGAGGCCGGCCGCGCGCATGCCCCAGATTAAAAATGTAGATTTTTTGCTTAGGTCTACCCTGCCCAATAATCTGCTCGGCGGTTTATTAACGAATCTTGCTTTTCCTGCAGCGTCTAAACGAAACTGAAGAGTTGTGCCAATCCCTTTCGGTCATTTTGAAACACCAACAGTGCTACAAAAAACTGCAGGGGCTCTACGTCAATTTGTATAACGTGCTGAATTCTGCCAGTAATGGCGGTACGTCTCGCAAGGTAAGATAATGGCAGCATCGCGCATTCTGTACTTTGAAGAGACTATCTAACGCGCAGCACAGTATCTCCGAGACATCTTTTGTCTCCGTGCTCACGCGGTCCTTATTGGTCGCATGACGAGTCTAACATTGTATCTCCTATTTATTACAGGCACCGTGCCCTATAACAGTGGAGGATTCGTATTTGATGAAGTCGTTCCTGAATGACCTGGCGAACGCTCTACAGAGACGTTACGTCCGTCAGAGCAGGCAATACTAGACAATCTAGTATTTTGATTGCGATTTTTATATCGGCGCTTGCAATAGTAAATAAATGCTGCCGGCCAGCATTACAAGCTTCCGTGGATCTCATGTATCAAAATGAACGAATTAAATATTCAAGTGCATTACTTAACACCTCGTTCCGCCTCCTCCCGATATTCGTACTTGCCCCCATTCTCGTCCCTTTTCTAATATCACTCCATGGCCGCACGGGTAGAATGTTCAGCAAAGCTAAAGTCAACGGGGCTAGATCATTTCCCCGGTCTTTTTCTACAAGTCGTCGGTGGCCGACAAGCTCCGACAAGCAAAAGAATGAGCACGCAACCAGAAGTAAATTGTACAAAAAGTTTTAATAAGTTAATAACGGAAACCACGGTTACCACCAAGGGTCAGTGACAGTGGGATGCGTTAGAGGGTAGTTAGTCATGCGTCTATGGCGTTGACGCGACCGCCTATCCTCTGAAGAGTCTAATCTAATCTGGGGACAAGGGTTCTAGTTTCCCCCCTCCCTGAGGAGACGGATAGCCTTGGGCGCCTGGTGCGCGTGTGTCCGGTGCATCTGAGTGACTCTGGCGTTGCTCCCCGCGGAGCACTCCAGCAACAACACATTGGGGACCGATTGCGGGGAGTGTGATAATGGGAATAGTCGTCACCAAGTAGCAATGCGAGAGGGGCGGGATTTCTGGCACGCATAAGCGCTAGTCCTTCCACGTGAAGCGGGTTCCGACGCGCCCGCGCCCCTGGCGCATCCGGGTAATAATCGGAGATGATGCGGAGAACTTCCTGTGGAATTTTGCTGGGATCGGACCAGGACGCTGCGAGAGGGAGGGCGGGAATTACCGTGTCCCTCCCCCACGCAGCGACGGCCCTAAAGGAAGCGGAAGTGCCTCCCACAATATCAGCACAGGGAGTGCGCACGCGGTAGTCCCGGCCACGGTACACGCGGTCCCGAATCGGGAGGCGCTGGCGGCCGCGCCGCTTTCCACCTCCGGCGCGCTCACGATCTTCTTTCTCGTTCTTCTCGTCCCCGTCTTCTTCAGATGAGCTGGAGTCTGAAGAAGACGACGACGAGGAGCATGAGGAAGAGGAAGACGACGAAGAAGAATGCATAGTGGAACTGGACTCGGAAAGGTCCGGACATGGCGGCATCGCCCCGGCGCCCACATGGGGCTGGGCCATGTACGGATACAAGACGGCTGAAGCTTTTCCGATTTCGGAGTGGCTCCACCCGGCATCCATGGCACGAGCAACGTCGCGTAATCTCCTGAGAGTTACGTGAGTGAGGAAGGGGTGCTTAACGGGAGGACACTTCTCTCTGTCTCCTGTACCCTCATCGTCGTTGTCGGTCTTCCCAACGCTGAGGGGCCATGAGACAGTGAGTCGCCTGTCCATTACTACGTGACCTACATTGAGCCCACCCCGTTCCAACCGTTCGGCCGCCGGACCGGTAAACAGTTTTACAAGGTAAGCGTGCGACGGGGGGCTAGTCCGGGCATAGACAACACCCCTCCGCCCGGTAGGTATGCGCGGACCCGAGCGGGAATCCTCGTCCCCGGGATCCCTAGCATCTACGACCACGCATGCGCGCCCAGATGTACTGAGAGCGCGCTCAAGCATCCATTCTACCGCCCCGGCGTATCCAAGGTCTGTCGTACAGAGAATGGCCACGCTGCGGCCCGGGTCTTTCTCGTCGGGAGGGATATAGGGATACTCCCCGCGTGTCCACGATTCTGGCCAACAGGCACCGCCCGGCATGCAGGCACGTCCGCAGAGGGCCGCGTAGGCGTACGCGCGTTCTAAAAATTCGCCCGGGGCACGTTCTGAGACAAGAATGATGAGGTCATAGATTTTGTCAGCCGGATGTCGCAACGTCCAGGAAAGCCGCTCCTCTAAGACGCAGCGTCCCCCTCTGTTCACGGGTGAAATCCTCTTGCAAAACTCCCCCAGGGCTACTGGGTCCCTCGCAAAAGCAGGTAGCCAATCTGCGGGTCCGGTCGCGGAATAGCTTCCCGCCGGACCGCTGCTCAACCCGCGCAAATAGTTCGCGAGCCGCTCCAAAGCAGGACGCGCGCGATGGGCGGGCACGTATGGCTCCCCTGCGGAGAGCGCAACGCCCAAGTTTTTGCCATGGGGACGGTAAACATCCCCTTGGTTCGGGATGAAACCCTCCGGTGCGAACAGGATGGTAGGGCTGACTGGGGTAGAATGAAACAGGGCCTCACCTATCTCGGAAATGTGAAAGGACGGGGATTGTGGTTCTTGCGGTTCTTGCGGTTGTTGCGGTTCTTCTCGGGGCGGACATGGTGGACCCTCGGGAGTTATGGGGCATGGCGGAAGGAGGGGGTTGTCTCTATCTGTTTCTGGAACCGCTGGAGGTAATGAATCTGGTAAGCCCTGGAGGCCACATGTTTTTTTAGTCGCGTTGCCTTCTGGGATCGGGTCCGCATGATCTTCAGATGACTTTCTTTTCAGACCTTTACGGGTCTCAAAGTCATCATCTGGAGGGCGGTCGGGTTCGGGCCCGTACGGTGACACAGATAATGGCTCCTGTTCATCGCACGGTGGAGCTCTGGGCCAGGGGTTGGCGGGAGATTCTTGGGCGGCCGAAGGCTCTGCTCCGTCGCCGCCGCCAGGACTCCCGTAGAGTAGGAGGTGGGCCGCGCGATCGGGAGTGCCGGGAGGTAGGTCGTACCGGCAAGTCGTCCGCCGGCCGCCTCGTCTTTTGCGCCTGTCATGGTGGTGGGTGTCATCATCTGCGGGACAATCGTCCGTGACGTGCTCGCTGCCGGGCGCGGAATCATCTCCTAGCATGGTAGCGATCATCCTCCAACCAGAGGCCGCGTAGGCAATTGAAGGCCGCACGTCACCCTCGTCGGAGCAGCCAAGCACGCCCACGGCAGCTTCCATGGCTTCTACAAGAAGAGTGACATCATCGGTAGATGGCAGCGGCAGGGACCCTATGACGAGGCGACTCCATAGCGAAGCCGCGCAGTACGGCATGGCGCGCTCCCACGTAAAGACTGTTTTGGGCGCCCTCGAGAGTGCTTGATACAGATCCGGGCGACGCTTGGCGGGGTTTATTGTAACTGGTGGGCAGTCTATAGCAGTAAGCGCCGCCATGAGATCTGCGGCAGCAACAATGCAAGTTCTAGTATGGCGCAATAGCGCCGAAGAGGAAAGTTTTTCCGGGGTTGCCGCAGGTGGCTCTTTCGCTGCGGCTTCCAGCTCCCTCGTGGCACGCGCTATTCGCCTGGCGCCAACGAGTACAGGGTGGTCCCCAGAAGCAGACGCCGCCGTAGGATCCACGGCCGCTCCTGGAAATACAAACGGGACAAACGCTCTCCTAAGAGCCGCCAACAGGTAAGTTTTCTGCGGGTGGTCATAGCGGCGGCACACGCGTACGAGCTCGGTAAGGTGCGGCAGAGCTAATGACACACGGCCATCACGCATGGCGTGCGCTACGTGCGGGAGGCACGTCGGCACCGCAGAACGAGACAATCCTCCCTCGGAAGAACCCGGACCGCGGAGAGCGCACAGTTCGCAGAGCCGTTTGTCACGTGGGCTCAGCTTGGGGCCACCATACCCATACGAAACGCGCGACAGGGGATGGACCATGAACTCCTCCACAAGGCGCTCTAACTGTTCCACTGGCATCCCGTACTCTTCGAGATACACGGAAGCTGATTTCGGATTGGCATGGAATTCGGCCGCGGCCTCCCGAACCTGCGGGTCATCGACCAAAGACTGTCTATAGCCACTTCCATGATATACTTGTCCTCTACTGGGTGGGGATGGGATAATAGCTTCTGGAACAAAAACGCGAGCCTCGGAACTATGGAGGTCGACGGCCAACGCTCGTGAGAGTACATTCAGGGTAATGCCGCGGCCTAGGTCTGGGAGCTCCGTAGGCGCGGTTACTGACTGAACCGACCCGTCTGTACCGTCCGTTTCGACCCACTCCCTCAAAACTCGCCAGAGTGGCTCTAGCGCGACATCGGGACATTCTCCAGGTAGCACTAATTGGGCAGAGTCCCGGTCGGGGCTTTCGGTGGATTTTTCACTTCCTGCGCTTTCCAGCCTTCGGGCGAGACGTCCCCTCCTCCCTGACAGCGAGAATGAGGAAGAGGAGGAAGAGGAGGAAGAGGTAAGGTGGCTCGGGCCCATCTTCTTCGAAAATTCCCTCTTCCCTCGCTTGGGGAGACGGTCTTTGCTGGTCCTCTGCGGCGAAGGGACGGGGCGCCGGTTGCTCCAAAGATCGCGCCACGGCCGTCGCGAACGAGATCTGGCCACTCTCTCTGACTTCCTCACCACTTCTTGACGCCTCACAGCGGTTGTTTTCTCTACTGCAGGTAATGGACACGGGCATTCAACGTGCTGCTGCTCCATGGGAGTTTCGCAGGGATGCGCGAGCGAGTCGATGACCGTATAAACTCCGGGCTGATCGGTATCCACGTTAATATCTAGTGCCACGACATCACTGGTAGCGTTCGGACACGGTTCTATAGAGTTTATGTTTTCGGGATCCATGTCGTTTAACATCGCTATAAGGTCGCGGAGAGACATTTCTCGCCCGTCCACGTCTTGGGCCGCGTCTTGGGCCGCATTCTCAGCGATGACAGAGTGAAAGAGCTCGTCCTCGCTGGAAAAAAGAGGTGGCGTGCTGTACGAAAAGCTATCAGTAGTGGTCTCACAGGTAGGTGCGTTTGGAGGGTTCGGGATGGGAGAACCCAAAGAATCGTAGCGCCCACTCTTATCGGCGCGCAAAAAGGTAAATAGATCTGAGGGCGGGCCAGTTGAGAATCCCGACTCATCAACAATTGGAGCGGCCAAATTACTCGGCGTCGAGGAATCAGAGGACATGATAGAATGCTAGTGGAAGGACTAGCGATTTCCAGAATCCTGCAGAACAAGACCCGAGTGACAAGGTTACGTAAGTTTTGTGCAGAAGTTGGAAGAAACGTGAAGCTTTCTGGTGGGGAGTAGTAACAGAAAAAATAAAGATGCGCGACTCTCGAAACCTCCCGTTTCTCGCGTTGGCCTGTTTATTTCCGTCCCCGCAATGCAGAGCACAATAAAGCTCCGCAACCATAGGCACAATTTTGGAACAGCAATACATGCTAAAGAAGTGGATTATCGTTTTGTGCGCTTCATGTTCATCCATAACAGCAGCCCATACTCTTGACTGTATGGGGGAATTATTCGAAGCCCACAGTCATATTTTTGCACGATACCCCATGCAAAAGGATATTTCGTGGTCCCCTCAAATAATGACAGCCCACCTAATCCCACCCCAAAATTTATAACAGAATATTGGTTTCATGACTTACGTTTTGCGAAGAGGTCCTTTCCACGCTGGGTAGGTTTCAGCAAAGGTGTTGTGAAGAAAGAACTTTGGAGAGTCAACCCCTCGGTCTTGTGCAGTTGGTTTGGGTATGGCATTTGTATTGAGGCATGATATAATTCAGATCCAATGGCGCCCATGCGGCCTGCATATCGTTAGCGAGCGTATTTCCAGTTCCGGTGTGCCATAGCCAATGCATGCCATGCGCCCAGCATACCATTACCGTACCAGGAACTTCCGGCATTTTTTATGAGCCAACATAATAAACAAACCTGAGCCTACTGTAGAACAGATGACGAAGATAACAAAACAATACATTACTTGTGTCCACAGGTACGTGCAATTCGGTGCCGGGGTGTGTGCCTACTCTAGAAAGGTCACGCGTGTGTTTTGTTGGCATTGATATTACCCGAGAAACACGCTCGCTTGTACGTTATTGGCCACACCGGGAAGCAGTGAAGTTTATTTTGAATGCCAACGAAAGCACATGGGTCACGCTTCCTGGGAGTGCCAAGGAAGTTGTGACAGAAAAAAGATCCCCATATGGGAGAGTTGACATGTGTAAATATCACCGTGAGCACTTGTGTTACTTGTGTGTTCTAATCTCTAGCAATTTTCCACGAAAGATTATTATCTTCTAGCCACCCCTCTAACCCAGCCTAAATAAAAAATTCAGACAACGCAAAAGCTTGGTTCCATGTTCCACGCGAGTAGTTCGCGGGAACACATAATTACTTTATTGAGACATTTGCCGCTCGGGATGCACGAATCGCAAATTTTGAATCTCGGGATGCGTTCTGTATTTGCAGGGCACTTTTCTTCTTTTGAGAGATATGGCGAGAAGGTCCATGCTCGGGAATATAGTTCGCAATCTGGTTTGCGATTTACAAACGTCCCTGTAATTTTCTTACGCGGATCTGGAAGTAATCGCAGGAGCCTCTCTGCAGGAGACTTGCCGATTCGCCGGTGAATCGCAAATACACTTCCAGATATATATGTCGGGGGTCACGGTACTGTCTCTACAGGTTTCTTTTAGGAAACGCACCTATGTCGGGTTGCCCGTGGGACTAAAACCAGTTACTTGCGCGTGGAAGGCAGCCGCAGGCTTAGCAGATGCGCTCGAAACAAAGCACGAGTTGCAATAGCCGGTATAATATCAAGGTACGGGCTATATACATGCGCGTAATACATCCATACTGGATCTACCCAGTAATCGTGTTAACTGGCGGTGTTACAACGCAGTCGTAGCAGTAATATGAAAGTATGCAATATGTATGCAATAAGCAAGGGCAACGAAGCCGATAACCTGCACGTCGGTGGGCCCAAACAACTCAGCGGCCCTATTAAAGAGCAAATAAAGTAGTGAGCCCGGCACATGCCGAACAGCTCAAGTAAAAACAAAAATTCATAAAGTGCACACCGCCTATGGCGGTTCAGTGTTAACTAGCTCTTCACGACAATCGACTTTGTTGGGTCCTTATTTTCTGGGTCAGGTAAACTCGAACATGAGCTTTCGTAGAGTATTTTTAACCCGCGATGTCTTGGAGAGTATCGGTCACGCAGCCTCCGGATGAGTTCATCCCGCCGAATATCACTTCCCGATCACATTCAGGGTCGGGGGTCGAGGGGGGTGCTCGACCCGGGTCGTGTGTATCGTGAGGACAAGCCTCTCCGATCGGTGACCCATCCCCATCTGGGACAGTGCATGGCTTTAAACGGAGCCTGCGTCGGCGTGGTCTGGAGGCATCGGCGGGGGGATTTTCGGGTTGCTCATGTGAGAAGACAATGACCCCTCCCATTGTGTCCCCAGTATGAAATCTTCTCCCCTCTTCCTGGGGTAATCCGAGCAGGACCCGATGGTCCCGCTATATGCGGGGACAGCGACCCGGATCGTTCTTTTATGCAGTGCCCGAAGAGGCAAGTCACAGCTCATTGGCTGGAAGGGGGGATGCAGGACCCTCGGTGCGAACGTGACGTAGGTGGGTGCCACCCACATCATGTAAATTAGGTCACGGGGTAGGGTTCTGGATCCAAAAAGGATCCCGAAGAGCTCTCCCAGAAGTTTTTCTTTTCGGACGTATCGGAGGACGAAGAACCGGCACGCGGGAGGAGCTGGAGCGACCCGGAGTCGGAGGAAGAGCAGCCTGGGTGCCGGGGAGTGGACTTGGGCGAGGAGGACACGGGACACAGCTCCACCGAGTCAGAGCCCACGCAATCTGACTTAGACTTTATTGACGACAGCTCTCCGGCGCCGCCGCCATTTGCTATCCCCCGCGTCCGTGCGTTATTGCGGTGCGCGGCACCCGCAAAGACCCACGGAAGGCTTCGGCCGCCAGGGCGGGTAGGCGCACTCTTAAAAGACGGAGGTTGTCATTTTCTTCTTCCTCTGACGAGGAATCCGAGGAGAGAAGTAAAAAAGAAGAAGCGGCCTCGACCCCTGCACGGCGACGCAAGGCCGAGGCCTCGACGAGCAGATAGAGGAGACGCGGGGCAGAACCTCCCCCTCCCTCCCACCCCCCTACTCTGGACATTTATTGCCCGCTCGATCCATTCTCATCCAGAACTTCTTTCCCGCTCAGCCTTCACGCAGAAGCGGACGCGCGCCCCTTTGCGACCGCCGGACATCCCGCCGCCCCCCCCCCTTCACGCCCGGCGCAATCCGTAGCCGTCCAACTCGGCCCAGCACAACCGCAGTAGACCGCCCGGACCGCTCTCCTCTAGACACATCCCTAAATGGAAAACATGCTCGACGGGTGCTACCCGCTGGCGCTGATGGACAGCGATCACATTACTGCGCACGCGGTACCTCGTGGCGAGCGCAGGCGGCAAGGTGCCGCTGTCGCCTCGTCGGAGTCGGCCGACTCGGTAGACCCGTGCATTCGGATCGCCTCGCGGCTCTGGCGCGAGTTAGTCGAGATATCGTCCGAACTCAAGGACGGTTACGGAGAGTTCACGTCAGCGAGAGACCGCCGCAACGCGCTGATTGCTGCCAACGAACGGCTACGTTCGGCTTTTCTGGGGGCCAGCCGGGCGACGCGCGGCCTAGGTTTGAGGCCGCGGTGGGCGTCGACGGAGAGCGTCGCCAACTCCCCCACTGACCCGAATAACGGCAACGGGTTGGGAGAATTAGAGGAGGCAATGGAAGGGATCGAGGGCGATTTCTGGCTCGACTCTCTGGACGGTGACCGCTTCGAGGACGAGAGCCGTACCATGCAGAGCGAGAATATGCGTTTCGTGATCGAGAAAGAACTGTTATCCTGGCTGTCCCGACACCTGCCGGCCGACCTCGCGTCCGCCGAGCGAGAGACCTCCCGGTCTCTCCTGGCGGCCGGGCACTGGTGCTGCTTGTGGCACCCTCGGCCGTGCCGCGAAGCGTGTTTGTACGACTCGATTTACGTGCAGAGTCTTTTCTGCGTCGGGACGGGGAGAGTCCCGCAATCGGAGATGCGCCGTCGCGAATACCTGGCCGCCTTGCGCGCCGGCGCGGCTGCCGCCAACTCTCCCGAAGTGAGCGCCTCGATCTTTGCGAGGGACGCTGGAATCGCGCTGGCGCTGGCGCGGCGCCGTTGACGGGAGAATGACGCCCTCTAGCGGCTTCCTTACCTCCGCGTCCCTGACAACCTCGCGGGTTTTTACACTGTCCTCCGTCCACTCTCCCCCCTCACCCACTCCGCGGCAGCGAAACACAACCCCCCCCCCCCCCCAGAAACGAGCGACACGCGAGCGCTGCGAAATAAATAAAGTAATATTATTGTGTGTTTTTCACGTTGTTGCAATCGAGAGGCCGTTTGTCTGTCTGTGTCTGTGCGGAGCTAGGCTTTCCCGGGCGGCCCCGTTCCACCGTTCGGTTAGGCCGGTGGCGACGGGACATAGAGAAAGATAGAGCGCGCGCCCTGGCGGCGAGAGGGTGTTGCGGGGGTAAATGGGACCCTGAGCTCACCATTTTGGCGGGGGATTGCACGGGTAACAAAAAGCTCTCTCGCACATAATGATTTCCCTTAAACAGTGGCTGTAAAAGCTTTCTTCGACTGGGACGCGCACGTCCGGAGACATGATCTTATCGGTAGCTACACAGTTCATGAGGTGGGCCACGAACGCGCGGATCGAGTTTTGGGAACCTTCGGGGAGGTCTTCCGGGAGGGTGAAGTTTGACAGAGGCAGCGCTATCACCAGGAGGCTCCGCACCATCTCCATGCCTATCCTTATCGCCGCGAGTCCGGCGGCCGGCGCGCTGCTCTGGTTATTCCAGTGCGCGGACCGCGAGTGCGCCCCTCCCCGGGCTCTGATATAGAGCACCGGCAGCTCGACGGCGGCGGAGAAAAAAGAAAGAATGTCCGGCCCAATGACTGGAACTTTGGGCACGTCTCTTATTTCCCACGCGGCGGCCCGGGGAATCTGCTTGCCCCAGACCTTGCTTTCCAACTCCCCGTTCGGCCCCCCAACTAACTCCGACAGCGCGGTCCACAGTCCTACCGCCGCTGCGACGGCGCGCTTAGCCGCGGGCGCTATTCGCGGGTCGTGCGCCGTGATATCTTCGGCGACCTGCAGACTGCCCAGCCTTTCCTTCCCTTCAAAATACGCGCGGGCGGCCTGTACGATCACCGCGGCCAGATCGGGCCAAAAGAAAATATCGCAACTCTGCGACGCCCGCCAGAATCTCCCTCCGGGCAGGTCCGTGCCCCTAAAGGCCGCCGAGAAAGCTAAGTCCAAATGTGACGTCGGAGGTCTCGACATGGTCGCCAACCCTCCAAATGCTACCCGCCGGCCCACGCAACGCGGGCTTTTATAAAGATGGCGCGCGAGACAATAACACTTACTCATCCGCGTACGCGTTTATTATTGTCAATATTTGTGTGGTTATTATTACTGCTACCGCCCTTGTTTCTGCAAGGCCCTCGCCGCGGCCCAGGCCACTATTCCGGCAGCGGCCGCCGACGCGGCGAGCGTCGCCGCTAACGTCGGCGCCGCGGGGAGCGGGGTTTCTTCGACTTAAATAGACTCCCGAGAAAAAATTTTGGCTGCCGTTCGCCATCATCCGAGTCGGAAACACAGTATGCGGCCGAGTTAGGTTTTACTTTTAAAAACTTTACCGTGCTGTACGGCCAGGGCGTTCTCAGGCTCGAAGGGGCAAGAGTTGTCCAGACTGATGGGTGACTCAGAGACAGCGTTGTCTTGTCTCCGTTTACCAAAAATATTTCCACTCCTCTCTCAAAATTTTTACCTCCGGTTTCGGTAATTAGGAAAGTTTTTGGCGCAGGGAGGTTTAAAGCTGCCATGCATATGTCAGCGGTACCCAGCACCCACAAATGGAACTCTTTTGCGGCATACGCGCCAGATGACAAATGGTAAAACCCTGCGTCCAAGCCGCTCCACTCGGGACTTACTCCAGGCGGGTCGCCCCCCTCACCGAACCGAATCACGGGTCTGCACATCCTGGGAAGGGAAAACAGCTCCCCGGAAACTTCGTACAGAGATGCCGGGCGCACGATTACCGATAATGTACTCGGACGATCGTAACTCGCCATAGTTTTCACTGCGTGAACCAATTCTTTCCATCCAGAATCCGAGAGCTCAAATCTAGAATTAGGTAGTTTGTAGTGCGAATCGACCGCAGAAACTATAGTCACTTTTACAGGCGCCATCGCCGCTCAGACTCCACCCCGCTATGATGTCAGAAATATAACGCTCTTATTCTAGCAGAGTCAGGCCAATATATACAGCTTAGAGAAGATGCGGTTTCGGCGCATCTGTTCACGCTCTAGGGCAGAAAAACGAAGAAGAACAACCGAGAATCCGCTTACCTCAAAACGCGTTTGCGTATTGGATAGTTTCTCACGGACAATGTCATTGCGCCCCTATGCAGAAATTTTGCCGACCGCGGAAGGCGTCGAGCGCCTCGCCGAACTTGTTAGTGTGACAATGACAGAACGCGCGGAACCTGTGACAGAGAATACAGCTGTAAACAGTATCCCCCCGGCTAACGAGAACGGGCAGAACTTCGCATATGCAGGCGATGGGCCCTCGACTACTGAAAAAGTTGACGGCTCGCATACAGACTTCGATGAAGCATCGAGCGACTACGCCGGCCCTGTCCCGCTCGCGCAAACTAGATTGAAGCATTCGGATGAATTTCTTCAGCACTTCCGAGTTTTAGACGATTTGGTGGAGGGGGCTTACGGGTTTATCTGCGACGTCCGTCGCTACACCGAGGAAGAGCAACGTCGAAGAGGGGTTAACAGTACTAACCAGGGGAAATCAAAATGTAAGCGCCTGATAGCTAAATATGTGAAAAATGGAACAAGGGCGGCCTCTCAGCTGGAAAATGAAATTTTGGTTCTCGGGCGCCTAAATCACGAGAATGTTCTCAAGATCCAGGAAATCCTTCGGTACCCGGATAATACGTACATGTTAACGCAGAGGTATCAGTTCGACTTGTACAGCTACATGTACGATGAAGCGTTCGACTGGAAAGACAGTCCAATGCTTAAACAGACTAGACGCATCATGAAGCAGCTCATGTCAGCGGTCTCGTATATCCATTCAAAGAAACTGATTCACAGGGACATCAAACTCGAAAATATTTTCTTAAACTGCGACGGCAAGACAGTGCTGGGCGACTTTGGAACTGTCACGCCTTTTGAAAATGAGCGGGAGCCCTTCGAATATGGATGGGTGGGGACCGTGGCTACTAACTCTCCCGAGATACTCGCCAGGGATTCGTACTGTGAAATTACAGACATTTGGAGCTGCGGAGTAGTATTGCTGGAAATGGTAAGCCATGAATTTTGCCCGATCGGCGATGGCGGGGGAAATCCGCACCAGCAATTGCTGAAAGTTATCGACTCTCTCTCAGTTTGTGATGAAGAGTTCCCAGACCCCCCGTGTAATCTGTACAATTATTTGCATTATGCGAGCATCGATCGCGCCGGACATACGGTCCCGTCGCTCATACGGAACCTCCACCTTCCGGCGGATGTGGAATACCCTCTAGTTAAAATGCTTACTTTTGACTGGCGTTTGAGACCCAGCGCGGCCGAAGTATTGGCAATGCCACTGTTTTCGGCTGAAGAGGAACGGACCATAACAATTATTCATGGAAAACATAAACCCATCCGACCCGAAATCCGTGCGCGGGTGCCACGGTCCATGAGTGAAGGTTAATAATAAAGGACGGAGATAGAGAACTGAAGCGTCAGATTTTTTTAAAAAAATAAATGATCGAGAACTTATGATTTGTCTTTCTTGAATGACCTTGCCCCATCGATTAACGAAAAGACCTTTCGCGCGTCGATTCTGCTCGGTCTTTGTGATACATTATAGTGAGACTAAACTCGACCGATATAACAAGACAATGTTACTCTATAGACCGGACTCAACCATGCGGCATAGCGGAGGCGACGCAAATCACAGAGGGATAAGGCCGAGGCGGAAATCTATTGGAGCGTTTAGCGCGCGCGAAAAGACTGGAAAACGAAATGCGCTGACGGAAAGCAGCTCCTCCTCCGACATGCTAGATCCGTTTTCCACGGATAAGGAATTTGGCGGTAAGTGGACGGTAGACGGACCTGCCGACATTACTGCCGAGGTCCTTTCTCAGGCATGGGACGTTCTCCAATTAGTGAAGCATGAAGATGCGGAGGAGGAGAGAGTGACTTATGAGTCCAAACCGACCCCGATACAGCCGTTCAATGCCTGGCCGGACGGGCCGAGTTGGAACGCGCAGGATTTTACTCGAGCGCCAATAGTTTATCCCTCTGCGGAGGTATTGGACGCAGAGGCGTTGAAAGTAGGGGCATTCGTTAGCCGAGTTTTACAATGTGTACCGTTCACGCGATCAAAGAAAAGCGTTACGGTGCGGGATGCGCAGTCGTTTTTGGGGGACTCGTTCTGGAGAATAATGCAGAACGTTTACACGGTTGTCTTACGACAGCACATAACTCGACTCAGGCACCCTTCCAGCAAAAGCATTGTTAACTGCAACGACCCTCTATGGTACGCCTACGCGAATCAATTTCACTGGAGAGGAATGCGCGTGCCGTCGCTTAAATTAGCCTCTCCCCCGGAGGAGAATATTCAACACGGCCCAATGGCCGCCGTTTTTAGAAACGCGGGGGCTGGTCTGTTCCTGTGGCCTGCCATGCGCGCAGCCTTTGAAGAGCGCGACAAGCGACTGTTAAGAGCATGCCTGTCTTCACTCGATATCATGGACGCAGCCGTCCTCGCGTCGTTTCCATTTTACTGGCGCGGCGTCCAAGACACCTCGCGCTTCGAGCCTGCGCTGGGCTGTTTGTCAGAGTACTTTGCACTAGTGGTGTTACTGGCCGAGACGGTCTTAGCGACCATGTTCGACCACGCACTGGTATTCATGAGGGCGCTGGCAGACGGCAATTTCGATGACTATGACGAAACTAGATATATAGACCCCGTTAAAAACGAGTACCTGAACGGAGCCGAGGGTACTCTGTTACGGGGCATAGTGGCCTCCAACACCGCTCTGGCGGTGGTTTGCGCAAACACCTATTCGACGATAAGAAAACTCCCGTCCGTGGCAACTAGCGCGTGCAATGTTGCCTACAGGACCGAAACGCTGAAAGCGAGGCGCCCTGGCATGAGCGACATATACCGGATATTACAAAAAGAGTTTTTCTTTTACATTGCGTGGCTCCAGAGGGTTGCAACACACGCAAATTTCTGTTTAAACATTCTGAAGAGAAGCGTGGATACGGGGGCCCCGCCATTTTTGTTCAGGGCCAGCTCGGAGAAGCGGCTGCAGCAGTTAAATAAAATGCTCTGCCCCCTTCTCGTGCCGATTCAATATGAAGACTTTTCGAAGGCCATGGGGTCTGAGCTCAAGAGGGAAAAGTTAGAGACATTCGTTAAAGCTATTTCCAGCGACAGGGACCCGAGGGGGTCCTTAAGATTTCTCATTTCGGACCATGCAAGGGAAATTATTGCAGACGGAGTACGGTTTAAGCCGGTGATAGACGAGCCGGTTCGGGCTTCAGTTGCGCTGAGTACCGCTGCCGCTGGGAAAGTGAAAGCGCGACGCTTAACCTCAGTTCGCGCGCCCGTACCGGGCGCAGGCGCCGTTTCCGCGCGCCGGAAATCGGAAATATGATAAAAATGCTTGGCATTTGCGGGCGAAGAGGCGTGATCTGAAGGGCTCCACAATGACGTAACTGAGCTACGCATCCCTATAAAGTGTACCCGCTGACCGCTAGCCCATACAGTGTTACAGGAGGGGAGAGAGACAACTTCAGCTCGAAGTCTGAAGAGACATCATGAGCGGCTTCAGTAACATAGGATCGATTGCCACCGTTTCCCTAGTATGCTCGCTTTTGTGCGCATCTGTATTAGGGGCGCCGGTACTGGACGGGCTCGAGTCGAGCCCTTTCCCGTTCGGGGGCAAAATTATAGCCCAGGCGTGCAACCGCACCACGATTGAGGTGACGGTCCCGTGGAGCGACTACTCTGGTCGCACCGAAGGAGTGTCAGTCGAGGTGAAATGGTTCTACGGGAATAGTAATCCCGAAAGCTTCGTGTTCGGGGTGGATAGCGAAACGGGCAGTGGACACGAGGACCTGTCTACGTGCTGGGCTCTAATCCATAATCTGAACGCGTCTGTGTGCAGGGCGTCTGACGCCGGGATACCTGATTTCGACAAGCAGTGCGAAAAAGTGCAGAGAAGACTGCGCTCCGGGGTGGAACTTGGTAGTTACGTGTCTGGCAATGGATCCCTGGTGCTGTACCCAGGGATGTACGATGCCGGCATCTACGCCTACCAGCTCTCAGTGGGTGGGAAGGGATATACCGGGTCTGTTTATCTAGACGTCGGACCAAACCCCGGATGCCACGACCAGTATGGGTACACCTATTACAGCCTGGCCGACGAGGCGTCAGACTTATCATCTTATGACGTAGCCTCGCCCGAACTCGACGGTCCTATGGAGGAAGATTATTCCAATTGTCTAGACATGCCCCCGCTACGCCCATGGACAACCGTTTGTTCGCATGACGTCGAGGAGCAGGAAAACGCCACGGACGAGCTTTACCTATGGGACGAGGAATGCGCCGGTCCGCTGGACGAGTACGTCGACGAAAGGTCAGAGACGATGCCCAGGATGGTTGTCTTTTCACCGCCCTCTACGCTCCAGCAGTAGCCACCCGAGAGTGTTTTTTGTGAGCGCCCACGCAACATACCTAACTGCTTCATTTCTGATCAATTATTGCGTATTGAATAAATAAACAGTACAAAAGCATCAGGTGTGGTTTGCGTGTCTGTGCTAAACCATGGCGTGTGCGGGTGAAACCGTAAATTACGTGATAATAAATAGCATAGGAGTTGGCGTGCAGCGTATTTCGCCGAGAGATGGGGACAATGTTAGTGTTGCGCCTTTTCCTACTTGCAGTAGCGGACGCGGCGTTGCCGACCGGCAGATTCTGCCGAGTTTGGAAGGTGCCTCCGGGAGGAACCATCCAAGAGAACCTGGCGGTGCTCGCGGAATCGCCGGTCACGGGACACGCGACATATCCGCCGCCTGAAGGCGCCGTCAGCTTTCAGATTTTTGCGGACACCCCTACTTTGCGCATTCGCTACGGCGCTACGGAGGACGAACTTGCACTGGAGCGCGGGACGTCCGCCTCAGACGCGGACAACGTGACATTTTCGCTGTCATATCGCCCGCGCCCAGAAATTCACGGAGCATACTTCACCATAGGGGTATTCGCTACTGGCCAGAGCACGGAAAGCAGCTATTCGGTCATCAGTCGGGTCTTAGTTAACGCCTCTCTGGAACGGTCCGTGCGCCTGGAAACGCCGTGCGATGAAAATTTTTTGCAGAACGAGCCTACATGGGGCTCGAAGCGTTGGTTAGGCCCCCCGTCGCCTTATGTGCGAGATAACGATGTCGCCGTGTTGACAAAAGCGCAGTACATTGGGGAGTGCTACTCCAACTCGGCGGCCCAGACGGGGCTCACGTCTCTCAACATGACCTTTTTCTATTCGCCTAAAAGAATAGTAAACGTCACGTGGACAACCGGCGGCCCCTCCCCCTCGCGCATAACGGTATACTCGTCGCGGGAGAACGGGCAGCCCGTGTTGAGGAACGTTTCTGACGGGTTCTTGGTTAAGTACACTCCCGACATTGACGGCCGGGCCATGATAAACGTTATTGCCAATTATTCGCCGGCGGACTCCGGCAGCGTCCTCGCGTTTACGGCCTTTAGGGAAGGAAAACTCCCATCCGCGATTCAACTGCACCGGATAGATATGTCCGGGACTGAGCCGCCGGGGACTGAAACGACCTTCGACTGTCAAAAAATGATAGAAACCCCGTACCGAGCGCTCGGGAGCAATGTTCCCAGGGACGACTCTATCCGTCCGGGGGCCACTCTGCCTCCGTTCGATACCGCAGCACCTGATTTCGATACAGGTACTTCCCCGACCCCCACTACCGTGCCAGAGCCAGCCATTACTACACTCATACCGCGCAGCACTAGCGATATGGGATTCTTCTCCACGGCACGTGCTACCGGATCAGAAACTCTTTCGGTACCCGTCCAGGAAACGGATAGAACTCTTTCGACAACTCCTCTTACCCTTCCACTGACTCCCGGTGAGTCAGAAAATACACTGTTTCCTACGACCGCGCCGGGGATTTCTACCGAGACCCCGAGCGCGGCACATGAAACTACACAGACCCAGAGTGCAGAAACGGTGGTCTTTACTCAGAGTCCGAGTACCGAGTCGGAAACCGCGCGGTCCCAGAGTCAGGAACCGTGGTATTTTACTCAGACTCCGAGTACTGAACAGGCGGCTCTTACTCAGACGCAGATCGCAGAAACGGAGGCGTTGTTTACTCAGACTCCGAGTGCTGAACAGATGACTTTTACTCAGACTCCGGGTGCAGAAACCGAGGCACCTGCCCAGACCCCGAGCACGATACCCGAGATATTTACTCAGTCTCGTAGCACGCCCCCCGAAACCGCTCGCGCTCCGAGCGCGGCGCCGGAGGTTTTTACACAGAGTTCGAGTACGGTAACGGAGGTGTTTACTCAGACCCCGAGCACGGTACCGAAAACTACTCTGAGTTCGAGTACTGAACCGGCGATTTTTACTCGGACTCAGAGCGCGGGAACTGAGGCCTTTACTCAGACTTCGAGTGCCGAGCCGGACACTATGCGAACTCAGAGTACTGAAACACACTTTTTCACTCAGGCCCCGAGTACGGTACCGAAAGCTACTCAGACTCCGAGTACAGAGCCGGAGGTGTTGACTCAGAGTCCGAGTACCGAACCTGTGCCTTTCACCCGGACTCTGGGCGCAGAGCCGGAAATTACTCAGACCCCGAGCGCGGCACCGGAGGTTTATACTCGGAGTTCGAGTACGATGCCAGAAACTGCACAGAGCACACCCCTGGCCTCGCAAAACCCTACCAGTTCGGGAACCGGGACGCATAATACTGAACCGAGGACTTATCCAGTGCAAACGACACCACATACCCAGAAACTCTACACAGAAAATAAGACTTTATCGTTTCCTACTGTTGTTTCAGAATTCCATGAGATGTCGACGGCAGAGTCGCAGACGCCCCTATTGGACGTCAAAATTGTAGAGGTGAAGTTTTCAAACGATGGCGAAGTAACGGCGACTTGCGTTTCCACCGTCAAATCTCCCTATAGGGTAGAAACTAATTGGAAAGTAGACCTCGTAGATGTAATGGATGAAATTTCTGGGAACAGTCCCGCCGGGGTTTTTAACAGTAATGAGAAATGGCAGAAACAGCTGTACTACAGAGTAACCGATGGAAGAACATCGGTCCAGCTAATGTGCCTGTCGTGCACGAGCCATTCTCCGGAACCTTACTGTCTTTTCGACACGTCTCTTATAGCGAGGGAAAAAGATATCGCGCCAGAGTTATACTTTACCTCTGATCCGCAAACGGCATACTGCACAATAACTCTGCCGTCCGGCGTTGTTCCGAGATTCGAATGGAGCCTTAATAATGTTTCACTGCCGGAATATTTGACGGCCACGACCGTTGTTTCGCATACCGCTGGCCAAAGTACAGTGTGGAAGAGCAGCGCGAGAGCAGGCGAGGCGTGGATTTCTGGCCGGGGAGGCAATATATACGAATGCACCGTCCTCATCTCAGACGGCACTCGCGTTACTACGCGAAAGGAGAGGTGCTTAACAAACACATGGATTGCGGTGGAAAACGGTGCTGCTCAGGCGCAGCTGTATTCACTCTTTTCTGGACTTGTGTCAGGATTATGCGGGAGCATATCTGCTTTGTACGCAACGCTATGGACCGCCATTTATTTTTGAGGAATGCTTTTTGGACTATCGTACTGCTTTCTTCCTTCGCTAGCCAGAGCACCGCCGCCGTCACGTACGACTACATTTTAGGCCGTCGCGCGCTCGACGCGCTAACCATACCGGCGGTTGGCCCGTATAACAGATACCTCACTAGGGTATCAAGAGGCTGCGACGTTGTCGAGCTCAACCCGATTTCTAACGTGGACGACATGATATCGGCGGCCAAAGAAAAAGAGAAGGGGGGCCCTTTCGAGGCCTCCGTCGTCTGGTTCTACGTGATTAAGGGCGACGACGGCGAGGACAAGTACTGTCCAATCTATAGAAAAGAGTACAGGGAATGTGGCGACGTACAACTGCTATCTGAATGCGCCGTTCAATCTGCACAGATGTGGGCAGTGGACTATGTTCCTAGCACCCTTGTATCGCGAAATGGCGCGGGACTGACTATATTCTCCCCCACTGCTGCGCTCTCTGGCCAATACTTGCTGACCCTGAAAATCGGGAGATTTGCGCAAACAGCTCTCGTAACTCTAGAAGTTAACGATCGCTGTTTAAAGATCGGGTCGCAGCTTAACTTTTTACCGTCGAAATGCTGGACAACAGAACAGTATCAGACTGGATTTCAAGGCGAACACCTTTATCCGATCGCAGACACCAATACACGACACGCGGACGACGTATATCGGGGATACGAAGATATTCTGCAGCGCTGGAATAATTTGCTGAGGAAAAAGAATCCTAGCGCGCCAGACCCTCGTCCAGATAGCGTCCCGCAAGAAATTCCCGCTGTAACCAAGAAAGCGGAAGGGCGCACCCCGGACGCAGAAAGCAGCGAAAAGAAGGCCCCTCCAGAAGACTCGGAGGACGACATGCAGGCAGAGGCTTCTGGAGAAAATCCTGCCGCCCTCCCCGAAGACGACGAAGTCCCCGAGGACACCGAGCACGATGATCCAAACTCGGATCCTGACTATTACAATGACATGCCCGCCGTGATCCCGGTGGAGGAGACTACTAAAAGTTCTAATGCCGTCTCCATGCCCATATTCGCGGCGTTCGTAGCCTGCGCGGTCGCGCTCGTGGGGCTACTGGTTTGGAGCATCGTAAAATGCGCGCGTAGCTAATCGAGCCTAGAATAGGTGGTTTCTTCCTACATGCCACGCCTCACGCTCATAATATAAATCACATGGAATAGCATACCAATGCCTATTCATTGGGACGTTCGAAAAGCATGGCATCGCTACTTGGAACTCTGGCTCTCCTTGCCGCGACGCTCGCACCCTTCGGCGCGATGGGAATCGTGATCACTGGAAATCACGTCTCCGCCAGGATTGACGACGATCACATCGTGATCGTCGCGCCTCGCCCCGAAGCTACAATTCAACTGCAGCTATTTTTCATGCCTGGCCAGAGACCCCACAAACCCTACTCAGGAACCGTCCGCGTCGCGTTTCGGTCTGATATAACAAACCAGTGCTACCAGGAACTTAGCGAGGAGCGCTTTGAAAATTGCACTCATCGATCGTCTTCTGTTTTTGTCGGCTGTAAAGTGACCGAGTACACGTTCTCCGCCTCGAACAGACTAACCGGACCTCCACACCCGTTTAAGCTCACTATACGAAATCCTCGTCCGAACGACAGCGGGATGTTCTACGTAATTGTTCGGCTAGACGACACCAAAGAACCCATTGACGTCTTCGCGATCCAACTATCGGTGTATCAATTCGCGAACACCGCCGCGACTCGCGGACTCTATTCCAAGGCTTCGTGTCGCACCTTCGGATTACCTACCGTCCAACTTGAGGCCTATCTCAGGACCGAGGAAAGTTGGCGCAACTGGCAAGCGTACGTTGCCACGGAGGCCACGACGACCAGCGCCGAGGCGACAACCCCGACGCCCGTCACTGCAACCAGCGCCTCCGAACTTGAAGCGGAACACTTTACCTTTCCCTGGCTAGAAAATGGCGTGGATCATTACGAACCGACACCCGCAAACGAAAATTCAAACGTTACTGTCCGTCTCGGGACAATGAGCCCTACGCTAATTGGGGTAACCGTGGCTGCCGTCGTGAGCGCAACGATCGGCCTCGTCATTGTAATTTCCATCGTCACCAGAAACATGTGCACCCCGCACCGAAAATTAGACACGGTCTCGCAAGACGACGAAGAACGTTCCCAAACTAGAAGGGAATCGCGAAAATTTGGACCCATGGTTGCGTGCGAAATAAACAAGGGGGCTGACCAGGATAGTGAACTTGTGGAACTGGTTGCGATTGTTAACCCGTCTGCGCTAAGCTCGCCCGACTCAATAAAAATGTGATTAAGTCTGAATGTGGCTCTCCAATCATTTCGATTCTCTAATCTCCCAATCCTCTCAAAAGGGGCAGTATCGGACACGGACTGGGAGGGGCGTACACGATAGTTATATGGTACAGCAGAGGCCTCTGAACACTTAGGAGGAGAATTCAGCCGGGGAGAGCCCCTGTTGAGTAGGCTTGGGAGCATATTGCAGGATGAACATGTTAGTGATAGTTCTCGCCTCTTGTCTTGCGCGCCTAACTTTTGCGACGCGACACGTCCTCTTTTTGGAAGGCACTCAGGCTGTCCTCGGGGAAGATGATCCCAGAAACGTTCCGGAAGGGACTGTAATCAAATGGACAAAAGTCCTGCGGAACGCGTGCAAGATGAAGGCGGCCGATGTCTGCTCTTCGCCTAACTATTGCTTTCATGATTTAATTTACGACGGAGGAAAGAAAGACTGCCCGCCCGCGGGACCCCTGTCTGCAAACCTGGTAATTTTACTAAAGCGCGGCGAAAGCTTCGTCGTGCTGGGTTCTGGGCTACACAACAGCAATATAACTAATATCATGTGGACAGAGTACGGAGGCCTGCTCTTTGATCCTGTAACTCGTTCGGACGAGGGAATCTATTTTCGACGGATCTCTCAGCCAGATCTGGCCATGGAAACTACATCGTACAACGTCAGCGTTCTTTCGCACGTAGACGAGAAGGCTCCAGCACCGCACGAGGTGGAGATAGACACCATCAAGCCGTCAGAGGCCCACGCGCACGTGGAATTACAAATGCTGCCGTTTCATGAACTCAACGACAACAGCCCCACCTATGTGACCCCTGTTCTTAGAGTCTTCCCACCGACCGAGCACGTAAAATTTAACGTTACGTATTCGTGGTATGGGTTTGATGTCAAAGAGGAGTGCGAAGAAGTGAAACTGTTCGAGCCGTGCGTATACCATCCTACAGACGGCAAATGTCAGTTTCCCGCAACCAACCAGAGATGCCTCATAGGATCTGTCTTGATGGCGGAATTCTTGGGCGCGGCCTCTTTGCTGGATTGTTCCCGCGATACTCTAGAAGACTGCCACGAAAATCGCGTGCCGAACCTACGGTTCGATTCGCGACTCTCCGAGTCACGCGCAGGCCTGGTGATCAGTCCTCTTATAGCCATCCCCAAAGTTTTGATTATAGTCGTTTCCGACGGAGACATTTTGGGATGGAGCTACACGGTGCTCGGGAAACGTAACAGTCCGCGCGTAGTAGTCGAAACGCACATGCCCTCGAAGGTCCCGATGAACAAAGTAGTAATTGGCAGTCCCGGACCAATGGACGAAACGGGTAACTATAAAATGTACTTCGTCGTCGCGGGGGTGGCCGCGACGTGCGTAATTCTTACATGCGCTCTGCTTGTGGGGAAAAAGAAGTGCCCCGCGCACCAAATGGGTACTTTTTCCAAGACCGAACCATTGTACGCGCCGCTCCCCAAAAACGAGTTTGAGGCCGGCGGGCTTACGGACGATGAGGAAGTGATTTATGACGAAGTATACGAACCCCTATTTCGCGGCTACTGTAAGCAGGAATTCCGCGAAGATGTGAATACCTTTTTCGGTGCGGTCGTGGAGGGAGAAAGGGCCTTAAACTTTAAATCCGCCATCGCATCAATGGCAGATCGCATCCTGGCAAATAAAAGCGGCAGAAGGAATATGGATAGCTATTAGTTGGTCATGCCTTTTAAGACCAGAGGGGCCGAAGACGCGGCCGCGGGCAAGAACAGGTTTAAGAAATCGAGAAATCGGGAAATCTTACCGACCAGACTGCGTGGCACCGGTAAGAAAACTGCCGGATTGTCCAATTATACCCAGCCTATTCCCTGGAACCCTAAATTCTGCAGCGCGCGCGGGGAATCTGACAACCACGCGTGTAAAGACACTTTTTATCGCAGGACGTGCTGCGCATCGCGCTCTACCGTTTCCAGTCAACCCGATTCCCCCCACACACCCATGCCTACTGAGTATGGGCGCGTGCCCTCCGCAAAGCGCAAAAAACTATCATCTTCAGACTGCGAGGGCGCGCACCAACCCCTAGTATCCTGTAAACTTCCGGATTCTCAAGCAGCACCGGCGCGAACCTATAGTTCTGCGCAAAGATATACTGTTGACGAGGTTTCGTCGCCAACTCCGCCAGGCGTCGACGCTGTTGCGGACTTAGAAACGCGCGCGGAACTTCCTGGCGCTACGACGGAACAAACGGAAAGTAAAAATAAGCTCCCCAACCAACAATCGCGCCTGAAGCCGAAACCCACAAACGAGCACGTCGGAGGGGAGCGGTGCCCCTCCGAAGGCACGGTCGAGGCGCCATCGCTCGGCATCCTCTCGCGCGTCGGGGCAGCGATAGCAAACGAGCTGGCTCGTATGCGGAGGGCGTGTCTTCCGCTCGCCGCGTCGGCGGCCGCTGCCGGAATAGTGGCCTGGGCCGCGGCGAGGGCCTTGCAGAAACAAGGGCGGTAGCAGTAATAATAACCACACAAATATTGACAATAATAAACGCGTACGCGGATGAGTAAGTGTTATTGTCTCGCGCGCCATCTTTATAAAAGCCCGCGTTGCGTGGGCCGGCGGGTAGCATTTGGAGGGTTGGCGACCATGTCGAGACCTCCGACGTCACATTTGGACTTAGCTTTCTCGGCGGCCTTTAGGGGCACGGACCTGCCCGGAGGGAGATTCTGGCGGGCGTCGCAGAGTTGCGATATTTTCTTTTGGCCCGATCTGGCCGCGGTGATCGTACAGGCCGCCCGCGCGTATTTTGAAGGGAAGGAAAGGCTGGGCAGTCTGCAGGTCGCCGAAGATATCACGGCGCACGACCCGCGAATAGCGCCCGCGGCTAAGCGCGCCGTCGCAGCGGCGGTAGGACTGTGGACCGCGCTGTCGGAGTTAGTTGGGGGGCCGAACGGGGAGTTGGAAAGCAAGGTCTGGGGCAAGCAGATTCCCCGGGCCGCCGCGTGGGAAATAAGAGACGTGCCCAAAGTTCCAGTCATTGGGCCGGACATTCTTTCTTTTTTCTCCGCCGCCGTCGAGCTGCCGGTGCTCTATATCAGAGCCCGGGGAGGGGCGCACTCGCGGTCCGCGCACTGGAATAACCAGAGCAGCGCGCCGGCCGCCGGACTCGCGGCGATAAGGATAGGCATGGAGATGGTGCGGAGCCTCCTGGTGATAGCGCTGCCTCTGTCAAACTTCACCCTCCCGGAAGACCTCCCCGAAGGTTCCCAAAACTCGATCCGCGCGTTCGTGGCCCACCTCATGAACTGTGTAGCTACCGATAAGATCATGTCTCCGGACGTGCGCGTCCCAGTCGAAGAAAGCTTTTACAGCCACTGTTTAAGGGAAATCATTATGTGCGAGAGAGCTTTTTGTTACCCGTGCAATCCCCCGCCAAAATGGTGAGCTCAGGGTCCCATTTACCCCCGCAACACCCTCTCGCCGCCAGGGCGCGCGCTCTATCTTTCTCTATGTCCCGTCGCCACCGGCCTAACCGAACGGTGGAACGGGGCCGCCCGGGAAAGCCTAGCTCCGCACAGACACAGACAGACAAACGGCCTCTCGATTGCAACAACGTGAAAAACACACAATAATATTACTTTATTTATTTCGCAGCGCTCGCGTGTCGCTCGTTTCTGGGGGGGGGGGGGGGTTGTGTTTCGCTGCCGCGGAGTGGGTGAGGGGGGAGAGTGGACGGAGGACAGTGTAAAAACCCGCGAGGTTGTCAGGGACGCGGAGGTAAGGAAGCCGCTAGAGGGCGTCATTCTCCCGTCAACGGCGCCGCGCCAGCGCCAGCGCGATTCCAGCGTCCCTCGCAAAGATCGAGGCGCTCACTTCGGGAGAGTTGGCGGCAGCCGCGCCGGCGCGCAAGGCGGCCAGGTATTCGCGACGGCGCATCTCCGATTGCGGGACTCTCCCCGTCCCGACGCAGAAAAGACTCTGCACGTAAATCGAGTCGTACAAACACGCTTCGCGGCACGGCCGAGGGTGCCACAAGCAGCACCAGTGCCCGGCCGCCAGGAGAGACCGGGAGGTCTCTCGCTCGGCGGACGCGAGGTCGGCCGGCAGGTGTCGGGACAGCCAGGATAACAGTTCTTTCTCGATCACGAAACGCATATTCTCGCTCTGCATGGTACGGCTCTCGTCCTCGAAGCGGTCACCGTCCAGAGAGTCGAGCCAGAAATCGCCCTCGATCCCTTCCATTGCCTCCTCTAATTCTCCCAACCCGTTGCCGTTATTCGGGTCAGTGGGGGAGTTGGCGACGCTCTCCGTCGACGCCCACCGCGGCCTCAAACCTAGGCCGCGCGTCGCCCGGCTGGCCCCCAGAAAAGCCGAACGTAGCCGTTCGTTGGCAGCAATCAGCGCGTTGCGGCGGTCTCTCGCTGACGTGAACTCTCCGTAACCGTCCTTGAGTTCGGACGATATCTCGACTAACTCGCGCCAGAGCCGCGAGGCGATCCGAATGCACGGGTCTACCGAGTCGGCCGACTCCGACGAGGCGACAGCGGCACCTTGCCGCCTGCGCTCGCCACGAGGTACCGCGTGCGCAGTAATGTGATCGCTGTCCATCAGCGCCAGCGGGTAGCACCCGTCGAGCATGTTTTCCATTTAGGGATGTGTCTAGAGGAGAGCGGTCCGGGCGGTCTACTGCGGTTGTGCTGGGCCGAGTTGGACGGCTACGGATTGCGCCGGGCGTGAAGGGGGGGGGGCGGCGGGATGTCCGGCGGTCGCAAAGGGGCGCGCGTCCGCTTCTGCGTGAAGGCTGAGCGGGAAAGAAGTTCTGGATGAGAATGGATCGAGCGGGCAATAAATGTCCAGAGTAGGGGGGTGGGAGGGAGGGGGAGGTTCTGCCCCGCGTCTCCTCTATCTGCTCGTCGAGGCCTCGGCCTTGCGTCGCCGTGCAGGGGTCGAGGCCGCTTCTTCTTTTTTACTTCTCTCCTCGGATTCCTCGTCAGAGGAAGAAGAAAATGACAACCTCCGTCTTTTAAGAGTGCGCCTACCCGCCCTGGCGGCCGAAGCCTTCCGTGGGTCTTTGCGGGTGCCGCGCACCGCAATAACGCACGGACGCGGGGGATAGCAAATGGCGGCGGCGCCGGAGAGCTGTCGTCAATAAAGTCTAAGTCAGATTGCGTGGGCTCTGACTCGGTGGAGCTGTGTCCCGTGTCCTCCTCGCCCAAGTCCACTCCCCGGCACCCAGGCTGCTCTTCCTCCGACTCCGGGTCGCTCCAGCTCCTCCCGCGTGCCGGTTCTTCGTCCTCCGATACGTCCGAAAAGAAAAACTTCTGGGAGAGCTCTTCGGGATCCAAAAAGGATCCAGAACCCTACCCCGTGACCTAATTTACATGATGTGGGTGGCACCCACCTACGTCACGTTCGCACCGAGGGTCCTGCATCCCCCCTTCCAGCCAATGAGCTGTGACTTGCCTCTTCGGGCACTGCATAAAAGAACGATCCGGGTCGCTGTCCCCGCATATAGCGGGACCATCGGGTCCTGCTCGGATTACCCCAGGAAGAGGGGAGAAGATTTCATACTGGGGACACAATGGGAGGGGTCATTGTCTTCTCACATGAGCAACCCGAAAATCCCCCCGCCGATGCCTCCAGACCACGCCGACGCAGGCTCCGTTTAAAGCCATGCACTGTCCCAGATGGGGATGGGTCACCGATCGGAGAGGCTTGTCCTCACGATACACACGACCCGGGTCGAGCACCCCCCTCGACCCCCGACCCTGAATGTGATCGGGAAGTGATATTCGGCGGGATGAACTCATCCGGAGGCTGCGTGACCGATACTCTCCAAGACATCGCGGGTTAAAAATACTCTACGAAAGCTCATGTTCGAGTTTACCTGACCCAGAAAATAAGGACCCAACAAAGTCGATTGTCGTGAAGAGCTAGTTAACACTGAACCGCCATAGGCGGTGTGCACTTTATGAATTTTTGTTTTTACTTGAGCTGTTCGGCATGTGCCGGGCTCACTACTTTATTTGCTCTTTAATAGGGCCGCTGAGTTGTTTGGGCCCACCGACGTGCAGGTTATCGGCTTCGTTGCCCTTGCTTATTGCATACATATTGCATACTTTCATATTACTGCTACGACTGCGTTGTAACACCGCCAGTTAACACGATTACTGGGTAGATCCAGTATGGATGTATTACGCGCATGTATATAGCCCGTACCTTGATATTATACCGGCTATTGCAACTCGTGCTTTGTTTCGAGCGCATCTGCTAAGCCTGCGGCTGCCTTCCACGCGCAAGTAACTGGTTTTAGTCCCACGGGCAACCCGACATAGGTGCGTTTCCTAAAAGAAACCTGTAGAGACAGTACCGTGACCCCCGACATATATATCTGGAAGTGTATTTGCGATTCACCGGCGAATCGGCAAGTCTCCTGCAGAGAGGCTCCTGCGATTACTTCCAGATCCGCGTAAGAAAATTACAGGGACGTTTGTAAATCGCAAACCAGATTGCGAACTATATTCCCGAGCATGGACCTTCTCGCCATATCTCTCAAAAGAAGAAAAGTGCCCTGCAAATACAGAACGCATCCCGAGATTCAAAATTTGCGATTCGTGCATCCCGAGCGGCAAATGTCTCAATAAAGTAATTATGTGTTCCCGCGAACTACTCGCGTGGAACATGGAACCAAGCTTTTGCGTTGTCTGAATTTTTTATTTAGGCTGGGTTAGAGGGGTGGCTAGAAGATAATAATCTTTCGTGGAAAATTGCTAGAGATTAGAACACACAAGTAACACAAGTGCTCACGGTGATATTTACACATGTCAACTCTCCCATATGGGGATCTTTTTTCTGTCACAACTTCCTTGGCACTCCCAGGAAGCGTGACCCATGTGCTTTCGTTGGCATTCAAAATAAACTTCACTGCTTCCCGGTGTGGCCAATAACGTACAAGCGAGCGTGTTTCTCGGGTAATATCAATGCCAACAAAACACACGCGTGACCTTTCTAGAGTAGGCACACACCCCGGCACCGAATTGCACGTACCTGTGGACACAAGTAATGTATTGTTTTGTTATCTTCGTCATCTGTTCTACAGTAGGCTCAGGTTTGTTTATTATGTTGGCTCATAAAAAATGCCGGAAGTTCCTGGTACGGTAATGGTATGCTGGGCGCATGGCATGCATTGGCTATGGCACACCGGAACTGGAAATACGCTCGCTAACGATATGCAGGCCGCATGGGCGCCATTGGATCTGAATTATATCATGCCTCAATACAAATGCCATACCCAAACCAACTGCACAAGACCGAGGGGTTGACTCTCCAAAGTTCTTTCTTCACAACACCTTTGCTGAAACCTACCCAGCGTGGAAAGGACCTCTTCGCAAAACGTAAGTCATGAAACCAATATTCTGTTATAAATTTTGGGGTGGGATTAGGTGGGCTGTCATTATTTGAGGGGACCACGAAATATCCTTTTGCATGGGGTATCGTGCAAAAATATGACTGTGGGCTTCGAATAATTCCCCCATACAGTCAAGAGTATGGGCTGCTGTTATGGATGAACATGAAGCGCACAAAACGATAATCCACTTCTTTAGCATGTATTGCTGTTCCAAAATTGTGCCTATGGTTGCGGAGCTTTATTGTGCTCTGCATTGCGGGGACGGAAATAAACAGGCCAACGCGAGAAACGGGAGGTTTCGAGAGTCGCGCATCTTTATTTTTTCTGTTACTACTCCCCACCAGAAAGCTTCACGTTTCTTCCAACTTCTGCACAAAACTTACGTAACCTTGTCACTCGGGTCTTGTTCTGCAGGATTCTGGAAATCGCTAGTCCTTCCACTAGCATTCTATCATGTCCTCTGATTCCTCGACGCCGAGTAATTTGGCCGCTCCAATTGTTGATGAGTCGGGATTCTCAACTGGCCCGCCCTCAGATCTATTTACCTTTTTGCGCGCCGATAAGAGTGGGCGCTACGATTCTTTGGGTTCTCCCATCCCGAACCCTCCAAACGCACCTACCTGTGAGACCACTACTGATAGCTTTTCGTACAGCACGCCACCTCTTTTTTCCAGCGAGGACGAGCTCTTTCACTCTGTCATCGCTGAGAATGCGGCCCAAGACGCGGCCCAAGACGTGGACGGGCGAGAAATGTCTCTCCGCGACCTTATAGCGATGTTAAACGACATGGATCCCGAAAACATAAACTCTATAGAACCGTGTCCGAACGCTACCAGTGATGTCGTGGCACTAGATATTAACGTGGATACCGATCAGCCCGGAGTTTATACGGTCATCGACTCGCTCGCGCATCCCTGCGAAACTCCCATGGAGCAGCAGCACGTTGAATGCCCGTGTCCATTACCTGCAGTAGAGAAAACAACCGCTGTGAGGCGTCAAGAAGTGGTGAGGAAGTCAGAGAGAGTGGCCAGATCTCGTTCGCGACGGCCGTGGCGCGATCTTTGGAGCAACCGGCGCCCCGTCCCTTCGCCGCAGAGGACCAGCAAAGACCGTCTCCCCAAGCGAGGGAAGAGGGAATTTTCGAAGAAGATGGGCCCGAGCCACCTTACCTCTTCCTCCTCTTCCTCCTCTTCCTCATTCTCGCTGTCAGGGAGGAGGGGACGTCTCGCCCGAAGGCTGGAAAGCGCAGGAAGTGAAAAATCCACCGAAAGCCCCGACCGGGACTCTGCCCAATTAGTGCTACCTGGAGAATGTCCCGATGTCGCGCTAGAGCCACTCTGGCGAGTTTTGAGGGAGTGGGTCGAAACGGACGGTACAGACGGGTCGGTTCAGTCAGTAACCGCGCCTACGGAGCTCCCAGACCTAGGCCGCGGCATTACCCTGAATGTACTCTCACGAGCGTTGGCCGTCGACCTCCATAGTTCCGAGGCTCGCGTTTTTGTTCCAGAAGCTATTATCCCATCCCCACCCAGTAGAGGACAAGTATATCATGGAAGTGGCTATAGACAGTCTTTGGTCGATGACCCGCAGGTTCGGGAGGCCGCGGCCGAATTCCATGCCAATCCGAAATCAGCTTCCGTGTATCTCGAAGAGTACGGGATGCCAGTGGAACAGTTAGAGCGCCTTGTGGAGGAGTTCATGGTCCATCCCCTGTCGCGCGTTTCGTATGGGTATGGTGGCCCCAAGCTGAGCCCACGTGACAAACGGCTCTGCGAACTGTGCGCTCTCCGCGGTCCGGGTTCTTCCGAGGGAGGATTGTCTCGTTCTGCGGTGCCGACGTGCCTCCCGCACGTAGCGCACGCCATGCGTGATGGCCGTGTGTCATTAGCTCTGCCGCACCTTACCGAGCTCGTACGCGTGTGCCGCCGCTATGACCACCCGCAGAAAACTTACCTGTTGGCGGCTCTTAGGAGAGCGTTTGTCCCGTTTGTATTTCCAGGAGCGGCCGTGGATCCTACGGCGGCGTCTGCTTCTGGGGACCACCCTGTACTCGTTGGCGCCAGGCGAATAGCGCGTGCCACGAGGGAGCTGGAAGCCGCAGCGAAAGAGCCACCTGCGGCAACCCCGGAAAAACTTTCCTCTTCGGCGCTATTGCGCCATACTAGAACTTGCATTGTTGCTGCCGCAGATCTCATGGCGGCGCTTACTGCTATAGACTGCCCACCAGTTACAATAAACCCCGCCAAGCGTCGCCCGGATCTGTATCAAGCACTCTCGAGGGCGCCCAAAACAGTCTTTACGTGGGAGCGCGCCATGCCGTACTGCGCGGCTTCGCTATGGAGTCGCCTCGTCATAGGGTCCCTGCCGCTGCCATCTACCGATGATGTCACTCTTCTTGTAGAAGCCATGGAAGCTGCCGTGGGCGTGCTTGGCTGCTCCGACGAGGGTGACGTGCGGCCTTCAATTGCCTACGCGGCCTCTGGTTGGAGGATGATCGCTACCATGCTAGGAGATGATTCCGCGCCCGGCAGCGAGCACGTCACGGACGATTGTCCCGCAGATGATGACACCCACCACCATGACAGGCGCAAAAGACGAGGCGGCCGGCGGACGACTTGCCGGTACGACCTACCTCCCGGCACTCCCGATCGCGCGGCCCACCTCCTACTCTACGGGAGTCCTGGCGGCGGCGACGGAGCAGAGCCTTCGGCCGCCCAAGAATCTCCCGCCAACCCCTGGCCCAGAGCTCCACCGTGCGATGAACAGGAGCCATTATCTGTGTCACCGTACGGGCCCGAACCCGACCGCCCTCCAGATGATGACTTTGAGACCCGTAAAGGTCTGAAAAGAAAGTCATCTGAAGATCATGCGGACCCGATCCCAGAAGGCAACGCGACTAAAAAAACATGTGGCCTCCAGGGCTTACCAGATTCATTACCTCCAGCGGTTCCAGAAACAGATAGAGACAACCCCCTCCTTCCGCCATGCCCCATAACTCCCGAGGGTCCACCATGTCCGCCCCGAGAAGAACCGCAACAACCGCAAGAACCGCAAGAACCACAATCCCCGTCCTTTCACATTTCCGAGATAGGTGAGGCCCTGTTTCATTCTACCCCAGTCAGCCCTACCATCCTGTTCGCACCGGAGGGTTTCATCCCGAACCAAGGGGATGTTTACCGTCCCCATGGCAAAAACTTGGGCGTTGCGCTCTCCGCAGGGGAGCCATACGTGCCCGCCCATCGCGCGCGTCCTGCTTTGGAGCGGCTCGCGAACTATTTGCGCGGGTTGAGCAGCGGTCCGGCGGGAAGCTATTCCGCGACCGGACCCGCAGATTGGCTACCTGCTTTTGCGAGGGACCCAGTAGCCCTGGGGGAGTTTTGCAAGAGGATTTCACCCGTGAACAGAGGGGGACGCTGCGTCTTAGAGGAGCGGCTTTCCTGGACGTTGCGACATCCGGCTGACAAAATCTATGACCTCATCATTCTTGTCTCAGAACGTGCCCCGGGCGAATTTTTAGAACGCGCGTACGCCTACGCGGCCCTCTGCGGACGTGCCTGCATGCCGGGCGGTGCCTGTTGGCCAGAATCGTGGACACGCGGGGAGTATCCCTATATCCCTCCCGACGAGAAAGACCCGGGCCGCAGCGTGGCCATTCTCTGTACGACAGACCTTGGATACGCCGGGGCGGTAGAATGGATGCTTGAGCGCGCTCTCAGTACATCTGGGCGCGCATGCGTGGTCGTAGATGCTAGGGATCCCGGGGACGAGGATTCCCGCTCGGGTCCGCGCATACCTACCGGGCGGAGGGGTGTTGTCTATGCCCGGACTAGCCCCCCGTCGCACGCTTACCTTGTAAAACTGTTTACCGGTCCGGCGGCCGAACGGTTGGAACGGGGTGGGCTCAATGTAGGTCACGTAGTAATGGACAGGCGACTCACTGTCTCATGGCCCCTCAGCGTTGGGAAGACCGACAACGACGATGAGGGTACAGGAGACAGAGAGAAGTGTCCTCCCGTTAAGCACCCCTTCCTCACTCACGTAACTCTCAGGAGATTACGCGACGTTGCTCGTGCCATGGATGCCGGGTGGAGCCACTCCGAAATCGGAAAAGCTTCAGCCGTCTTGTATCCGTACATGGCCCAGCCCCATGTGGGCGCCGGGGCGATGCCGCCATGTCCGGACCTTTCCGAGTCCAGTTCCACTATGCATTCTTCTTCGTCGTCTTCCTCTTCCTCATGCTCCTCGTCGTCGTCTTCTTCAGACTCCAGCTCATCTGAAGAAGACGGGGACGAGAAGAACGAGAAAGAAGATCGTGAGCGCGCCGGAGGTGGAAAGCGGCGCGGCCGCCAGCGCCTCCCGATTCGGGACCGCGTGTACCGTGGCCGGGACTACCGCGTGCGCACTCCCTGTGCTGATATTGTGGGAGGCACTTCCGCTTCCTTTAGGGCCGTCGCTGCGTGGGGGAGGGACACGGTAATTCCCGCCCTCCCTCTCGCAGCGTCCTGGTCCGATCCCAGCAAAATTCCACAGGAAGTTCTCCGCATCATCTCCGATTATTACCCGGATGCGCCAGGGGCGCGGGCGCGTCGGAACCCGCTTCACGTGGAAGGACTAGCGCTTATGCGTGCCAGAAATCCCGCCCCTCTCGCATTGCTACTTGGTGACGACTATTCCCATTATCACACTCCCCGCAATCGGTCCCCAATGTGTTGTTGCTGGAGTGCTCCGCGGGGAGCAACGCCAGAGTCACTCAGATGCACCGGACACACGCGCACCAGGCGCCCAAGGCTATCCGTCTCCTCAGGGAGGGGGGAAACTAGAACCCTTGTCCCCAGATTAGATTAGACTCTTCAGAGGATAGGCGGTCGCGTCAACGCCATAGACGCATGACTAACTACCCTCTAACGCATCCCACTGTCACTGACCCTTGGTGGTAACCGTGGTTTCCGTTATTAACTTATTAAAACTTTTTGTACAATTTACTTCTGGTTGCGTGCTCATTCTTTTGCTTGTCGGAGCTTGTCGGCCACCGACGACTTGTAGAAAAAGACCGGGGAAATGATCTAGCCCCGTTGACTTTAGCTTTGCTGAACATTCTACCCGTGCGGCCATGGAGTGATATTAGAAAAGGGACGAGAATGGGGGCAAGTACGAATATCGGGAGGAGGCGGAACGAGGTGTTAAGTAATGCACTTGAATATTTAATTCGTTCATTTTGATACATGAGATCCACGGAAGCTTGTAATGCTGGCCGGCAGCATTTATTTACTATTGCAAGCGCCGATATAAAAATCGCAATCAAAATACTAGATTGTCTAGTATTGCCTGCTCTGACGGACGTAACGTCTCTGTAGAGCGTTCGCCAGGTCATTCAGGAACGACTTCATCAAATACGAATCCTCCACTGTTATAGGGCACGGTGCCTGTAATAAATAGGAGATACAATGTTAGACTCGTCATGCGACCAATAAGGACCGCGTGAGCACGGAGACAAAAGATGTCTCGGAGATACTGTGCTGCGCGTTAGATAGTCTCTTCAAAGTACAGAATGCGCGATGCTGCCATTATCTTACCTTGCGAGACGTACCGCCATTACTGGCAGAATTCAGCACGTTATACAAATTGACGTAGAGCCCCTGCAGTTTTTTGTAGCACTGTTGGTGTTTCAAAATGACCGAAAGGGATTGGCACAACTCTTCAGTTTCGTTTAGACGCTGCAGGAAAAGCAAGATTCGTTAATAAACCGCCGAGCAGATTATTGGGCAGGGTAGACCTAAGCAAAAAATCTACATTTTTAATCTGGGGCATGCGCGCGGCCGGCCTCCAGGGCATTGCCGTTGAGAACACGTGACAAATGAGCTGGCTTTTACTCACCGTGCCGGACGTAAAGATGTTCGGAACTCTTCTACCGTCGCAGGAACCCTTATAAGGAAGCGAGAGAGCCTACAGTTATGAACGTGAACATAGACTGAATAGCCGTACATAGTTACAAAGACCGTGCAGGCATGTCAGCATGGTCCAACGAGAATGAGTTGCTTTACGTCCTTCTGCACACGGTGCAGTATTCTGATGCTCTCCGCCAGTAACTTCAAGGGTGCCGCGCGTATACTGCGAGCATCCCCGACTCCAAGTAGTAACACCAGCAACGCCAGTGCGGCGGACAATGGAGGTTTCGACTTGCCAGGCATTCCCACCGCGCGCAACCGCCGCCGCGAAACTTCTCCCCTAGTTCTCCCTCTGGGTTCTTCCCTAAGGATACACTGCCACCATTTATATAGCTTTACGTGGCGGGAAAGCCCTGGCC